AAATTATTTACAACAACGTTACCACTAAAGTTTGCTGTATTACCAGCAAGTTCAGTATTGACTGTTAGATTACTTGTAGTTACGTTGCTGGCAACATTTACAAAGTTAGCAATTGCTAAATTGCCAAGATTTGCATTATTAAATTGACCATTACCTAATACAGTAAATTGTTGTGTTAAGTCATCATAAGTAAAGTTTGCGCTTGCTGCAAAATCATTACCCATGTTATATTGAATCTGAGTATTTGATCCTGCTGCTTGTTGTAGGTCCCATGCAGCGCCGTTAGCATAATACAAGTAATCTGTCATTATACCAAAATTGTTTGCACCGCTTGGAGCGATGTGGACGTTGCCTACAAAGTTAGCATAGACAGCAGTTAAATTACCATCTAAGTTTGTAGTACCGTTAACATCTAAATTACCGCCTACATTGACATTGCCGGCTGTAGTAATAGCATTTGAAAGTTTATCAAATGTGAACGCATTACTACCACTAATTGCTCCATTATCTGAGAATAATACTGTAGTGTTTGCTGCTGTAACTGTAATATTGGCTACTACGTTACCGTAGAATGTGGTAGCCATTACGTTGCCAGGGAATGTTACGTTACCATTATTTTCAAATACTGAACTATAACCATTTGAAGTTAATGTTAAATTACTTGTACCACTATCAACATTTGGTGTTAATAATGTGTTTGTAACGTTAGCATTACCATTTACAGTTAATGTGTCTGTTGTTGGGTTAAATGTAAAGTTTGCGCTAGCAGCAAAATCGTCATTACTATTAAATTGAATTTCGTTATTATTACCTGCTGCTTCTTGTAGATCCCAAGGTTGACCGTTAGCATAATATAGATTGTCAGTTAAGATACCATAAGCAGGATTGCTGTTTGATATTGCTATGTTACCAACAAAGTTTGCGTTGGTTGCATCTAAACTACCATTAATATCTACGTTCTGTGCTACGTTGACATAATTTGCTGTAGCAAGATTACCGAGATTTGCATTTAGTGCTGAGATGTTGCCACTAAAATTACCAGTATTTGCATTTAATGCATTTGTTACACTAATATTATTAGCATTAGCAATATTGCCTTGAACTACAACATCATTATTAAAGTTTGCGTAGTTACCAGTTAGTAAGTTACCAAAATTTAAATTTAAGAAACTACCGTTGCCTGAAACATTTAATGTAGCAATATTAGCGTTACCACTAATATTAATATCTTTCCAACGCTTTAATGTAGTACCTAAACTATATTGGTCGTCTGTTGCTGGTGTTAAGTTACTGACAACAAAGTTAGCAACTTGAATGTTGCTTACGTTCGCTGAGACGTTTGCTACTAAGTTAGCAGCAAATACAGTTTGTGTAACACCTAAATCAAAATTGACGTTAGCATAATTAGCAACGGCAGCGTTACCTAAATTTGCATTACCTGATTGTAAATTTGCTGCTATAATTGCATTGTTTGCATATACATTTGCCCAATTTAGACTTGTGCTACCTAAATCATGCGATACGTTAGCATTAGGAACAAACTTGCTATAAGCCACAATACCCGCTGTGCTGCTGCCCGGAATAAGATATAATCCTACAGAAGGTGATGTTGATTCAATGTATCCATCATTAGTACGGAGATTTGCACCTTCAACGTTTCCTGAAGCGTCGATATAACCATTAACATTTGCGCCTGTGCCCGTAACCACTAGAACGTTGGCGTTTCCTGAAACAGAGATATTGACATTGCCGTTGGCTGCTGGAATAGCAACATTACTATTACCATTAAAAATTTCGTCTACTTCGATAGCACCGGCAGTTAATGTGCCTGTAATATTAGCATTACCTGTTACTGTGAATAACTGAGTAGTATTATCAAATGTTAAATTTGGGCTAGCAGCAAAGTCGTCGCCCATATTGAACTGTAGTTCACCATTTGAGCCTGCGGCTTGTTGAAAATCCCAAGGTACGCCGTTGCTATAATATAAGTTGTCTGTTAGTACGCCCCATGTGTTCGTACTATTTGAAATCAATACGTTGCCGCTAAATGTAGCGTTATTTGCTGTGATATCCGCATTTGCAAGTATCACATTTGCAGGCACTTCTCCTACTGAGAAACCGCCGACCGAATTAAGTGGTTTTAGAGCCATTTGTGCTAATCTCCGTTATCTAATTATTTATCGTTTTTCTATTCTTTATATGTCGTAACCATCATTTTATGTGTCATTAAGTTTGCAGTTTGTGGACTAAACTTAAGTGATATGCCTGCAGGAGTTGTAATATTGCCTGCATTATAAACAACTGTAAAGTCACCAGTATATCCATTTACAGGAAGTGTGCTATATTCGACATAATTTACACTAGTTCCTGATCTTACAACTGATATTTTTACAAAGTTTCTAATTGATCCGTCTGTTGAAATAATTGTATAATCGACTGCTGCTAAACCGCTAACAGGAATATTCAATATTTCTTGATTTGGTGCTGCGCTATTAGTTGTAGCAAAATATACATTGCTGTAACTAAAGTCAAATGCACCTGCTCCCATTTGGAAGCCGTTCGCTAATAAGTTACCGGATACCTGTACAGTATTAGTTACCTTATTAAATGTTAGGAATGCTGTTCCGCCAAACGTACCATTATCATTAAATTGAATTGCAGTGTTTGGACCGCCCGGGGCACCTGCACCTGTTACCCAAGATAGATTACCGTTACCGTCTGTACCTAAAACTTGTCCTAGTGCGCCACCTGTAATCTTAACATTAGAATTACTACCTAAATTAGTAGTGCCATTAACAGTTAATCCAGTTAATGATCCTAAACTTGTAATATTTGGTTGTGCGTTTGTTGTTAGTGTGCCTGATATAAATGTACCCGACACATTACCTGCACTGACATTTCCTATAACTGCTAAGTTTGCTAGTGTGCCTACGCTAGTAATATTAGGTTGTGCGTTTCCACTTACAGTTATTGCAACATTAGAAGTATTGGCTGAATTTGCATAGTTTACGTTGTTTGCTGTTTCAGCATATTGAGCATTTGCTACTATACCAGTTACGTTTGCACCATTAATACCGGTTAATGCTTGACCATTACCTATTATATTTCCAATGTGTAAGTTACCAAACTGTAATACTGTAACAACTTCGTTGTTGATTTCTGTGCGTGATGCCATGACAAATTCTTGTGCGCTGACATCCCATCCCATAAATCCTTTACGTGCATCCGTGTCAAAGTAGTTAAGTGCTGTACCTACATCTTTACCGCTATTAGCAACCGGAGGATTGCCGTTTGGTCCTACTTGTAGTTCGATAATAGGATCTTCTACTGCTAGTGTTTCTACGTTTACATAAATTAAATTGCCATTAACAGTTAAATTTCCTGAAATTACAGCATTGCCGCTTACACCCAAATTGCTTATATTTGCATTATTACTTGTTAAATTAGATGAATTTAAGTTTGTGATGTTGGCATTTGCGCCGAACAAGTTAGCATTGACATAAACGTTATCATAGAAATTAGTGAATCCGCCCACAGTTAACGATGTTAAGTTTCCTAAATTGTTTATATTAGGTTGTGATGGTGTAATCAATGATCCTGCAATCAAGTTTGCAGTAATAGTATTACTGATGATATGTCCAGAATTTGCCCATACATTGCCTGTTTGTATAGTTCCAACAACATTTAATGAAGTTAGATTGCCCACACTTGTAATATTTGGCTGATCGTTACCTGTAACTGTTATTGCTGTGTTTGCTAAATTTGCAAAATTAGTATTACCTGCTAATGTTGCAAAGTTTGCGTTAGCAGCATTTGTAGCAAAGTTTGCGTTAGCAACTGTGCCATTTACATTAGCACCTGCTACGCTATTTGCTACTGCTGCAAAACCTACTTGACCTGTTACATTAGCACCTGCTACACTATTAGCAGTATTAGCAAATGCTACTTCTCCCGTTACATTAGCCCCTGCTACGCTGTTAGCAACATTAGCAAATGCTACTTCTCCCGTTACATTAGCACCTGCTACACTATTAGCACTATTAGCGATGTTAGCAAATTGTGATGTCACGTTTGTTAAATTAGAACCATCACCTATTACAAAATTACCTGAAATAATATTTGCGGTAACATTGGTTGCAGTTAAATTACTTGCAAGATTTATAGTGTTTGCACTTAAATTTGTTGCGACGGCAATACTATTAACTGACAACAAGTTTGAAATTTTGTTAAATGTAAATCCGGCTGCTCCACCAAAATCACCCTCATCGTTAAATTGAACTTGAGTATTGCTTCCACCTGGAGTACCGTTACCACCGCCACCGCCGCCCGGTGCCCATGTTAGATTACCAGCACCGTCAGTCTGTAGGTAGTAACCATTAATACCTCCAAATATGTGAATATTTGCGATATTACCTAGAGTTACATTACCTGAACTATTTGCGTTTAGTCCACCTACTACATTAAGTTTTGTTCCTGTTGCAACAGTAGTATTACCTAATGTTGTATTACCTGTTAATAAGGCAGTACCGGTTACATTTAATGATGTGGTACCTATAGTACCTGTCGTAGTAATGTTACCTGATGTGAATGTTCCTACAACATTAGCATTACCTGATACTTGTAGTGATGTTAATGTACCTACGCTTGTAATATTTGGTTGGCTTGCGTTACGTACTGTTTCGGCAGTTTCAGCAGTTAAATTGGCTACTGTTGTAGTTGAATTTACAATTAATGGAGGACTACCTGTAGTTACATTTGATCTAAATGCCTGCGCACTAACTAATCCTGTTATATTAGCATTACCTGCCAGTGATAAAGAATTTGAAGATTTATTAAAATTAAATCCTGCTACACCACCTAGTACGCCGCCGTCGTTAAACTGAATACTGTTATTTGGGCCACCTGGATTTGCGTTACCGCCTCCATTGCTTTGTGGTACCCAACTTAAATTACCAGCACCGTCAGTACTTAATACATAGTTTGCGGTGCCGCCAGTAATTTTAATATTTGATACTTGTCCTAAATCTGTATTACCTAATACGCGCAATGAAGTCAAATTACCTAAAGTAGTTATGTTAGGTTGGCTGCTAGTTGTTAATGAGCCTATTAATAGTGATGCTTGAACATAATTTCCAGCATTAACATTACCGGTTATTGTTATGTTACTTGCTGCGCCAACACCACTTAAACTTCCATTAAATCTAATATTACCATTACTATTGGCAACACTTGTATCAACATTTAAATAACCTATTGTGCCAATTTGATTAATATTTGGTTGAGCGTTAGTTGTTAATGTACCTGTTAAGAAATTAGCAGATACTAAATTGCCACCATTAACATTACCCGCGCTTGCATTTCCAACTACATTTAGTGATATCAAATTGCCAACACTAGTAATGTTTGGTTGTGCAGTAGTCGTTAATGTACCTGTTAATAAGTTACCGCGTATTAATCCATTATTTGCAAAAATATTAGAATTAGTAACTATATTACCAGTAGTAGTAAAGTTATTATCTACTGTTAATGATGAGACATTTGCATGTCCATTTACATTTAATCCAACTAATGTACCTACACTTGTAATGTTAGGTTGTGAGTTACCACGAACAGTGTTCGCTGTTTCGACTGCAAGATTTGCTACAGGCGTAGTTGAATTCACAACTAATGGTGCGGTACCCGTTGATACTGTTGATACTACTGTATTGGCAGTTAATCTACCGCTAATATTTGCATTACCAACCAATGTTAATTGATTTGTTACATCATTAAATGTGAGTTGTGCGCTACCGCCAAAATTTCCATTATTATTAAACTGTAATTGTGTGTTGCTGCCACCTGGTACGCCATTGCCACCGCCACCGTTACTTTGTGGTATCCAATTTAGATTACCAGTACCATCAGTAGATAATACATAACCATTAGTACCACCAGTAATTTTTATATTAGCAACATTGCCTAAATTTGCAGGACCACTAATATCTAATCCAGTTAATGTACCTACACTTGTAATATTTGGCTGTGCTGATGTTGTTATCTTACCGATCAAGTTTTCAGCAGCAACAAAGTTTGCTGCATTAATATTACCAGTTATGTTGATATTACTTCCTACACCAATACCGCTAATACTTCCATTAAATGTTATATTACCATTGCTATTTGGTATAGAAGTATTGACATTTAACCAACCAATGTTGCCTAAATAATTGATATTTTGCTGTGCGTTAGTAGTTAACGTACCTAAAATAAAGTTTGCAGTTAATAAATTACCTGCATTTACATTACCTGCAACAACATTTCCTGTTACAGAAAGATTTACTAATGTGCCTACTTGTGTAATATTTGGTTGCGCAGCAGTTGTTAATGTACCTGTTAGTAAATTACCTCTAACAATACCGTTATTTGCAAAAACATTTAATGGAGTAATTAAGTTTCCATTAGTTGTAAAGTTATTATTTGCTGTAAAATTGTTAGTAACAATATTGCCTGATACGTTTAGATTACCTAATGTACCAACACTTGTAATATTTGGTTGTGCTGCATTGCGCACTGTGCCTGCTGTTTCTACGCCTAAATTTGCTACTGGTGTGTTTGAATAAACTACAAAAGGTGCAGTACCGGTTGAAACATTTGATGTCAATACTGTAACGTTTACATAACCTGTTATGGTAGCATTACCGCTGACATATAAAATATTGCTAGTGTTATTCCAACTTAAACGAGGGCTACCAGCAAAACTTCCATCTTGATTATATTGAATTTGTGTAGTTGCGCCGCCCGGAGTACCATTGCCATTGCCGCCTGTCTGTGCAGTCCATGATAAGTTGCCTGTTCCGTCAGTGGCAAGAACATACCCGTTAGTGCCACCTGTAATTTTAACATTTGAAACATTGCCTAAATTTGTTATGCCGTTAACAGATAAACCTGTTAATGTGCCAACACTAGTAATATTTGGTTGACTTGATTGGATAACAGTATTTGCTACATCTGCTTCATTAACAGATATATTATATGTGCCTGCCAATCTTGAAGCAGAAATAATGCCAGTTGAAATATTTGAAGCATTTAAATTACTTAAACCTGAACCATTACCAAAAAATGCACCGTTGCTTGATAATACAACGTTATTTGCATTTAGATTTCCTGCAAGTACGTTACCACTTACATTTAGACTTGATAGTGTACCAATGCTTGTAATATTTGGTTGCGCATTATTTGTAACAGTGCCGGCAGTAGTTGCAGTGTTTGCTGTTGTTGCGTTTGCGGCATTACCGGCATTTGTTGCATAAGCAGCATTTGCAACACTGCCAGTTATATTTGCTCCTGGTATATTTGTTAAACCTGCAGCGTTACCTGTAAATACACCGGTATTTGCTGTGATGTTGGCAGCAGTAATATTGCCACTTACGCCAAGACTGGTTAGTGTTCCTACTGATGTAATATTTGGCTGTGCATTTGTAGTAACTGTTGCTGCATTGTTGGCGCTAGTAACACTTATGTTATATGCGCCTGTTAATCTTGATGATGATATAATACCGCTTGTTAAATTACTTGCGTTTAGTGTTGTTAAACCTACACCATTACCGTAAAATGCACCGTTGCTTGATGTGACAACATTATTTGCATTTAAATTTCCTGCTAATACATTACCAGTAACGTTTAAGTTTGTTAATGTACCAACACTAGTAATGTTTGGTTGTGAAGGTGCTGTAACATTGACCGCTGTATTTGCAGATGTTGCTTGTGCAGCAGTGGCAGCATTACCTGCATTTGTTGCATATGCAGCATTTGATACAATTCCTAAAACGTTTGCACCAGGAATGTTAGTCAAACCTGCTGCATTACCGGCAAACGTGCCTGTGTTTGCTGTAATGTTAGCAGCAGTAATATTACCATTTACGCTTAAACTTGTGAGTGTTCCTACTGATGTAATATTTGGTTGTGCTGCTGTGATTAAAGTACCTGCCAAATAATTTGCCGATGCTAAGTTACCACCGTTTAAATTACCGCTACTTAAATTACCTGAAACCGCTAATGATGATAAGACGCCAAGGCTTGTAATATTTGGTTGTGCGTTATTACGTACAGTGGCAGCAGTTTCTACGCCTAAATTCGCTACAGGTGTAGCAGAATTTACAACAAATGGTGCAGTACCATTTGCTACGTTTGATTTGAATGTTGATGCATTTACAGTATTTGCAAAGTTACCATTGCCATTAACAAATAGTACTTTAACTGAGTCATCGTAAGTAAAACTGGTGCTTCCTGCAAATGTTCCATTGTTATTAAATTGAACTTGAGTGTTCACTCCGCCTGGAGTTGCATTACCACCATTGCCTGATTGCGCTACCCAACTTAAATTGCCAGTACCGTCAGTGGCTAATACATAACCGTTAGTACCACCTGTAATTGTAATATTTGAAACATTACCTAAATTAGTATTACCTACAACTGTTAGTGATGTTAAATTACCAATTGTTGTAATGTTTGGTTGTGACGATGTTGTGATACTACCAATCAATAAATTTGCTTGTACAAAGTTACCAGCATTTAAGTTACCAGTAATAGAAATGTTACTTCCTAAACCAGTACCATTTAAACTTCCATTAAAATTAATATTACCGTTGCCACCAGGCACAGAAGTTTGAACGTTCAGATGTCCTAAATTTCCAATATAATTAATGTTAGGTTGAGAACTGCTTGATGCGGATAGTTCACCATTTAAATAATTTGCTGTTAGCAAGTTACCAGCATTTACATTGCCGGCAGAAATATTACCAGCAACAACTAATGTTGTCAATGTACCAACATTAGTAATGTTTGGTTGATTACCAGATATAGCGGCTAATGTGCCAATTAAAATGTTTGCTCTAACAGTTCCAGTATTAGCAAACAAGTTACTTGTAACAGTATTACCTGCAACAGTTAATGATGTTAGTGTACCAACACTTGTAATATTTGGCTGTGATGCATTTGTTACTGTATTTGCTGTATTTGCAGTTGTTGCATTATTTGCGTTGGATGCAACATTACTAAAGGCAGCATAATTTGCATTAGGTACTACGCCAGTTACATTAGCACCAGTTAAGTTACTTAATCTGCTACCATTACCACTAAAATTACTATTGACATTACCTGCATTTATATTACCTGATACTGATAATGATGTTAGTGTACCAACACTAGTAATATTTGGTTGTGCATTTGTTGTTACAGTTTGAGCTACTAATGCATTTGCTACTTGTCCGTTTACGTTACTACCGTCTATACTATATGCAATATTTGCTGTGTTTGCATTCTCAGTAAAATTTGTATAATTGGCGTAGTTTGCAACAGCAGCAATGTTTGCTAGATTTGCTTGGTTTGCCGATGCGGCAGTTAATGCTGTAACTGCACTATTTGCAACACCGTATAAGTTACCAGTAAAATAATTTGCAGTAACATTATTACCTAATGTTGTATTACCGCTTACAGTTAATGATGTTAATGTACCAACGCTAGTAATATTTGGTTGTGCACCTAATGTTACATTTCTTGCTAAGTTTGCTGTGCCAAATAAATTTCCAATAAAGAAATTTGCTACAACTTGATTGCCTAATGTTGTATTGCCCACAACTGTTAATGATGTTAAATTACCTACACTAGTAATATTTGGTTGTGCTGCTGTGTATACCGTACCGGCTACAAGTGCATTTGCTACTTGACCATTAACATTAGCACCTGCAACATTATTTGCAACATTTGCAAAATTTACTTGTCCTGTAACATTGCTACCGGCTACGCTGTTTGCTACAGCAGCAAAATTAACTTCACCAGTTACATTTGCACCTGCTACACTATTTGCTGTGGCTGCTATAGTAGCAACAACATTTGAAATATTTGATCCGTCACCATATAGATAATTGGCTACAACAACGTTTGCAGTTACATCCCATGCAGTAGAGATATAATTTGCAGTAATGTTTCCTGTATTGATATTATCTACTGACAATAAGTTAGTTGAACTGTTATATGTAAACCCTGCATCACCACCAAATGATCCCGCATTGTTAAATTGAACTTGTGTGTTTGCGCCGCCGGGAGTACCATTACTTGAAGTGCCGTTACCTGCAGGAGCCCATGTTAAATTACCTGCACCGTCAGTCTGTAAAAAATATCCGTTAGTACCGCCTAAAATAACTACATTAGAAACGTTACCTAAATTGGCTCTATTACCTACTTGTAAATTTGTTACTGTTAAAAGATTAGTAGAACTATTGAATGTGAATGCAGAACTTGCGCCTAATAATCCATTGCTATTATATTGAACCTGAGTATTTGATCCGCTAGCACCAATGCTTAATGGTTGTCCGTTAGCATATAGATAAGAATTTGCAAAAACACGATTAGCAGTTACATTAGCATTAGGGGCGTTAACATTAGTTACGATGTTTCCAAAAGCATCAATTACTAATTCAGGGGGAATCCCTACACTAAAACCACCAGGTGAGTTAAATGGATCGGAAGTTGACATCTACACAAGTCCTCTATTTTAATATTTATCAAAATAAAAATTTATAAGGTGCGAAAAAAAGATCCAATTAGAACTTTTTTCTAAATATGTGTATGCTAACTAAGCAAAAATCAAGACCATTGTGCCTTAATTGTAAGATTGTGCCTGCTAAACCAAACGGCATTAGCAAATTAGGATTTAAAAAATGGCACAAATATTGTGTAGATTGTAGCAAAATATTATACAGCGACAAACACAAATATCTACAATATAAAAAAACAAAATGTGAATTTTGCGGGTTTAAAGCGCAAGATAAATGTCAAATGGATATTGTATTCAAAGATGGTAATAAGAAAAATAAAAAAGAAAGTAATCTAAAAACTCTTTGTTTAAACTGTAGTAGTCTATATCAAAAACGTTTGAAAAAAGGTCGTAAATCAGTTATGAACATGACTGTAGACGCAGACATTACCATAACATAAAAAAGAAAGGGCGCACAAGGCGCCCAATCTTTTGAACAACAATCCAACTATTATTGGAAAGTTAGGTTCTGTACAGCGATCTCACCAACGTAGTCTGCTGCGTTGCCGAAGCTTGAAGCAGTGTTAGTTAATTCGATATAGCCATAACGTGTCATGAATGACACGACTGGTTCGAATGTTGATGGATCTAGAACAACGCCACTGCTCATCAATGGAATGTATGGGCAGTAGAATGCTGCTGCGTCTGTCTCACTTGAACCCTTATAACCGACTAGAACAGCCTGTGTATCTGGGGCATATGAGTCAACGAATACGCGCATTGCACCGTTCAATGTACCAACAAACTTAGTGTTAGTTGGTGCTTCGAATGTGCCTTCAGTTGTTCTTGCGAATGCTGAAGTTGTTGCTGACTGTAGAACAGTTAATGAAGCTGATGAAACAACAGCCCAGTTACCTGCACCACGACGAGTGCGCTGTGCAATCAAGTTTGCAACGCGGTTGATTAGAACTGCTAGAGCAGCGTGTTCGTCACCAACATAAGTTGCTGTACCTGATACAGTTGCTTGGTTGTATGTGAACTCAGTTGAAGCAAGAGTGCGCAATGACAACAAGATTTCTTGATCGATTTCAGCAGTGATTTCTTGAGCAAGTGCTGCCATGATTTCTGCTTCAACGTCAATACCGTGTTGTGATTGTGCGTCTTGTGCTGCTTCAAATGTCCAGCGTGCTTGCAACTTACGTGATTTGGCTTCAACAGCCTGACGTAAGATTTGTACGCTGATTTGCTTACCACCGTTACCCTCTAATGTTGCTGTGTCGGCACCAGTGTATGCATTAGTGCTTGGAGCAGATAGAGTTGTACGTGAGTATGCCTGTGCAATCTTGAATGGGCTCAATGCTTCTTCACCAGCTGTTACTGATGTTTGTGCTGCTGAGTTATCCTGCAAGCTGTTAGCATAACGTACACGTAATGTGTGGATTTGACCAACTGGACCAGTCATTGGCTGTACGCCGACTAGTTCGTTAGCAATAACAGTTGGCATAACACGACGAATTACTGGAAGAATAACGCGATTTAGAGTTGCGATATTACCAGCAGTTGTTGTGCCAGCAGTAGATTCTGCGAGCAACTGTTTGCGAGTGTTTTCTAATACTACACCCATTGTTCCGCGGCGAGTTCCTTTCAAGCCTTCTAGTAGGGCTTCCTTGGTCTCGTCCCAACGGCTTTCTAAGAGTACTTTTGACATTTTCATTATCTCCTAATTATGTCTTACTTAAGCCCTGCCAGACGCTTGAAATCAATCAAGTTGTTTTCAACAACCGGATCTTTTTCAACTTCTTTTTTGGCAGTTTCTTTATCACCAGTCACTTCTTTAATAACACTTTCTGTTAGGGCAGTTTTAGCGCCTGCCTTTGGGTTTCCAGTGTTAAGAACTGCTGGTAAATACTTATCGAAAGCGGACTGTAATTTTGGTGTTTGTACGCTTTCTAGTAAAGCCTTCATTACTTCAGCCTTCTCTTTGTTTAAAGGAGCAAGAAGTTTTTCCATTTCCTTTTCACGCTGAGTTGATTCTTTAATAATGCGGACTTCACGATCCTTTGATTCAGCAAGTTTGACTGCCTCTTGGGCAACTTTTGCTGCTTCAGCCAATGCCTTTTCTTTTTCTTCCATTGCCTTCATTAACTTACGTGCTTCAGCCTTATCGTTTAGATAAGTTACTGAATACTCGCTAGCGAATGCTTCAAACAATTTGCGTCCAAAGTTATTTTCACGGGCTGATTTAATATCTTCCTTCAACTGTGATAGTTCACCTTCAAGATGTGACGCAACTAGTGATTTTACACGACTTGCGCTTTCAGCAATAAATTTTTGTTTTAATGCTTCTAGTTTTTCACGACCTTCAGCAACTAACTTGACACGAGCCTCAACAACTGCTTGTTTATCTTGTGTAAATTCTTTAATCTCTTTTGCAAGAGCATGAACTACAAATTTTTCAAGTTTTTGTTGATTTTCCATATACACTTTACGATCATTACGCAACTCACGAATTTCTTCTGCTAATTTAGTAACAAGAAAATCATTGAATTTGCTTGCGTGTTCTTGTAATTGTACTTTGGCTTTTACTCTATCTTCGTTAAATGCCTTTCTCTCTTCATGAAATTCTGAAATTTCAGTTGCGAGATTTTCGGTCATCATCTTGTCAAGGGCTTCTACCATAACAGTACGATCATGTTCGTAACGTTGTGCAAACTCTTCACGGAGTTCGCCACGCACTTGATCGCGGGCTTCCATCAACTTTGATTCCCACAACTTATTAAGTTCGTTGCCGACATCTTCGTTGATTAGACCACTTTCTAGTAATGGTTTGATAGCATCTAACATGCTCATATCCCCTATTATTTAATTTTCAATTCCTTGATGAGGCGTTTTACTTCCTCGCCCAAGTAATTTTGTACCTTTTTGTTGCCCCTTGCGTCTCTAGCAATTTCTAAAACTTTATGACCGTGCTTCATATTCATGAGGCTTTCATAAATTGCTTTAGGATATGCATTAGGTGCGCTTGGTTGTGCAACTATATCAACAGTGATTATTTCAAAATCACTTACTTTGCCGTCTAAGTCGCTTACATTACCTGATCCACGACTTGAAACGCCTAGTTTCACACCACTCTCCAACATAGTCTTTACTAATTGACCCATTGGAGTTGGTAAAATCTTTAGTTTGCCGAAACCGTTTGCGCCATCCATCCACATACTTGTGATCATGTGTGACACACGGTCTAAATTGATCTTTAGATCATCTGGGTGATCAACTTCACCCAATACAGAGTAACCTTCATGTATTTGTTTGTTTAAAGTAGTTACAGCATTTTCAATTTCAGAAACGGGATAAACACGCTCGTTCGCGTTCTTTACCCCGCCCTGAATAAAGATGCCCTTCATATAGAGGGTCTTTAGATCGGTGCCCTGTTCATTGACAGACTCAACGATCATGTTTGCTCTATCAAACGTTAGGTGTTCTCGTAGATACAAAGCCATTGTTCTCCAAGTTACCTTTTATTAGCCCTTAGCAACTGGGCTTTTGTTGTTTACACCACTAGCCTGTGATGTAACTGCCTTAGGTGCTGATTCGCCTTTTTCTTTAAAATTGTCCTTACCTGGAACATTCTTAAAGTTGCCTGCGCCTGGAAGATCCTTTTCGCCTTTTGCATATGCATTGCTTGGGCCTTTTGGACCAGTTGGGACAGCCTCATGATCGCCTGAGAATTTAACAGGCTTGCTGTCCATTCCCTTTGCGCCTGAATTTGCTGGTACTGGGCTCTTCTTATCTGCGCCGTCATCACCCATCTTACCGAAAGTGTTGTAAGTTTTACCGCCTACTTGCTTTAGATTTACTGCTTCAGCAACGACTTCTTCTTCATCACCTACAACTTCTTCCTCTTCGCTGCCTTCGCCGCCGCTCATTAGGGCTTCGAATTCAGCCATTAGATCATCTAATTTGTCCTTAATGTCGCCTAATTCAGCCTTGTCAACTGAACCTTCTTCATCGTGCATTTCTTCTGCATCGTGAGTAAGTTCGTCACCGGCTTCTTCGGCTTCATCGTCAAACTGAATATCGTCTGATTCTTCTTCAGTCATGCCGGTTTCTTCGACGTTAATTTCGTCTAATAAATCACCGACTTGACCATGCATTCCTTCGTCCATATCTTCTTCGCCATGGGCTTCTGCCATAACTTCTTCATCCATGATTGACTCATAGATTTCTCTGGACTTTTCTACGACGATTTCGTGAAATAGTTCACGTGCCTTGTCTTCCTGCTCATTGATGATTAGGTCAATAAGCTGCTCGTATTTCTTATTTTCCATTTTTGATTCTCCTGGATGTAAATGGCTTTGTAGAATTATTTAGTGAGTATCACTAAAAACTGTTCAATAAGTGCGATTTTTTTACGTTTTTGGTGTTTTTTACAAAATTAGGCTGATGGTTGAGCGTTATTTGCTTGACTATACTGCTCTTTGACTTTTTTTAGATATTCTTTCTTTTCATAATTACGAACATCCAACATCTTTCTTAACTTTCTTAATTGCTTTAAAGTCAGTTTAGTTTTGCGGCTTGTGCGCCAAGTTGGTTTACTATTGTCTGTATTAACATCTTGAAATCCAGGAACAGGTGGATTGAACATTTCCAATAGTTTCATAATATTATTTATGCTGGAGGACTTGCGGGAGTGGCTGGCGCTGTTGGTGCTGCTGTGCCACCGGGTGCGCCACCTGCTCCTCCAGCAACGGGACCTGCAACTTCAGCACCTTGTTCTGTTCCCGCTTCTGGTTCTGCCATTTGTTCACCAGTTTCTGTATCCGATTCAATGTCGCTAACACTGACGCCTACACTGCGTAGATCGCTACCTGATGGCTCTTCAAGTACTTCTTTGCCGTTCTCTTCACGCCATAATTTTTCGTTCTTATTGATTTCATCTTCTGTAAGACCTAAGAAACGTTCCATAGCAAAACGCTTACTGATATATGGCAATTGTTCAATTGAACTGAATACGTTTACTCTTGCTGTATCTAATTCACTTTGGCGATAGGCGGCAAAGTTTTGCGGTGGATTAAATTCTAATTGAAACAATCCACTATCTATATTGAAGCCTCTCCAACGTAAGAATAACTTAAATTCTTCGTCTAGTTTAGTTGCAATATAACTTTGTAATCTTTCGCAATATTGATTAAAGCGATATTCTTGAATCATTGCTGTACCAACACGACCATCACTTAATGGTGTTTGGCTATCGTCTGGTCCAGTTGGTAGATAACTGCTTGGTACACGTAAACCACGTGCCAATCTGTTATTAAAGTAACGCAAGTCATCAATTTCGCCTAAATTCTGTCCACCAGGCATAACTTCTACACTTGATCCGCGACCGTCTGCGGTGACTGGGAAGAAGTAATCTTCGTTCATTGATAGTGGATTATAGGTAGCATCTACGATTGATTGACCACCATAAACACTTGGAATTCTGCGTTGGTGTATTTCATTTTTAATACGTTCTACATAAGCCATAGCCATGTGACTTGGCATGTTACCAACATCAATTTTGAATAGTCTGCGTTCTGGTGCACGTTGTACACGATAGATCAATACCGCATCTTCAAGCAATTCTTTCTGCTTGTATACTTTAAAGATGTTTTCTAATATAGACTGACCAAAAGGCCAAAAGCGGTCAAGCCCTTCAGTTAAACTTAAATGAACTATGTGTTTCGCGTCTATAGCACTTTCACTTTGACCTAATGTGAAACGTGATCCAGTCGTATTATATGGCATTGCAGGTACTGTATAAGGTGTATTTGTACCGCCACCAGTACCGCCTAATCCAGTTGCTGGGTTAGCAGCAAAATCTGTATTAGTTTTCTGTGCAACTGATAAATTTTGTAGATTAATGTTTAAATCTTTTAGTACATATTGTTCTGGAAGTTTACCTTCACTTTCGTTAACAATAACTTTAATAACTTTAACCATATCGACCCAATATAACTTAAAGTTTTCTGGATCGCGTACAAATACTTGATCGCCATACTTGATGACGTTACGGAATATTTTAAAAATTCTCTGATCAAATTCGTTTAATTTACACCACTGTTGTAACTGCTCTTTTAGTATATTAATTTCGTGCGGTGTGGGATCAATTTTAAATTCTAGATTAAATGGTGTTTTGTTGTGTTCGTTTTTCTGTGTACTGAATTCGCTGATAATGTCTAAGCAAGCGTTAATTTCAGCATCAACATCCATCATTTCATATTGATTATAACGCTCAATTCTGTTTGGATGTCCGGTATATACTTCCGGCAAACGTGACATATAATTTTTATAACCAAAATCATTATTATTCCAGCCACCTGTTGGGTTTACATTCTGTCCTGCACCACCATTCCAAGCGCCGCTATTGCTATTGGCACCTGATATAGGGCTAGAAATACCCGATTTGTTAACAAATTTCTTTTTAAATGGCATAATATGGTTTTAGGTTATGTAGTATTTATTGTTATGCTTGGCTATATTGTAATATCTTGCTTTGAGTATCGTTGCCTGTGTCTAATTTATTAATGACGTTATCTAACTTACTACCCAACATTTCCATTAATTGCTGATTTTGTCTAGTAATGTCTTTGATCATATTAGGATCTATAGTATCTGACGACATAGATTTTTCAAATGTTGTCATTTCTGTTTTAATTTGTTCTTGTGATTTTTTACCTAAATCAGCAAGAATACTATTAGGGTCTAATGGGACTATAATTTCGTTTCCATGAAGCATTGCGGGATATCCTGATTTTGGACCTGATGCTATTCCGCCTAATGCTGCCTGCAACATATCAGTAGGGATTTGAAAATTATCGCCACCCATCATAGTTTTTTCTGGATCATCAAAATGTGCGTGTATGTGTGGACCAGTCCATCCTGCTGATTTTTGCTTATACTCGTTGCTTACATAATCAAACCCTAATGAATTTTTTAAGAAACTTTGTATTTCATTAAACTGTCTGTCAGTAGGTGCTTCTTGGCCGGGGGGCAATTGTAATTTAAAGTCAACTGCTCTACCCTTAGTATGTGGACTACCCGGTTCGTTCACATTATGATAATAATCATTAAGTGCTGTCAAGTGTGATATCTTAAATGGAGCAGTACCGGTACCTGTCATTGCTACTAATTGATTTACCGCAGATAACAATCTTGGGTCAATTTGTGCACCTTCACCATGAGTATCAAAAGTACCCGGATCTCTATCCCCGCCTAATGGTTCTTGTGTTCCTGTACCGCGCAATACTGAAGCCGGTAAACCTGCTTCGACCAATTCAGGTAATGAAGTATTAATATTACCCGGCAGTGTTTCTCTATATCCTGCTCGTCTTGCTACATCAGTAGGAGGGTTAACTTCTCTAGGTCTGCGCATAGTTGCTTGAACTCTAGGTGAAGTTTCAGGTTGTGTACCTGTTACACTAGTTGGTCTAGTTGATGTAGTTGTGGGTTTACGTAATGCGCCGGAATTTTGTATGATTTGATCAACAGTAGGTATAGCACCTTTATCTTTAATGCTATCATAGTAATCTAATATCTGATTGGCTTGATCTTTTGTGATAGTTTTCTTGTTACGTAGCATATCACTTAAACGATCACGTAACTCGTTTTCACGATTTTGCCAACTACGTTGATCTGGACTTACAGTATCAATCGTATTAGGGGTAGATAAGTCAAAGTCTGTTGGTCCAGTACCAGTAGTTGCTGCAGGTCTATTTGGTCGAGAACTTCCACCTGTTGTAGGTGCTGCACCGGATGTAGTTGGGCGGGCGGCTCCGGTTGCAGGAGTTGTTTCAGGTCTAGCAGTAGTAACCGGTGTTGTAGGTTGCGCAATTTGTCCTGGTATGTTTCCTAATTCGGCGGTTAATGCAATGTCTGCTTGTTGAGGAGTATACCCATTGGCTATTAACGCATTACGCACTGCGTCTCTTCTTAGACCCCTTCTAATTTGACTTCTAATCCAATTTTTCAAATCAGCACTAGGTGTAAACTCTTGTGCTGGTAAATCAGCAGGAATTTTACCAGTAGTTTCAACTTGAGGTTGTACAGTAGTGACAGGTCTTTCAGCAGGTCTTGCAGGTTCAGGTGTTACCGCTGCGGTAGTAGGTGGTGCAACAATCGGTGCTGTTGCAGGAGTAGGCTGTGCTGTAGTTGGTACGACTGGTTCAGTAGTAGGTGTAGCAACTTCTGTAGCAGGGGCGGCAGGTTGCGCTGTAGTTGGAGCAACTGCTTGACTACCTGCAGGTTTAGGTAAATTTGAACTCTCTGCAACTTTATCTATAACTTTATCAATTGTAGCCGTATTGTATCCAGTATTTGTGCCAATTAATTTTTTAATTTCATTTCTTAATTGGTCTCTATTTTTTCCTTCTCTAATTTGTCCTGCAATTTTTCCTACTGCACCGGCATTTAATGTTATTCTATTTCCTAAATTTGTTTCCACAGTAATAGGAGTATATGTAGGTACTGGCGTGCTAGTGGCACTAGGTGCAGGCTGTGCTGTTCCTGCAGGTACAGTAGTAGGTGCTTGAGTAGGTGCAACAGGTTGTGACTGTGTTCCTGTAACAGGAGTAGTTACCGGCGTAGTAGCCGGAGGAGCAACTACAGGTGTTGCAGTAGTTGTAGGTGGCGGTGGAGGCGCGGTAGTTACTTGTTGATCGACAGGAGGCCTACGTCCTATTGTGCTGCTACCGCCTTGTGTTGGTAATCCTGCAAACTTTTCAGGTATTGTTGCAGCACCGCCTGTAACTCCCGATCCAAATTCTAATAGTCCAGTAATAGCATCTACAGCCGCTTGTCCTAATTTACCCAATACTGTTGAAGTACCTTCAGCAGTATTAGTCATCAGATTAAAACTTTGTATAAATGGACTTGTTGCTGCTGTTAATTCGTTAGATAATTGGTTAGCATTTATAGATAAATTTTGTAATGCTGCTGCTGTGTCAGCGGCGCGATCAGCACCCGGTGCTTCTGCTGCTTCTCTTCTGCGTCTTGCTGCTTCAAGTTCTGCTGGGCGATCTCTACCTAATTGGTCTCTAGCAAATTCTATATCTCTAATGCTAAAACCTAATTTCTTAGCGAGGTCATCTCCGCCTACTAGTAATGCATTTTTAAGTACTTCAGCATTTTTTGCTTGACCTTCACCAATAATTTGCATGATGCGTTGGGCTTCCATTTCTGGATCAACCTGTTCGCCTCTTTCTGCACGATCTTTAAGATTGGTTGTAATTTCTAATATATCGTCAAGAACACCCTGACGTGCTAATACTTCTGCACCTTCATTAACAATACCGCCTGTTGTCATTGCTCCAATAATGCCATCACGCATTTCTTTCGGCAATTCGCTTAATGATCTTATTAGTTTTTCTTGTGCTTGAACCTGTCTATCTAACGCTGCTGCTTCACCGCGTTTTCTTCTCGCTTCTTCTAAACCTTCAGGTGTGCCTAATGCTTCTGCTTCATCTGCTTCGCGTCTTAAACGGGCGGCTTCTGCCTGTTTAGCGAACATTTCGGTCATCAATCTACGTTCGTAAACAGCCTCTTTTTGTTTTTCGCGCTCTTGCTCAATTGATTGACCAGTTAACGCACTTAAATCATATAAACTTCTTACATAGTCAAGGCTTGCTTTGCGCAAACTTTGCATATCAGTATTCATATTTCTAATACTGATACCTGCTGCTGTTTGTTGTGCTACATAATCAGCCTGTCTAGCAATCAAATCTTCTTGGAACATGCCCAAACGAGCAAACATTGCTCTTTGGTCATCACTGACTTGAAGCATTTCCATAAATGCTCTTTGAGCATCGCCGGCACCTTTACCTAATGATATTATACTGTTGCCCAATGTTCTCATTGGTGCAAGCATATAATTCAATGTATCCTGGTGTAATCCTGCTGCTTTAGCATATGCATATAAACTTGATGCAGTTTGCTCTCCTGCACCACCCAATCTTTGTAATGCATTTCTTAAAGAGTTATATGCTTCTGCTTGTCTTAAAATATCTCCGCCAACGTTCTCTACAAACTTTCCAAACGCATCCGCTTTCTCGCCGGCTGCGCCCATTTTTACACCTAATGACGATACTGCATTTCCTGCAATACCTGCTACTCCCGACAAATTCTGTAAACTTGTAGTTGCTGATGTTAAGCCGTTAGTTAAATTTCTTAAAGAAGATACATAACCTCTAGTAGCACTTTCTTGATCTTGTGCATTTCTTTTAATGGTTTGTGCTGCTATTTGCTGCTCTTGCTGTATTGCATTACCGGCTTGTCTAGTTCTATCAACACTTTCACCCAATGCTGATGCTGCTCGTCTAAATGCAGGGTCAACTTGACCCAACCCTTGAATAGTTCTATTAAGACTACTAGCCATAATACTACTAGATCCGGCAATCTGATTTATGGCTGCACGTAGATCGCTAAGGTTATTTGAAAGTTCTTGTAATTGTTCGGGTGTCATTTTTTTCGGGTATTTTACCTAATTATAAATATCTCGACTTATATTATTTATAATTGGTAAAAATACCAAAATTTAAGAGGTTCAATTTATGGACAATAATCCGCTAAAACAATACTTTCGTAGACCCGCTGTGTTTATTACATTGCCTAGCAAAGGTAAGGGATATGCACCTGACGTATTGTCGATGCCTGAAAACGGCGAACTGCCGGTTTATCCTATGACAGCAATCGATGAAATTACGTTAAGAACACCAGACGCATTGTTTAACGGTAACGCTGTAGCAGAAGTCATTAAAAGTTGTTTGCCTAATATTAAAGATCCATGGAGATTAACTACAAGTGACTTAGACGCAGTTCTGATTGGTATAAGAGCAGCCGGTGGCGACAACACTTTAGATGTCACTACAAGTTGTCCTTCATGTAAAGAAACTAACACATACGGTGTCAATCTAGTTAATGTATTACAAACATTAAAAATGGGCAATTATGATCAAAAACTAGATGTTAATAACCTATCAATTAAGTTTAAACCTATGACCTATGCTGAAATGAATGAAGCAGCATTGGGTCAATTTGATATTCAAAGAAGTTTTGCTGAAATTGAAAAGATTGAAGATGAAAAGCAAAAAATTGCTGCTACACAAGTAGCAATTAAAAGTATTACTGACATAACAATGCAATTAATTGCTAAATCAATTGAGTATGTAGAAACTCCAAACGGAGCAGTAGATCAAAAAGACTACATCCTAGATTTTCTACGCAACTGTGATGCCAATATGTATGAAACTATAAGAGATTATAACACAAGATTAAAGGCTAGCACAGAACTTCAACCTTTGGATATACAATGTGCTGCTTGCTCACATCAATATAAACAACCATTTACACTAAACGCTAGCGATTTTTTCGGCTAAGACTTCTAAACGCAACCCCCGATGAGGTTGAGAAGTTAGTTAAAAATATGGAAGCAGAAATCGGGGGAATTAAAAAATCAGCATTATCCATGGCATGGCATCTTCGTGGTGGAGCAAGTTACCAAGACATTTTAAATATGTCCAATGCCGAAAGAAAATATATTAATGAAATAATTGAAGATCACATGGAAACGGTAAAGAAAACTAATCTTCCTTATTTTTAACGTTGTCCTTTCGGACAACACTTCGTTCGCTTCGCTCACTCAGTCATTTAAATTTTTATATGGATTTAGATTACTTGCCGCTTTGAATCCATGGTAGTGCTATCTCAGCACTACCAAAGGTTGGACTTGCCTGCCCTTCACCCATGTCGTTTGTTCCCGTATAACTACCCTGTTGTGATGTTATACGCTACCGGTTATACTGTAAAGTTTATGGACTGTAGTTGTAGACTCATCATCTACTATAACGCATGTTACATATCCGCAAAACGAAATAAGATATGTACTCATTGTGGGTTCGCAAACCTGTCGATTGCCCACTCGGTATACGATATACAAATGTATATCTTTACTCCAGATCCGCAGGTGACTAGTGTACTAGACTTGCTCAAGGAGGATAGGGCTGCCCCTATCAAACTAATTGTTTGTATTAATTAAAGTATTAAATTGTGGGGAGTTAGACTTTATGTCTGATGAGCCTGAACAATATGTTTTAAGTAATTCTTTGTTGAGTTTGAAAAAATGTTCGAACTCAATAATGAGCCAATCTTTGTGTTTTTCACTTGTATAATATAAAAATTGATCTGTGATCCATGTTAAGTTAGTTTGCACACAGACGAAACTACCCTTGCGATTAAATTTCATGAAAAGAATATTTAAATCACCCGGTTCGCTAACATCCATCATTTGATCTAACCATCCATCTAATACTTTACAATGTCCTGTAAGTACTAAATGAAAAGGAAAATCAGCATAACTTTTACACTCTGCGTTAAATTTTGGAAAATTTTGTCCTGGAACAATGTCTCCCTTAAAACTGCGTATCTGCCCTTCATGTAAAATTTGAGTACGCACTTTATTTTTACCGCCTACATATGCTCCACTTCCTGGAGCACGTATAAAACTTTCTTGATAAATTTCACTGAGGTATCGTGCTACCTCACGCTCCCAACTCGAACCTTTTTGTTTTTGTGGACTAGGCATGTGTATATTTTATCTCATTTACAAGTGCTTGAAAAATTTATGCTAAATCGTGGCTAGTATTATACGTAGTAAATCCGTTTTCTTTCACTACTTTCAATACGCTAGGTACACGTCCTGCTAATTCTTCTCTATGGCTTACAAGCCATACACTCTTACTGCGATTGCGGCTCATATCTTTCAATATGGCCATAGCATTTTCAACACCTATGCTATCTAACCCACTGTCAATCAATTCGTCGATGAACAATGTATTGATTGGGCGATACAAACTTTCCCATACATCACGGAAAGCAAAACTCAAGCCAAGAATCAATCTATTACGTTCACCGCGACTTAGATTGTCAAAATCTAGTTCGCGTCCAAGTTCAGTTATCTCAACCGATAGGTCATTCAAAAATATAACTTGATGAGGCAGACCTATCTTGTCCAAGTAGTGTGTGAGTCTTGCGTTGAGATAACTGAGGTTTTGGTCGATAATTTTCTTACGCACAAAACTATCCTTGCTTGTCAATAAGTCAAGCAAGAACTTTTGATGATCAACAAGTCTGGTGTACTCGTTGATTTTATCAAAACTTATAGTTTGAAGTGCTTGGTTTTCCATTTCACTTATTTGATCGTTATACGGGTTCACATCGTTGGTTTTTTCGTCTATCGACTTCACTAAACCATCAACTAAACTACGATGCTGGAACGCCTCTTGTTCCGTATCGTAATATAGTTTAGGTTGCTTGCCGATAGGGCCTAATTCTTCTTTTGTTTTCTTTAGTTCTACTAATAATTCACTATATTCCTTGATGTTCTTTTCGCACTCTTTCTTTGACTTTTCTTTTTCTTTTAATACTGAAGTATGTTTTTCATCATGGAAATCTTGACCACAAGCATAACACTTGTGGTCTTGTAGTTGTTCTAATTCTTTTACAATTTTCTTTAGTGATTTTTCTTCTTTAGCAATATCTTCTTCGGTTCTATTGATACTTTTATCTAAGTCTGCGTGATCTTTTTTCCGCTGATTATAAAGGGTAAAGTCTTTATGACCTTGCAACTCAAGATCAATATCAATCTTTTGTAGTTCCTCTAAATCATCACGTAGTTTTTGTAAATCTTCATCGTGTTTACTATCCCATAACTTTGCTCTACGCTTTAGATTATCAATTTGTTCTTGTATACGTTTATTTGCTTCTTCGATTGCTTTGTTTTTATATTCTTCTTCGGTAATTTTATCTTTTGTACTTTTGATTTGTTCTTTGATGAGGTCTGCTTTTTCACTTAGTAACGTAATGCCAAGTAACTGTTCAATAACATTACGCTGATCATTGGCTTTCATAGCCAAAAATGGTTCGCTATAAGTATTCAATGCAACGATATGTTTGAACATGTCGGGTGTCATGTTTATGGCACGTTCAATATGCTCTTGTGTTTCTTTGTTTTCACCTTGAGCATCGTTGACACATTCTTCTTCTTTATTATCTACATAAAACTTGAGTATGTTTGGCTTGCGACCACGTTCGATTTTGTAGTCAACACCGTTTACGCTAAACTCTAGCGTAACCATCATACTCTTTCCATTTGTTCGATTGACTAGATTATCTTTACGAATGTTGTTGATTGGTGTACCGAATAGTACATATGAAAGACCTTGAATTAGTGTAGTCTTGCCAGTACCATTACGTGCGCCATCACCACCAAGATCAAGGTTCTCACCAAGAATCAATGTGAGTTCTTTGCTATCAAAGTTTACAGCCTGTGTAACTTGACCAATACTCAAAAAGTTTCGTAATGTAATATTCTTTAGTACTATCATAAATTCCTATAAATCTCTAACAACATTTTAGGATCATAAAATTGACTTTCGATGTTGCTGATTTGATCGGTTATTATCTGATCAACACTTTCAAATTTCAACTCACCCGGAGCAAGATCCAATTGATGTTGTTCTAGTTTGATTGGTATCAATGACATTTCGCGTAGTTGATGTTTTGGTATCAATGTTTCTTTGATGTAGTTTGCTTCTTCGTAACTAATATCAATATCAAGATGTACTCTAACACTTGCTTGAGGCAATAGCAAACCCTCTGGATTTTCTAGTACATCACTTAGTTTGTAAACTCTGAATACAGGTTGTTGTGGCCATGACTTGAATACTGGGTCACAACCCCATTCAAGTATCATCATGCCTCTAGCATCATCACTTGCGTCAGCATAGTTATGTGGGAAAGCATTGCCCATGTACCAAATGTTTTTACGTGCTTGACGTTTATGAAAATGGCCGCTGAACACTTGTTCAAAACCACTAACGTGTTCGTCATTAATTTCACCATGATCAGGCATTTCAACCATGGCGTTCATATAAAATCGTGGAAGTTCAAGATGACCAAACATATACTTGCCATGCATCTTGGCTAACTTCTTATAATCATCTCCTACTAACCAAGGAGCAATAACAACATCGCCCTCATTAAACCAGTCATTGACAATATGTACATTAGGCAAATGCTTTGCCCACTCTACACTATGAATATCTCTACGATCACGATAATAAAGATCGTGATTGCCTGGAATGAAATACACTTTCTCAAATGCATCGTTTAGTTTTTCAAGGGCACGTAAGCCATATTGCATAGTATGGATATTGATACTTGCACGATGGTGATTGTAATCACCTAAGAAAAGACAAGTTTCACATCCCTCTGCTTTAGCAGTTTCTATGAACCAATCAACAAAATCGCTACAGTCTTGATTATGTTCAAGACTGTTGCTCTTAAGTCCAAAATGTATGTCGGTGAAGGCTGCTGCTTTTTTAAATAAATTTGCCATCAGTATATTTTATGTAAGTTATTGATTTACTTCAAGTTTTTTGGTTATTCTTCGTAAACGTTAAACTTCTGATCACGCATTTGGCGTGTATAACTTGGGTTCAATCCATTCATTTCTAAAATATCATCACGAATGTTTTGATTACGCTTTTCGGTATTCAATACACGACAGAAACTATTTGTGATAGCGGCTGTGTAGTATGCGAATGGATTTGCTGATTTAGCCTCGTTGAAACGCAGTCCAACATATGTCAATTGAAGAATGGCACTGTTACGCATTTCATCATTGTAAGTATAACCGCGCCAGTTGAATTTCATGGCATACTTTTCGCAAAGCATGATAAACATACGTGCTAACTTATCAGTGATCTTACCATGATCTTTACTGAACTCACCAGTCTTGACACCACCTTTCCAATGACTCTTGCCAACACACACGGCTGAATTGTTTTCGTCTAACTTATAGTGTTGAAAAGGAGGGAAGTTGACCTTGACATGAACCATGTCATCTACATCATCTTTGGTCTCTTCAATCTCTAAATCTTCAAATAGATTTTCGTCATCTATGTCATCAAATTCTAATATGTCTTTAGCAGTCTTTTTCTTGACAACCTTACGTGGTTGTTTTGGGCTAACTGGAATATGATCCCAAGTCATGACACGAAAGACTAGATCGGTTACTGGAATGTCCTTTAGTTTTACTTCTTGTCCGGTCTGAACTAGAATTCTTGCTGCTCTTGCTTCTCTAGCAGCCTTAATATTTTTAGGCTTTGAAATTAATGCTAGGCTTTTTTCTAATGTGTTTTGTGGAGTATCTATGATTAGATCGTACTGATGATACTCTTGTCTTGAAAAACTGCAAAAACTGGTTTTGCTTGCATGTATCTCTTTTAAGATATCCTTATTGTTTAGATAGTTTACTGGTTTTTTTGCTGTAGACATGTTTCCTCTTATAATTGTGTTGTAAAAATGATACAACGCCCGACGATGAATGTCAAGTCCTATAGTAAAAATTGGTGATTTTTAGGGCGATAAATAATACACAGACATGCTATTTATACTAGCATTGCGGGACAAAAACAATGGCAACTTGTGCAGATTTTCAAAAAGAATTAGATCAACAACGTAGTGACTTTACTAGTTACTTAAGTAGAGGAAATCAAAGTATTAGTCGCGGGTCTGGAACATTACCTACTGATATACCCTCACTAAGCAGCATATCAAATGCTGTTAACGTAGATTTAGGTCAAGCACAAATAGTAGTGACCTATCTTACACAATTTATAGAACAAGCAACTAGAGCAGGTTGTAAAGCGCAAGCAGATCAAGCAAGAGCATTGTTGAATCAATTTACAAGTTTGGCTCAACGTTTAGAACCAATTGTAACTAAAGTTAATGCCGCATATGCTAAAGCGCAGCAAGCAACTAGACAATCAACACAAAGTACAAATAATGCAGGTAATGGCGATCCCGGTAGTGCCGGTAAAGGTCCGGGCGCAAGTATACCTGTAAATGCGCAGGGTACAGGTACAGCAGGTGCTCAGTTTCCGGCAAATACAAATATTGATGATCCCGATGCTAACTTACCTACTGTTACAGTAACCGGCTCAAGACTTAATAACAATTTAGAAATTTCTGACCCTAATATTCCTGGCACTGCAGGAGATGTAAATGTTTCCGCACCTAATATTAATTTTGGCGATAACCTTGTAGTTGATGAACCCGGTATGATAGGAGCAGGTCCTATCAACGTAGATGCTCCTAATTTTAATTTACCAGAAGATGATGGATTAGAAGAGGTTGTAGTTACTGCACGTAGACCAAACAGTACGACCGGCGCAACCAACAATGCACGTAATCAAACAACTCAAAGAGAATCTACTAATTTTAAAGCAAGAAAAGATTGGAGAGTGCGTTTAGCATTGTCACCCGGCTCTACATATCTTTACAATGATAGCAGTAATACATTACTAGAACCATTAAGAACAACTGACGGAGTAATTTTTCCATACACTCCAAACATTCAAGTTACATATGGGGCAAATTATCAACCAAGCGATCCTGCACATAGCAACTATAGATATTATCAATATGAAAATAGTTATGTAGACAATATTAATATTGGTTGTGAATTTACAGCGCAAGACACTACAGAAGCAAGATATCTATTAGCGGTCATACATTTTTTTAGAAGCGCAACTAAAATGTTTTATGGTCAAGATCAAAATCCTAAACCAGGCACACCTCCACCAATGTGTTTTCTATATGGGTTAGGAGAATTTCAATTCAATGCGCATCCATTAGCAATACAAAACTTTAATTACGTATTGCCATCAGATGTTGATTATATTAGAGCAGGTGCTAATCCTGAAAGTGACGGACTAGAAGAAGTTACAATTACAGGAAAAAGAACACCAAATATCCCAAATAAACCTGTCATCAAAAAAGGTTGGGGTCAAATGGCACAGGATTACATTCAGGGGCGTTTGTCACAAGGTATAGCAGCAGTAGGTAATGCAATAGGTTTAAATCTAACACCAGGCGGTGCATTGTCCGCACCTGATTGGGTACAGTCAGGATTTAAACCGGGTTCGTTTGTCAATGAACAAAATGTAACTTATGTACCAACTAAAATTAATTTACAAATAAGTTGTGTACCTATTATGTCACGTTATGAAACAAGTAACGTGTTTAGTCTTAAAGATTATGCTAACGGTAACTTAATAAGAGGTTACGGAGCACAAGGTAGAAAAGGAGCAGGTCACTGGTAATGGCACAGAATAATTTATATCCATCAACAAGTCCTTATAAAGATACAGGAATTTTTAATGACAAGTTCTTAGACTTTATGGTATATAGACCTATACCTAGTTTCTCTAGCGATGTTCTTTATACCATACCAGAAGTCTATCAATATCGCCCTGATTTATTAGCGTATGACTTGTATAGCGATGGTAGATTGTGGTGGGTGTTTGCTGCACGTAATCCTAACAGACTGGGTTTTGATCCATACTTTGATTTTGTAACCGGCGTTCAAATATACATACCTAAAATGGAAACATTAAGACAAGTGTTAGGTATCTAATATGGCAAATGAAAATTTGGATAACGATGATAGTAATCCTAATAAGAAAAATGCAGTAGATGGATTTGGACCAACAGACCCAGGTCAAGAAGCAACTATAGGCGCAGATGGAATACCAGAAATAGGTATTTCAACAACCAAAGACGATTTAGAAGAAGTTGTAGTAACAGGTAAAAGAGTTGCAGAACCAACTCCTGCAGCCGGCAGACCCGGTCGTAGATTAAACAACCCGTTAAGTAAACTAGCAAGTTACACTTACAATATTAGTTTGTATATGATTACTCCTGACGCATATAAGGCTTTTGTGGCTTCAGGTAGAAAAAAAATTGATGCATTAAGTCGCGCTACTCCAGTGGGGCAAGGTTCAAAACCTGTAACAGGTGGAGCATTTATTGTTGCACAAAGCGGCGGTATTAATAATTCAAACAGTCAAAGAATGCCCCCATCAAGTCAAAATGAGCCGGTAGATTATTTTATAGATAACTTAAGATTTAAAACACTTACTAGTACAAAAAGTACCGGCGCGCCAGCAACAGCAGTATCAGAATTATCATTTACTATTACTGAGCCATATGGATTTAGTTTTTTAAGTGATTTAAAAAGAGCCAGTGAGGCACTTAAAGCATATAGTAGCACACCAGACTATCAACAATTGTTTAATGCATTTAGACAGTTCTTTGTTTTAGGTATTCGTTTTTACGGATATGATCAAGACGGTAGACTAGTAAAAGGATCAGATGCACGTTATGGAAACGCCATTGATCCATTAGGTGGCGATGCATTGTTTGAAAATTTTTATGATATTCAAATTAGTGAAATGAAATTTCAAATTAATGGCAGAGCAGTACAATATCAATGTAAGGCTGTAAGCGTAAATGGTCAAGCACTGTTTGGTATTAAACGTGGTAGAATGCCTCAAGGAAATAAAGTTAAAGGAAAAACGGTACATGACGCATTAATGGGCGAATTAGGATTGTTTAAAAATTTAAACAAAATAGAAAAAGATAAAACAACAATAAATCCTCCAAGTCAAAAATTTGCCAACGAATACACAGTTACATATTTAGGCGATGCAGAAATTTTAATTAAGGACGCACCGTTAGTTTCAGACGCCGATTTAAAAAAATATCGTTGGGGATCAACAACTGCGACTACGACCGGTGAATCCACTGACGGACAAAATTATAAAACTGCGGAACCCACAGAAAGAGAGTTTCAATTTAATCAAGACACTGCGATTATATCAGCGATAGAAACAATCATTAAACGCAGCACGTTTATGGAAAAAGCATTAAAAACTATTTTTCTTAACGCCCAAGAACCCGATGTCGAAAAGAAAAATTACGAACAAACTCAAAAAGAACCTGCACCTATTAGATGGGTAAACATTAAACCAGAAATTACTGAAGCAAATTGGGATCCAATATTAGGAGACTGGGTATATAAAATGAATTATGTTATACAAATGTATGATGTACCTAGTATAGAAACTCCATATGGTATAGCAGGTAAAAAGTATTATGGTCCTCACAAAAGATATGAATATTGGTTTACAGGACAAAATACTGAAATTTTAGATATGAATTTTAATTTTAACTATCTGTATTTTAATAGTGTGTTAGGATTAGGACCTTCAGTAAACGCGGCTGGAAGTGGCGGTCAAACAAGTGCGGGCGGCAGAGAAGCACAAAATCCTGCAAATAATTCTGGTCCGGGTACCGGAGGTAATGGTGCATCATCAGGTAATACAGGGTTGCGATCAGACGGCGGTGGTGGTGACAACCCTGCAGGTACTGCAACCGGTGGCGGAATAATGCCTATCGCTACCGGTGTAAGAAATAATGGAGACAGAACTTCATCATTGGGTGTAGGACTAGAAGCACAAAATAGTATTGTAACTTATCTAAATGATTTAGGTGCATACTATTCTGGACGTATGAAAATTTTAGGAGATCCAGACTTTTTAGTACGTGATGGAGTTTCATCACTTAGTTCACTATACGACCAATTCTACGACACCGATGGCTTTACAGTTAACGCTCAAGGTGGACAAGTATTTGTAGAAGTAAGTTTTAAAGAAGGCAAAGATTACAACGACGGTACAGGATTACAAAAAATAAATCAAAATATTTTGTTTATAGAATATCCAGATGATGTTAAAGCGATAGCAAAAGACAACATCGTTTATATGTTAACAGAAGTTGATAGTGTTTTTGCAAATGGTAGATTTGAACAAACGTTAAACTTGATAGGTCCTACTTTTCCGGGTAGCAAACCTGCTAAGGCTCCGCAAGAAGGATCACCCGCTACACAAGCAGCACCATCACAGCAAAGTAGTCAAGAAACTATTACCACTCCTAAAGGACAAGTGGCTGACGATGACAGTAACGTTCAACCAGTACCTGACAATGCTCCGCAAACAGAAAACCAAGGTAGAGAACCTACTGATTTAAATAGTTTAAGTGATGCAGAGTTGTTTAATTTAGGATATGTACCTGACGAAATTGAATTAATACGTACAGGAAGATTTAAAGGATAAACATGGCACAAGACGTACAAAAACCCAAAGGCCCTACAAAAAGAAATAGTCCGTTCAGTGGTGGTGCCAACCCCAGATTAACACCTGTAATAGGTATCGTTAAAAACAATAGCGATCCTAAACGTATGGGAACATTAGAAGTTTATCTATTAGATAACAGCGGTACCGACCCCGAAGATTATCGCAATTGGCGTAAGGTACAATTTTTAAGTCCTTTTTATGGATTAACTAGGGCAACTAGTCCTAACTCAGGAGAAGGAACATATAAAGGCAACTCAAGTAGTTATGGCATGTGGTTTAGTCCGCCGGATGTGGGCACACAAGTATTGTGTATTTTTGCTGATGGACAATTGGACAGTGGGTTTTACATAGGATGTATTCCTGAAGCAGATGCACTACAAATGGTGCCGGCTATAGGCGCAACTAATGCTATCGTTCCTAACCCTACTGAAGCGCAAAAGTATGGTGATGCACCTATATTGCCAACAACAAATATTAATTCTAATAACCCTGAATATTCAAACACAACAAAATATTTGACTGCCGCAAAACCTGTACAGAGTTGGATAGCAAGTACTATGTGGCAGCAGGGTGTTATTAGAGATCCTATTCGCGGTCCTATTACAAGTAGCGCACAACGTGAAAATATAAGCAGAGTAGGATTTGGTGTAAGCACACCCGGACGTCCAATATATGAAGGCGGCTACAATGACGAAACAGTTGTTGATAATCTACAAGAAAAAAATAAACAATTAAAAGTTGTTGCTCGTCGCGGTGGACATAGTATTGTAATGGATGACGGCGACATAGCAGGTAAAGATAACTTAGTACGCATACGTTCATCATTAGGGCATCAGATTATGATGAGCGACAGTGGTCAAACATTAATGATACTACACGCTAACGGTCAAAGTTATATTGAATTGGGTAAAGAAGGAACTGTCGATGTTTATAGTACAAACAGCGTAAACGTCAGAACACAGGGTGATTTAAACCTACACGCAGATAATAACGTAAACATACATGCCACTAAAAATCTTAATATACAAGCAGAAAATATACAGATTGAAAGTAAAAAAGATATGAAAGTAAGATCGGGAGCAAACTTCAATCAGTATACTACAGGCACACATACAGTAAAAGCAGATGGTCCATACAGCATGTATAGTCAAGGTGATATAAGTATGGCTAGTGGTGCAAAAGCATTTGTTAATGGTAGCAGAGTAAATTTAAACTCCGGCAAAACATCAACCAACCCACAAACTGTACCAGTCATTGATCAAACCCAACATACAGATACATTGTTTGATAATACAAAAGGCTGGACTGCTGCACCAAATAAACTTAAAAGTATTACTAGTCGCGCACCAGCACATGCGCCATGGGATATGGCAGGATTGGGTGTTAATGTACAAACAAGCGGAGCAGCAAGTAATAAATTACCTACTGCACCTAAAGGTCCTCTTACAAGAGGTAGAGGATAACATATGATAGTTGATAGTGCCAATATAATAAAAGCAACAAAAACTCCTGAAGTAAGTCCTAGCATTGGGCCACTAACCACACAGGCTACATTGGGTACAATAGCACAAAATGTTGTTCAAAGTGATTTGGCACCCGCCGCTACGAAGGGTTATACTACTATTGAAACACCGCAAGGTGCAGAAACCTACATAGGACAATATGCACTAACACCAAAACAATTAGAGAACGCAGGTATTATTAAACCTGGGTCAAGTAGTTTAGTTCAAAGTTTGTTATCATCAGGCAATGACATATCACAGGCAATGCCTCCTGCTATTTTTACAGGCAAGTCAGGTGCAAAAGATTATAATAGTTTTGTTAGAAATATTCCGGCACAATCAAATGCTGTTGTAAAAAATTTACAGGTAGCGCAAACAGCGTTACAAAATTCAGGTTTAATTACAGGTGCAGAAGCACCTAGTGAAATTAACGGTGTTGTATTAAGTGCAGCCAACAATGGTGTTGATAGTGTTTTAGGAACAATAAAAAGCAATAGAGATTTAAATGGTACTTTAATACAAAGACAACCTATAGGATTATTAGACGAAACACAAAAAGATATTGAAGCGGGTAACTATGCAGGCAAGTTAGCAGAAAGTGGATTAGGAACTTTAGGCGGTGTTGAAACAGCATTGCAAAGTTTAGCAAAAAATCCAAATTCAAGTAGTTTAGTAAGCACTGGTCGAGGATTACAAGCAGATGCATACGAAACAATTAAAAATAGTATACCTAATCTAAAACCAAATCAACCCAACGATTTAATAGAATTACAAAAATTAAAAGCACTACAAGTATCTGACGCCTCATTAGGATCTTCATCTAACGAATTATCTCAACAAATACAAGGTAGATTAACGGGCACTACACGCTTACCTCAAGGAATAAGCAGTGTAGGGCAATCATTAATGAATTTAGCAAACGTTCCTCTTAGCAGCAGTACAAGTATGGATAGTGGAGCAGAACTACCTGATATTCTATCAAATCCATTTACAGGCACCTCACTTAAAGATTTTGCTACAGCCACTAATACTGGTTCTTTGGCAACAACAGCAGCCTCACTAGCAGCAGGATTAAACAACTTACCCGGATCACTAGGATCTGTTGCTAGCATTACCGACTTTAGTAAAGGAAATGCTCCAGAATTACCCGGCACTGCTGATTTACAAGCAGAACTTAAAAATTTATCAGCAGACGCTATGAACAACATACAGACACAAGGATTATCTATATTGAATAATGCATCAGGTGTAAATGGTCTTGTAGATATGGTTTCAAGCAAACTCCCTGCAGGAGCAGCATCACTGTTACAAAATGCTTTAGGTTCGATATCAGCAGCAGGATTAGGATTAAAATCACCTAGTGCCGGTGTGAATACTGTGCCAGATAGAAAAACTATAGCAGCCGAATTAAGAAATGCTATGAACGATGCGGCTATACCAGAACCTAATTATATAGGTGTAAGTGAGCAAGCGTCAGGCAAGATAGAAAAAACTACAGAAGAAAGAAAAGAGTTTATCGTTAAGCAAAAAGAACTTAAAGAAAAATTCAAAAAGAAAAATGAAGAATTTATGGCAGCATATACCGCACATGGGCTTGCTGAAAACACACTACCTCAAGGGTCAAGTATCGTTGCAAGTCTAAAAGCAAAATATGAAGCAAAAGCAGCAGAAAGAAATGCTATTAAAAAACAACTAGATGATTTATATAAAGAGTTCCCTGAATTTGCTATTAGAAACACAGCGGATACAAGTAAAAATAGTACGAGTCAAACGACAGGGCGTCCCGGAACAGTAAGATAAATACTTTTATGCCACAATATATAGGATTCAGCACACTTAACGCCAATAAACCTAGATCAACCAATATGCAAACTGGTTATCAAGGAGGCGTAGGCTCTATTACTGCCCCAGTAATAGCAGGTAAAAAATATCGTTTAACAGACGAACGTTTGGTAGTACAAGATTTAATAAACGCACTTAATATCCGTCAGGGTGAAAAAGTAGGTCAACCTGATTACGGTACTACTATTTGGGGATATGTATTTGACCCTAACATTCAAGATACACAGTTAGCATTAGAAACTGAAATTAGACGCATTGCCAGTCAGGATCCGAGACTTATGATTAATTATGTCAATGCGTACCCGCAGCAAAACGGCATATTAATGGAAATAGAATTATCCGTAGTTCCATTCAATCAAACAGAACTATTAAGTGTATTTTTCGATGCAAATACTAATAGTGCTAGTGTAGCCTAATCTTAAAAAACCGGTTTTTTCGGATTGATAAATAATTAAAATACGAGATAAATCATGGCTACAAGTTCTAGACAAGCGGCATTATTTGGTGTAAATGATTGGAAAACAATCTACCAGACTTTCCGCGAAGCCGACTTTAGAAGTTATGACTATGAAACATTACGCAAGAGTTTCATAGACTACCTGCGTGTTTACTACCCAGAAACATATAACGATTATATCGAATCGTCAGAATTTATCGCACTACTTGACGTTATGGCATTCATGGGTCAAGGTCTTGCATTTAGAAATGACTTAAACGCCCGCGAGAACTTTATCGACACAGCAGAGCGTAGAGATAGCGTTATCAAACTAGCAAATCTAGTCAGTTACACACCAAAACGCAATCTCTGTGCTGAAGGTATGCTAAAAATAGTCAGCATACAAACTACACAAAACATAACAGATTTTAACGGTGTCAATTTAAGTAATGCTATTATATTATGGAATGACCCAGCAAACCCAAATTGGTTTGAACAGTATAATACAATTATTAATGCTGCTTTAGTTAGTAGTCAGCGTGTAGGTAGACCGGGCAACGTAAGCGACTTATTAGGCGTAGCAACAGCAGAGTACGCAATACAAATACCTGCAAACAGTTTACCAATAGTACCATTCAGCACATCAGTTGATGGTATTAGCATGAATTTTGAATTAGTAAGTGTATCCAGTGTAGACAGCGATGCATTATATGAATTGCCACCGGCACCTACTGGTAAATTTAATATGTTGTATAGAAACGACAGATTAGGTTTTGGTAGTGCAAATACTGGTTACTTCTTTTATTTTAAACAGGGCTCATTAAACAATTTTGATTTTGTGTTAGAACAACAAATTGCTAATCAAGCAGTACCTATTAATATTCAAGGCATAAACAATACAGATACATGGTTATATCAGTTAAATGCAAATAACAACACACGCATATTATGGAATCAAGTTGACAATGTTTATGCTAATGCTTATTTGCAAACAGAAACATCACAAAAAAGTATTTTTAGTGTAAGTTCAAGATTTAATGATCAAGTCACTTATAATTTTGGTGACGGCGTGTTTAGTAACATTCCTGTTGGAACATTTAGAGCATATGTTCGTTCAAGTAACGGATTAACTTATACAATTGATCCAAATGAAATGCAAGGCATTACAGTTGCATTTACTTATATTACAAGAGAAGGTCGTGCTGAAACATTAACTTTAGGATTACAGTTAACACAACCAGTAAGCAATGCACAATCACGCGAAAGTTTGCCGAGCATCAAACAACGCGCACCAACACGTTACTATACACAGAATCGTATGGTTAATGGTGAAGATTATAATAATTTCCCATATACATTATACAGTTCAATTATAAAATCAAAAGCGATCAATCGCAGTTCGATTGGTGTATCAAAGAATTTAGACTTGCTTGATCCAACAGGCAAATATAGCAGTATCAACAGTTTTGGTGATGACGGTGCAATTTGGGAAAACAATGATAATATTGTTTTAGATTTAACTATTAATAATAATAGTGATGTCATCAATTTCTTTACAGATACACTTGCCGGAACATTAGCGTTAAATCGTGCTAATCAATATTATATAAATCAAACAAGCACTACTGAAGGTAGTTGGTACAAAAGATTTACTACACCTAGCACTGGCTCTTCAGCAGTATACTGGCAAACAAGCACAGTAGATGCTACAAGTGAAAATGGTTATTTTTATAATGTAGATTTAACTATAAGAGTACCAACACAGATAGGTATTTTCTCAACTACTAATACCAAATATATTACAAAAGGAGCAATGCTACAATTTACTGCTCCAACTGGTTATTACTTTGATAATAATAATAGATTAGTATTAGGTTTGCCGGGCACTAATCCAACAACGCTTTGGACTACTGTATTAAATGTAATAGGCGATGGTAGTAATAATGGTGAAGGTAATTTTAGTAACGGTAATGGACCAGTAACATTAAATGGATTTGTGCCTAGTGGTTGTTTACTATCACAAATTATTCCTGTATTTGATAATTCAATTAGTATTTCAAATATACAAGAAGCCATTGTTAAAATGGAATTAGAACAAGATTTTAGTTTGGTCTTTAATAATTCACTACTAGTTAATCAGGACAGATGGACTATACGTCCACATAATGATAATAATTGGTTTGTTCAATTTACTAGTTTAGGTAATCGCAGATATCAAATACTAGTACGTTCATTACGTTATTATTTTGGAAGTGTTAGCGATACTAGATTTACATACAATTTAAATCAAGTTGTGTACGATCCATTTAGCGGTAAAATACTACAAGATTTCATTAATGTTTTAGGTATTAATACTGCACCAAGTTCTACTAGTGCTTTAGGGCGCGATTACAAAGTTAATATATTAGGTCAAACAGTAGAAAGCGATGGTTATGTAAATGACTTTGAGGTAGAAGTCAGCGCAACAGACACAAATAATAAACAATTGATATTAAATCCAGATTTTTTCAGCACACTAACAGGTGTTGAAAATGGTAGTAGCAATATAGGAAAATATGTATTTTTTAGAACAGTTCAGGATGCAGCAAATCTAACACGTTTAGAAATTGTTCCATCAGTAGATGTCATTTATCAATATGGTACAATGGATCAAATTGAAGTAGTAAAGTACGATTATCCTGTGGGTCAACTGTTCTACGCTTTTAGTGATGATATTTTTTATAAAACTGTTCAAGACACTACAGTTAGAACACCTTTCTATGTATTAACTCCTCAACCAGAATATTCAATTAAGTATGGTAGACAAGGTTTTAGTTTTCAATACAGACACAATAGCAATAACACAACACGTATTGATCCTGCTACAACAAACATAGTTGATTTATATGTTGTAACTCAAGCATATTATACAGCCTATTCAAATTATGTTCAAGATACTACTAATACAATACCAGAACCATCAAGACCTACTATTGCTGAGTTGTCAGCAAGTTATAGTAAAGTAAATGATTACAAAATGTTGAGTGATAGTGTGGTATTAAATAGTGTAGTGTTTAAACCTTTATTTGGTCCTAAAGCAGCACAGGCTTTAAGAGGAACAATTAAAGTTATTAAAAACAACACAACGACAGCAAGTGACAGTGAAATACGCAGTGCAGTATTAACAAGTATGAACCAGTATTTTGATATTAATAATTGGAGTTTTGGAGACACCTTCTTCTTCTCAGAATTAAGCGCCTACCTACACAATCAATTAGGTAGTTTAATTAGTTCGGCAGTATTAGTTCCAAATGATCCAAACGAACCGTTTGGAACACTATATGAAATTAAGTGTGCTCCTTTTGAAATATTTGTTAACGCAGCAACAGCAAACGATATTTTAGTTATCCCTGCATTGACACCAAACGAATTACAAATAGCATAAAATGACCAGAATACGTACCTTAGAATTTTTACCAAGCATATTTCAAACTCCAACCAATAGCCAATTTCTTTCGGCTACATTGGATCAATTAGTTAACCCTCCATTAACTAAAAAAATTCAAGGTTATGTGGGAAGTAAATTTGGTTACGGTATTAATGCTAACGATTACTATGTCACGGAGCCAACTAAAGTTAGAACAGATTATCAATTAGAACCCGGTATCACATTTTTAAAAGATAATGAAAGCGTTGCAAAAGATTTTATAAGTTATCCAGGTTTGTTAGATGCGTTAAAATTACAAGGCGGCATCACTACCGATAATAGCACTTTGTTTAATAGTCAATTCTACAGTTGGGATAGTTTTACCAACTTAGATATGATCATCAACTACAATCAGTATTACTGGCTACCAGAAGGACCTCCCGCAGTAATCGTTGCTAGTGATACAGTATTTTTGAATAACGAATACATTGTAGAAAGTTTACCTAATACATATAACATAAGAGCAGTAGGTGCAGGAGCAGGCGCGGACAATCCTACAATTACATTAATTCGCGGCGGATCCTATAACTTTTTTGTAGACCAAGATACACAATTTTGGATTCAAGGTGAGCCGGGAGTAAGCGGATTTAGTCCGGTACAAACAAATTTGTATGTGCGTGATGTATACGGTGTAGACAATAATGGTGCAAAAAGTGGTATAATTACATTCAATGTACCGTTTAAAGATGCGCAAGATAATTTTAATTATCCAGGTAATAATCCGGTAGGGGTGGTCAGTACTAAACCTTTCGCGCAAATTAATGGAGCAAAATTATCAGACATTAATAATATTGATGGGGTAACATCACTTAATGGTAGAACAGTAATGTTCTACAATACCGGTATAAGCAACGAAGTAGGATATGTTTCAAATTTCTTTGACGAAGGTAGATACGATACTAATTATGCTAATTTAGTCGCTCCTATTACAACAACTGCAACTGAAATAAACGTTTCAGGCGAAATCACCTTAACTAGTGTAGAAAATTTAGAAATAGGCACTAGTATTACTTTTAGCGGAAATACTTTTGGAAATATTAGAGCATACAGCCCGGCTGGTTTTCCTGAAATTTCCGCATCAAGCATGGTTGCAGGAGCCATGTATTGGATAACCGATTTAGGTGATACTAATTGGATATCAGCAGGTGTAACTACTAACGCAGTTATAAATGGAGAAATTAACGGGAATTTGCTAACGCTTGAAAGTGTTGTATCCGGAGCATTTAATATAGGTATGACATTAGTAGGTCCAGGAATTATATCTGGCACTACTATTACTGGTTATGATGCAGAAACCACAGGACTTACTGGAAAATACACATATTTTGTAAGCATACCACAAACTGTAGCAAATACAAATATTGATGTATATGATTTACAGGATGGAAAAATATTTACATCAACCGGTCCTATTTCAGGTACAGGTAAGGTAAAACGTTATGATCCATTCATTTATTATGTAAAAACAATCAATCCTAGTAACAGCACTATTACAATAAGCCAGTCACTAAATGGCCCCACATTTACTCCTGGACCGGCAGCGTCGGGATCAATGACCGTAAGAGTAAATGAAGGTTTATACGAAGAAGGATTTTATGTCAACGTTAATGATTATTTCTTTACAATTACATATGTAGGAGATATTAACGATCCGGTTATTAAACTAACTCCTGCAATAAGTGGATTAATACCAACTGAACAAAAAATTACTGCTCAATTTGGTACTGCTTATGTCGGATTAAATTTCTTTAAAAATCAAGATGGATTTATAGAACAATATCCATATATTTCAGCACCGCTTGATACATTATATTATCAAGACGGTACAAATCCTAACAAGGTAGGGGTAATACGTTTAATCGAAAGTAATTCGCTTAATACATTAAACGTAAACACTCAAATATTAGGTCAAAAGAATTTTACTTCTACTAACGGTGTAGTGTTTACTAATGGACTTAAAGTAGAATTTGATGGCGACGTTATTCCAACAAGTTATTTGTCTGGACAATATTACGTTCAGGGTGTAGGTACAGCAATTGAACTAATACCTGTAGAAACTTTAGTAGTACCAGAAAGTTTTACTACAGAAACATCATTACCATATGATACTACAAATTTTGATATTGGTAATTTTGATGCTGCACTGTTTATACCTGAAAATCCAGATTATATTACTATTGCAAGAAATAGCATTAATAGAAATGCTTGGTCACGTAGTAACCGCTGGTTCCACAGTGATGTGATTAAAGCGACAGCAGAATATAATGATGACCCTAATATTTTAACAACATTTGCAAATTCTGCAAATAAAGCAAAAAGACCTATACTTGAGTTTTATCCAAATTTAAAATTGTTTAATAGCGGTACTGTTGCAAAAGCAAGCGTAGACTTTGTAGACACAAGGACAACTGATGCATTTTCTGCTGTAGCAGGAGAAGCAGCATATTATCCAGACGTTGAAACATATACAAATTATTCATCATTAGCAACAATTAATGCAAGCCCAACTGTAACACAAGGTCAATTTTTAATAGGACAACAATATAGAGTTACTAGTATTGGTACTACCGCACCTGCTGCTTGGGTAGCGTTAGGTGTCAAAGTTTTTGTTGAGGGTGAATTTGTACCGGGCATTGAATATGTTATTACATCATTAGGTACTACTGATTGGAACGCTATAGCAGGTACTATAGGTGTTACATATAACATAGGATCAATTTTTACAGCCGCATACTCGGGGGAAATTGTAGGTTCTGGCGGGGGTCAGGCAGCAGAGACATTGTTTGTAGCACAAAGTACCGGCGAAATAAATTCAAATCAAATTATAGCAGGCATCCCCTATACAATTACACAATTAGGTACTACATTATGGGAAAATATAGGAGCATCGCCTACTCCATACGTAGGAGAAACATTTGTCGCTACTGCTCCCGCAGTAGGTACAGGATTAGCGACTCAAGGTAACGGCACTTCACTTTCATTAACAGCAACTACGATTACAATACCTGCACATGAAGTTGTTGGTAATTTGACAGTTGGTATGTATATCAATGATCAAATACGTTATAATCAAAGTCAACTTCCTGCCAATACTAGAATTTTGTCTATTGAAGGTACAAGCACGTATACCATAACAGTATTTTACCCATTACCTACAATAATTCCGGGCAGTGCAAGTTTAATTGTTCCGCCTGCATTTACAAGCCCAGAAATATCATTTGTCGCTAATAGTAAAAATAATAGTGATTTACTATTATTTCCAGGCGCAAGAATTGTATTTTTAAATGAAAGTACTCCATTACTTAAAAATAAAATTTATGTTGCAAACTATAGTAAAACAATTAGCGGATCATATCCAATCATCACACTAACAGAAGCGTTAGATGGCGAAATTCTTGCCAACGATCAATTTGCTGTATTGCGTGGTCAAAATTATCAGGGTACAAGTTTTTACTACGACGGCGAAAACTTTATACAAGCACAACAAAAAGTAACAATTAATCAACCGCCAAAATTTGATGTTTACGATAAAAATGGTATTAGTTTTGGCAACGAAGAGTTTTACGAATCTACAACATTTATTGGCTGTGATTTATTAAGATACAAACCAGGCGTAGGTATCAATGATAGCATTTTAGGGTTTCCAATTAGTTATAGTTCTATTAATAATGTAGGCGACATTACGTTTGAAGTTGCTCTTAACGTAGACACGTTTAATTATGTAACTGGTATACAACAAAATGTTACCGAAACTCAAAAAGTTAATACTGGATACGTTTACAATGTAACTAGTAGAACAGATTTTGAAAGATTGATTGGTTGGCAAACGGCTGTTGCCCCTAGCGTACAATATCAAATATTTGAATTTAAATATACTCCTGATACTACTATTGAGTTTGCTGAAGGCGATACTATTTTTTATACAGTCAACTGTGATATAGCGCAACTTAACGTCGAAAATACAATTTGGCCAAGCATTGAAGTTTACAATAACAATAATATTTTAACTATTGATACAGACTATACCGTAGAACACGGTAGTAATTTCACAAATGTAACAGTGCAGATTCCTGCACTGTTTGAAACAGTTATTCAAGTTGCACTTTTAAGCAATCAAACCAGTCAGAATGCTTATTATTCTATACCTATCAATTTAAGTAACAACCCATTCAATTCTGATGTAACAACAGTTGACATCGGTGATATTCGTGGTCATTATCAGAGTATTTTCTACAACAACCCAAATACAACAGGTCAAGTATTTGGTGCAAACAATACTAGAGATTTAGGTAATATTATTCCATGGGGAAACAGAATTATTCAAAACAGTGCAAGTTTAGTATTGCCTGGAGCATTTTTACGTCAAGCGGAACATAGTTTATTTGACTCATTATTGTATAATAGCAGAGAATATATAAAATTTAAAAATTTATTAGTAGAAACCGCTAACAAAATCGATTGGCAACAAAGATACAATCCATCAGCATTATTAGATGAAGCGTTAGACGAAATTACAAGCGTAAAAAATCAAGAGATGCCTTTCTTTTGGTCAGACATGATACCAAATAAGGCAGCGTTTATAACTAACACCTATACGTTCTTTAATAATATTGACACAACCACGTTCCCACTAAGCAAAATTTATAATTTTACTACAGCCAATTATGATGGTGTATTAGTATATTTGGAAACTAAACTGCAAGGTACTACTGTAACTAAACAATTAATTAAGAATATTGACTATACTATAAGCACTGATACTCCTTCATTAATTGTAACAAAAGATTTGATTAATGGCGATAAGATTATTATTAAAGAGTATAATCAGACTTATGGAAGTTACATACCTAATACTCCTACTAAATTAGGTTTGTATCCTGCAAGCGTACCAGAAGTAGTATTAGATAATTCATATAATCAACCAACTTATTTTATTGTTGGTCACGACGGTTCCTACACAAAACTATATGGAAATTATGATCCTGTATTGGGATTAATTGATTATAGAGATCAAGTATTACTAGAATTTGAAACTAGAGTTTACAATAACTTAAAATTAAGCAACACTATTCCAATTCAAGCAGCAGATATTATTCCGGGTTATTTTAGAAGTTCTACTGTTAACTATGATGAATGGTTAAACATGTACAGCGCAACATTTTTAGATTGGGTAGGACAAAACAGATTAGACTATAAAACTCAATTGTATTTGAGCACCAACGAGTACACATACAATTATACTAATAGCAGAGATAAGTTAAACAAAACAATAGTACAGCAGGGTAACTGGCGCGGTATATATTTGTATTATTTCGATACAAGTACACCTAACGCTACTCCTTGGCAAATGATAGGTTATGCTAACAAGCCAGCATGGTGGGAAACACGTTATGGTCCTGCCCCATATACTAGCGATAACTTAATATTATGGCAAGATATGGAAAATGGTCTTGACTGGAATAACGGCGATCCTATTGAGATCGAAATCTATAAGCGTCCGGGTTTATTAAACATTTTACCTGTAAATGATCAAGGTGAATTAATTAATCCATTATTCGCATTAGTAGGTAATTATAATCCAAACACATTCCAGCGCGATTGGACTATAGGAGATGTAGGACCGGTTGAATTTAGTTATCGTCGTAGTTCAACTTGGCCATATGATTTAATGCGTTTGCAAGCATTATTGAAGCCTGCTAATTTCTTCAATTTAGGCGTAGACATTGACAACTACAAATACAATCAAGAATTTAATCAATTTTTAATTGACGACAGAAATCATTTAGTTCCTCAAGATGTACAAATTTATGGTAATGGCACCGCAAAAACTAGTTACATTAATTGGATCGTAGATTACGAAAAACAATTAGGCGTTGATGCTACTACAAATATTAAAAACTTATTAACTAACTTAGATGTAAGATTAGTATATCGTCTTGCAGGTTTTAGTGACAAAACATTGTTGAAGTTTTTTGTTGAAAAAGGAACACCCGGATCTCAAAATTCATCACTATTGATTCCTGATGAAAGTTATCAGATATTGTTATATGAAAATCAACCATATGATAAACTAGTTTATAGCGCAGTAATTGTACAACTTACATCAGAAGGCTATAAAATATTTGGTAATAGTCAAACTACTAACTACTTTAAAACTTTATCACCTGTTATTAATTCAAACAGTAAAACTATTACAGTAGAAGATCAAACTGTAAAAGTTGCTGATGATTATTCTAGCACAGTTAAATTAATACCATACGGCACAGTATTTTATACAGCACAAGAAGTTTCACAGTTTTTAATGAGTTATGGTGCTTATTTGAAGTCTATAGGAGCCAAATTTGATATCATTGAATCTGGTCTTGAAATTAATTGGGAACAGATGGTTGCAGAATTCTTATATTGGACTCAAGTAGGTTGGAGTGTAGGGAGCATTGTTACACTTAACCCTGCTGCAAATACGTTAGTTGTTGACAAGGAAAGTCAAATTGTCCAACCACTAACATTTAGACAAACAAACTTTGTATTAAATCAAAACTTATATCCTATAGAATCAAAAGACTTATCAATAGTAAGAGATGGTACTTTGTTTAGTGTGTCTGCATTAAACGTAGGTGATAGTATTGCGTATGGACAATTTAATTTAAGTAATATCGAACATGGTATAGTTTTTGATAATACTACTATATTCGGTGATGTTGTTTATAACTTAATATCTGGCTTAAAGCAAAATCGTATATTCCTGCAAGGTACTAAGAGTGCCGAATGGAACGGTACTATGTTTGCTAGTGGTTTCATTTATAACCAAGATAATATTGAAGAATGGCGCGAGAATACAAAATATACTAAGGGTGCTATTGTCAAATTTAAAAACAAGTATTTTACAGCATTAACAATAGTTCAACCAAGTAAAGAATTTAAAGAAACTGAATGGAAAGAGACAGATTATAACGAAATACAAAAGGGACTGTTACCAAATAGTAGTACACGCAGTTACGAAAGCGCATTGTATTATAATACCAATGAAGCAAATTTAGAAGAAGATGGTGATCAAGTAGCGTTTAGTTTGATTGGTTTTAGATCAAGACCTTACATGGCAAGCGCAGATTTAACTGACATTACTCAAGTAAATGTTTATAAAAACTTTATTAAAGAAAAAGGTACTCGTTCAGCATTGAGTGTGTTTAAAGGCGCAAACTTACCTCAAGGTGGTATAGATTATAACATCTATGAAAACTGGGCAATCATGTCCGGTACATTTGGCGGTGTTCTTAATAACAACTTTATAGAATTTAAACTCAATCAAAATTTATTAACAGGTAATCCTGGTATCGTAGGTTTAACTACCGGACAAACTGTGCCCGGAGCACAACAAGTAGTCCCATTATATAGTTTAACAAATTACGGACAACCAGTTAACAATTCAAATGTTTTACCAACTATTAGTCAATATACTCCTAGCACTGTATTTCCGGATGCAGGATATGTAAATTTCAACGATGTAAAAATGAGTGCTTACTTCTTTGAGCAATTATCAGTAGGGGTAAATCAAAACGGCATTATTGTTCCTATTAATGATTTTTACGTAGGTGATTATGTTTGGATAGCAAATTATCTAGCAAAATGGCAGGTAATGACTCCTAATGTAATTGCTCAAGTCATAGAAGCAAATGCAAATTTAAACGGTACTACTACTATTGTATTTGATAGACCGCATAACTTAAATCAATTTGATATTTTTGCTATTATAAACTTTGACAATAGTGTTAATGGATATTATGTTGCTACTCAAATTGTAAATCCATATCAAGTTATTGTACCATTAGTATTAAGTAATAGTGTAAGAACAGTTACAGGACAAGGTATTGCCTATAACTTTAGTTCACAGCGTGTAAATCAACCTAGCGATATTCAAAATTTAAATTTATTATCTAAAGAATTTGTTCAAAATACAGCATGGGTTGATCTCAATAATGATGGCGGATGGGCAGTATATCGTAAGGGTATTAATTACAAATACGATGCAGATTTTTCTATTGAAAATAGCGTAACATTTGGTTCTTCCGTTGCATTTACAAGCAAAGGTGATTACTTGTTTGGTGATGCAGGCACAGGCAATGTTTATAGATTCCAGTATGATGCATTGAATAAAGTTTATGAGCAAGATCAAACAATTACAAATGATGTAAGTTTTGGTACAAATATTGCTTATGCTCAAAATGTTTATGCTATTTCGCAAGCAACAGTTGATCCAACAATTTATTTCTATTATGTAAATGATACTACAATTACAGATGACATTGAAATTTTTGGCACAGTATTATCAGCACCGGCTGGTTCAACTAATTTTGGTACTGGATTGGCAATGTCAGGTGACGCTAACTGGTTGTACGTTAGCGATTACGACACAAATCCATTAAACATAAGAAATAAAGTACATGCATATCGTAGAAATAATTCTATTGTAAATGCAGACGCATTAACGACAGGCCTAACTTATCAAATTACCGCATTAGGAACAACAGACTTTACAGCATTAGGTGCAGTAGAAAACAAAGTTGGTATATATTTTGTATATAACGGCATTGCTGCAACAGGCACGGGAACTGCAACTAATATTGATTATGAGTTCGTAACTACAATTGAAAGTCCCGAAATTACCCCAGACAAGTTTGGTTCTGTAATTGCAACTAATTATTACGGAAATGTTGTAGTAGTTGGATCACCCGAGTACGATTACGATGTCAACACAGAAAATTGGGGCAGAGCCTACGTATTCAATAGAATGATTCAAAATTTTGAAGTTCAAGAAAACTCAACTTCAACTCCATCAACGTTTACACTTGCATTTACACCAACTGGAAGTCAAGATCCAATCATTTATCGCAATGGTAGAATCGTAAGTAATACAGAATATACAATTGTAGGAACAAGTTTAAGTTACACCGGCACATTAAAGGCAGGTGATATATTAGAAATTAATAGTTGCAACTTTAACCTCGCACAAGTTCTTACAACGGAAACTAATCCAAGAATAGGAGTTATGTTTGGTACTGGATTAGATACAAATAAATTCGGTAATGAAATTATAGTAGGTGCACCTTTTGCTCTTAACAGCACAAATGAAGAAGGTGCTGCATATAGATTTACTAATGCAGGTGCACGTTTTGGTATAGTAGTTGGTACAGAAAATGTAAATTTGACAACTAGTAGAGACTTATTAATTAATGGTTATCTTGTAACTTTACCAGCCGGCGATAGTGATTTGGCAGCACTTACAATTAATCAAGCAAAAATTACTAATATTGAAGCAGTATCTTCAAATGGTAAACTAATTATTTCTGTAATAGATCAAAATTTAGCAACTTTAAATGAAAAATTATTATTAAGCGCCACTGATCTAACAACATTTACAGAATTGGGTTTAACATTATATACTCAAACTCAAGTGTTACAGTGCCCTCATTTAACAGGTCCAACACAATTTGGTTATGCTGTTGCATTTAACGAAAGTAATTCTGTTGTAATTAGTGCACCAAGCGGAACTAGATATGCTCAAACAACATTTGATTTTGTTGATGACGATGATTATTCAAACGATTTAGTATTTGATAATAATGCTACTCAATTTGTTGATTCATACCCAAATGCTGGCGCAGTATACATGTATGATTATCTTGCAAATTACGAAGAGAATTTAAATAACATAGGAGCGTATACTTACGCTCAAAGCGTAAACGCAAAAGATCAAGTATACGGCTCACAACCATATTATGGCAGAGTGTTAGATTTCAACGAAAACAAAGTTATAATCGGTACACCAAATTATCGTCCAGACGACATAGATGGTCAAGTAATTGTATACATTAATGAATTAGGTATACCTAACTGGTCAGTATATAGACAAACTAACCCTATTGTTGATATTGATAGAATTCAAAACATTCAAATCTACAATACTGAAAATAATCAAACATTGATTAATATGGATTATTTTGATCCATTGCAAGGTAAACTATTAGGTGCTATAAGACAAAATATTGATACAATATCTAATATTGATCCAGCAACATACAATAACGAAACTAATACACAAAGTGGTTTTGTTTGGGGCGCAGAACAAACAGGTACAATATGGTTAGACACAACTAATATGAGATTTGTAAATTATCATCAAAATGATAATGTTTACAATTCAAAATATTGGGGTACGTTATTCCCGGGAAGTGATGTTGCTGTTTATACATGGGTAGGTAGTAATGTATTACCAACTGAATATCAAGGTCCCGGCACACCTAGAGATGTTAATAGTTATACTGTACAAACAATAATTAATAGTTCTAACACTATACAACCTATATACTATTTTTGGGTACGTAATAGTGGTTTAGTATTAGGTAATAAAACTTTAGCAGATGTTAATATTGCTGCTTATATTGCTAGCCCTATCAGTTCCGGTATTACATACTTTGCTCCTGTTGATACTAATGTATTTGCATTGTATAACAGTCAGCAGTATATTAATGCACAAGAAAGTGTTTTACATATAGGTTATAGCAATGGTCAAAATGACGATCCTAGCCATCAGTCTTATCAATTAATACGTGAGGATTTTGCAAGCGATTTCTTGCCAGGATTTGTAAATCCAACTCAAGGTATTTTTGAACCAAGAGGGCTGTATGACAGACTATTAGATAGCCTAGCAGGGGTAGATGAAGAAGGTGGTGTATTACCTGATCCATTCTTACCAAAATTAGTACAAACTGGTGTATTGGCGCGCCCACGTCAAAGTTTCTTCTATGATCGTTATACCGCATTACAAAACTATTTGCAATATGCCAATACAGTATTAAGTTTATTCCCTATCACTGAAATAAGACCTTTAATCTCATTCTTAAATGAAAAGGGAGATTACTATGACACTACTTTATATTGGGAACGTGTAAATTGGTGGTCACCGGGCTATAATGATAATACTAAAGCGGCAATACAAGTTGAATTTTATGCCGATCTTTCTACATTAACTGTAGCAACAGGAACAATTGTAGCAGTAAATCAAAACAGTCAGGGATTTACAGAATATTATCGCTTAGATGAAAACAATGTTTGGACTAGAATTGGTTTACAGAACGGTACTATAAGATTTAAAACTGAACTTTGGGATTACAGCGAAGGTCAAACAGGGTATGGTGACGACTTCTATGGCACTACCCCATATGATCAATATCCAAGTAGAGAAACACGCAATATTATTCGTGCGTTAAACGAACAGATTTATACCGATGATTTATTAATCTATCGTAACAAATCATTAATTCTATTGTTTGAATATATCCAGACAGAAACGGTTGAAAATCAAAACTATTTGCCGTGGTTAAACAAAACATCACTCGTTGATGTTTCACATAAAATACGTGAATTAGTTCCACTACAAAACTTCAAGTCTGATAATCAAGAGTTTTTAGCCGGCTATGTAAATGAAGTTAAACCTTATCACGTAGTAATTAAAGAATTTTTATTTGAATATACAGGCGAAGATATCTATCAAGGAAATATAACTGACTTTGATCTACCAGCAGCATATGACTCTGCTACACAATCATTTATAACTCCTCAACTTGTATACAGTAATCCAAATCAACAAGATGAGTTTTTACCAGATGATGCAGTTTGGGAATTACCACAATATACTGAGTGGAGAAACAACTACGGTGTAAGCCTAGTAGGTCAAGAAAATTATTTAATAACTGAAACTGCTAGTTACTTACCAATTGGAGCAACATTCTTAATTGTAGATAATGCTCAAGGTTTCCCTATTAATGGAACAATAAAAATAGCAGACGTTGAAAATCCATCCCGCTTTGAGATTATCGGCTATAGTTCAGTAGATACCAATACAAATACGTTATTTGGTCTGACAAGAGGATTAAATGGCACACCAGAATATGATCACATTCCTGGTGAAAACGTGTTCATTGACTTGCCTCCTGTTGTAGTATTAGACGGTGGTAGAGGATATAGCAATCCTCCTAGAGTATTGGCTCAAATAGACTTAACAAAATATCCTGCTCCTAAAGAAGAAGCAGTATTAGAAGCAGTTATGAGTCTAGATTCCGTAGTAGGAATCAATGTAATTAATCCGGGTATTGGATATGCAGCATTACCAAATATTGTTATCGACCCTGCTGCAACATTCACATTTACTAGTGATAACGTAACAGCAGTTGAAAGTACAATAGAATTGTATGCACCAGCATTGCAGACAGGCGATTTAGTTCGTTATGTTAATGTAACTGGTGAAAATATTGGTGGATTAGAAAACAATCAATATTATTATATTAACGTACTAAGTAACAGCCCATTAACTATTTTGGCTCTTTATGCAAATTATAGTGACGCATTAAGAGATCAAAACAGAGTTGAAATTTATAGTCAAGGTACTGGATCAAATCATAAGTTTGAATTGGGTGCAAAAGCAAGTGCAGTAAGTTCAAGTTATCCAATACGTGAAAATAATATTACATTACGTTTTGATAGAACAACTTATGAGAGTCAAATAACTGATTGGGTTCCTGGCTCATTCTATGGCGCATTCTTTGCAGGATCCTATAATAATACTGAAAATGTCAGTAGTTCAAGCATAGACTTGCAGTCAACCTTACCACCAATCAATACAATACTTGCAAGTAATGATGGATTAGTATTGCCTATAGTAAATGTAGATAATGAGCGCGAAATCGATTGGTCAGAGTTTGAGCGTACGGTTGCTAATACTAGTTCATCTGATATTATTACATTAGATGTTGATGTAATAACCGAAAATGCAAGCGGTTCTACAATTGGTTTCACAATAGGTATGCCAATTAAATTTATTGGTATACCCGGTACAAGTTTAATTGTACCCGGTACTACTTATTATGTTAATGAAATTATCAATGAAACACAATTTAAGATCAGTGCAACTCAATACGGTCCTGTATATAATGTAGGTGATAGTTCATCAGCAACCAATTTGAAATGCTATACAGCACAAGTAATTGATACTGCTATAATTTCTACATACTATCCAGGAATCAGAAATGTTACTGCAACCAACTCAACTAACAGCGTTGTAACTATACCATTAACTGAAATAGGCACTGGCGGTACAACGGGATTGTATACAGGTATTCCAATCGTCTTTACTGGAAATGTGTTTGGTGGAATTGAAGAACACGTTGTTTATTTCGTAAGTGCCGTATTAGATAAAGAAAATTTTACAATCAGTGATACAGATGAATTTGTACGTATTAAAGCATTAAGTATCAATGCATCAAATCAAATCATAGTTCAAAATACTACGAGTTTAAATGTAAATGACCGTATCGTCTTTAGCAACATGACTGTTGAAGGTGAGCCAGTTACAAGTTGGGGAAATATACAACAAGGTAACATATATTATGTAAAAACTATTGATGTCAATGTTATAACAATCAGTGAAACATTAGGTGGTTCAACATTTGCCCTAACACCTGTAACATCAAATAGTCAAACTTATTGCTTTTTTGTGGATCAAGAAACTAATTTTGCATTAACAACAGCAAATGGAAATATGACTGTTAATATTCAGTTACCAGCAAGTCCTGGCCAAGTTGATGGCCAGTTGTTCACATTCTATCCAACAAGCAATCAATTTACTAATATTACAGCAACAAATTATGGTAATTTGATTGAGAGAATGATAGATCATACTTCCACCGCTGCTAACCTAATTACATTAACACATAAAAGTGGTGGTACTACTGGCATGTATATCGGCATGCCAATTACAGTAGATGAAAATATTGGTGGTCTAATTGCAGGCACAACATATACTATAGAAGAAATTGATGAAATAAAAATAGCAATTACTAATAGTTCAGCATCAAGTAATACATTCACAGTTGACGGTACAACTAGTAGTTTATACGAAAATATGCCTATAGTATTTTCAGGAAATCCATTGGGAAGCATAATAATTGGTGTAACATACTACGTAAAAGATATAATTGATTCTACTAAATTTACAATTAAAGATAGTTTAACAGGCGATACTATAGCATTGACTACTAATAATGGTAGTATGATAGGTACAGGTCCTGATTATGTCAAAGTAAATGTTGCAATAACATCAGATGATTATGGTCCAGCAACATTAAGTCAAAAAATTACAGTAGATCCAGTATTTGATGTAAGTTACATTTTAGGTGGATATAAAGTATTGATCTCAAATCCGGGAGCAGGATTAACAGCAAACAATACTATTACAATACCGGGTAATTTGTTGGGAGGATCTTCTCCTAAAAATGATTTAACTATTAAAGTTAATAAAATAGATGCAATAGTACCAGGTACTTTTAGTTGGTCATTACCTATTGAAAGTAATGGCAACATTGTCAGCGTAATTTGTTCTGGAAAACCAAATGCTGTTACAAACAATTATTACTTGAAAGTTATTACTGCAAATCAATTTAAAGTCTACAGTGATCCAAGAATGACGATACCAGTTAGCGGGCTAACATTAGGCTATCAAGGTGCTACTGTATCCACTGTTTCAAGTGTTGCATCTAATGGTGTCATAACATTAAATGATGTATCTGAATTTAATCTTAACAGTGCGGTGGTATTTACAGGAAATGTGTTCGGTAATATCACATTAGGACAAACATATTATATAACAAATATTGATACGGGAAGTAGTACAATAACTATTAGTGACGAACCAGGTGGACTGCCGGTTACTACTTCTGTAGAGTCTGGTTCTATGACAGTTGCCTCTTCAGGCTCATTTATGTTCTTACCTGAACCTTTCTATTTCAATCAGAGTATTGTCAAATACAACAACCGTGTTTATATTTGTGTTGTATCCAACAATGATGATCAGTTTGTGTTCGGTAAATGGGAAGAGTTGAATAGTGGTGATCGTAGGTTAAACGCAATGGATCGCGTAAAAGGTTACTATCAACCAACAATTAATATGCCGGGTACGGATTTAAATCAATTGTTTACCGGAGTAACATACCCAAATACTACATATAAGGGAAATGCGTTCGATCCTGCCGATCAATATGACATTGACACTATCTTACAAGATCAAATTTTCTATCCAGAAAATGTCAGTATCAATGGTATAGCCTGGAACGGTGTAAACTATATTTCTCCTGCAAATTTGCCTAATTATACAGCAATTGCAAAAGATATGGAAGTAACTGATGACTGGTTGTTGGGTAGATTAAGCAACAAACCTCTAAACATTACTGACATTATTAAAACAGATGATTTATATGTAATGACATCAACAAACAGTGCTACTCCTATATTGACAAGCACTGATGCAAATGGATGGTCAATCAATGGATTCTTTGTCCCATTCGGCGTAGAAGATAATGAATTAGAATTTGAAAGAAAATTGTTAATTCAATCTAAATTAGCATTTAATAATGTTGCATATGGTAACGGAAAATATGTAGCCGTAGGACAAAATATTTGCACTAGCGATTCAGCAGTAAATTGGGTAGAAACTTACAAGTTCACAACAGGTAATACCGGATACATATACGATGTGGCATATGTTGAAACTGCTACATTTACTGGATTTATAGCAGTAGGTACTAAAAATTCTAATAAGTTAGTATTACAAAGTATTGATGGTGAAATTTGGACAGAGACTTTGGCCTTTATTAATACCGGCGCAACATTTGCACAACGAACTGCACCTTTAAAATCGGTAACTTTCGGTAATAATATCGTAGTGTTAGCAGGAGATTTAGGGGTAGTGTATAGAAGTATACCAGGTGGATATGCGTTCCAAGGCGCATATGGTTCAGCGACTTCTTGGAATAGTTCAGCATATGGTGATGGTGTATTTGCTATTGTTGGTAATAATGGTAAATTGATTACTAGTGTAAACGGGTTGACATGGACAGAAAAAACTACAGGCACAACAGAAAATTTAAACAAGATTTATTATAATAGTGATAAAAATGAATGGACTATAGCAGGAAACAATAATACATTATTCCAAACTTCTAATATGAATGCTGATCCTATAGTATGGGATAGAACCCAATTGTTTAGCATACCTGACCCTGCATATACAATTAAGGGTGATCCATTCATGTCTGGTTATGGTCCAGAAGAATTAGTTCCCGGTATAGTCACTGATCAATTAACAATGACTGTAACAACACGTCCGGGTACTAATTGGCCAGCAACAGAATATGCGCACGTAGGTTATAATGTAGTGAGTATCGAATTAGACTATGATAGCAGCGGTGAATATAGTTTTGCTGATGTTGTTGAAGTCCCATCAAGTATTGCTGTTTATATCACAGATAATAGTTTATCAACTGCTATCTATCCAAATAATGATTATGTTGTAGACTATGTAAATAAAACTATAACCTTAAACACAAATATTACTGAAACACAGCAATTACGTGTGGATGTATATGAAGTCGGTAATGGCGATCAATTAGTCAAATCAAATACACAAATTGATCCATTACGTGACAATAGTAATACTGGATTCCAAGAAATTTGGTTGAATTGTAACTATACCGCAGACAGATTAAACGGTAGCGGAATCATAAGACCAACTACTGATCCTACTTCTACAGAAGCAATTGCAACTGATAGTTTATTGAACACTATAACAGTAAATGACGTATCTATATTCACTTTAAATGATGACGTTTACTTTACTGGCGAAGTATTTGGTGGGTTAAATGAAAATACTCCGTATTATGTCAAAACTATTGACTCAGTACAAAAAACTATAACAGTTTCAGACTCAATTAATGAAGGTATTGCAGGTCCTATATTTGATTTAACTTCTGATACAGGATCTGGTATGATTGCAGTAGCGCAAAATGGTCCTGGTTTATACTGGACACCACCTGCTGTATTCTATAATGGTAATAAACTAATTAACGGTGATACTAATTTAGTTATTAGATCCAAAGCATCAGACAATAGTTTGATCACATATTCTACAGTTGGATTATTACCAAATCAAAAAATTATATTTGATAATAATATATTTGGCGGACTAATTCCTCACAAAACATATTACATTAAAGAAGTATTATCAGGGGGAACTCAATTTACTGTATCCGATACAGTAGGAGGTCCTGCTGTAACATTAACAAATGCATTAGGTAAATCAAACTTCATCACAGAAGATTATGCAGTTATGTTAGCAGATAATCAAATTTCTGCCAAGGTAGTATTCGCTAGTGAGTACGATACATCTGTAGATTATATCTCATTTACTTTCTTTGGAGAAACATTACCTACACAATATGGTTATACATTACCGCAAACTCAAGTATTTGCAGGTAACGGAACAAAAGGTAGTTATTATCTAACAAATTATTTAGGCGAAGATAACGATACAAACGCTATCGTTGAAGTGAATGGTTTAAGAATAATGCCTGATCAATATACTATTAACTATAATCAGGCTGTACTAGTATTTGATACATTAGAACCAACAGTAAATGATACGATTGCGGTAACTACATTCAATGATACACAAAGACAGTATTTAAACACTCAATATGAATTAAGTCCAATTAACGTTACTGCTATCAACAATGTTTATAACACTATAACTCAACCATTACTAGACACTCAAACTTCAAGTGCAGTAGGGGGCTATTTTATAGCAGATAGCACAACAAATATGGTTATAGGACAAAATGTATTATTCCAAATTGATATTCCTGGTAGTAGCCCAGTATATCAAGGATTTGGCGGTGTCAATACAGACGGTACTGAATATAAGGTACATGAAGTTATTTCTGGCAATAGATTCAAAGTAATTGACGAAAATGGTTTAGAATATCCAACAGTCAACGACAGTGGATTAATGCACGTAGCAGTTGGTGGTCAACCAGCAGTTCGTGTTCAAACTGCTGTACCTCATTTACTATCAACAAATGACTTAGTGCGTATAGATGGTATTCAGGGTAGTGTACAATTAAACAATAATTTGTTCTATGTACATGTGATCAATTCTGAACAATTTGATCTATATCAATATTTCCCCGAACATCCAGAAGAGAATTATAGCCCATATGTAGATGCTGTAAATTATCCTATAACAATATCCGACAGTTATATTAGTGGCGGCTATGTATGGCCTTCTGATACTTGGATTTTAGAAACCACTAGAGTTACAAGTTGCACAAGCACAGAACTAGAAGTACAAAATATATTGCCGTTAGTATTGTATACTCCTGTTTACTTTACAGAAAGTAATGTTAAATTAGGAACTTCAACTTCTATTCCTCAAATTATTGCAGGAGAAAAATATTACATTAGTAGTATAGATCATGATAATAACAAGATTAGTGTCAGCGAAACAATAAACGGCGCACCAATATTACTCACACCTCAACTGTCAACTAACATAGTATTGACTCAATGGGAACAAACTAATGTTGACCGTTTATGGGTAACTGTAAATGGTAAACGTGTACCATCTTCTGAATTAAGATTGAACGCAGCAAATGAAGTAAGTATATTGGCTCCTATCGGTATAGATGATGAAATTGTTATCACTAGCATGATGCCTTCTGCAACACCTAACGAAATGGTGTATGTAAATACAGTGGATAAAAATAATCAAGGTACTGTTTACAGAGCAAACAGCGATTCAAGAACTTGGTTGACAGAAGTATTGACAGAATATCAAAACATTGTTTATGTAAATGATATTAATAATCTAACTTTCAAGAGTGTTCAAACAAATGTTGCTCCTATTAAGGAAGCAGGTTATTATTACATACCATTAAATGCAGATAAAAATGATATCATAGACGTAAGTGTATATAATAACACCTTAGGACGTGAAGGACTTATTGAAGAAGATTTCTTACAATTAGAAGTCAGATCAACAGGACCATACATTAGAATACAGGAAGGAGATTGGATTGAACAAGGAGACTTGTTGACAATTACTGTATATGAGGGTAAATTGATATACATGCAGGGTGAATACATGCGTGTATTGAGTGTGGATCAATTTACCAATAGTATGGAAGTAGAGCGCGGGGCCAACGGTTCTGGTATACAAGTGTACATTCCAAAATATACCGAAGTTTATAGTTTTTTAGATAAGAATACTATGACGAACATAAATTATAATGATACTTGGAATAAGATTCCCGGAATCTATAATACTACACAGGGCGACCCCTTGCAGATCGCAGAAGGGTCAGCACCTAACTTCTTAAGATTGGATGTTTAGTTTATGATAAATAAATCTATAGGGAATAAGTCGGAAATTAGCGACAAAAAAGAGCAAAAATTAGAGAAAAAACCTGATGAAAAAAGCGGTGTGTATTTCTCCTCACATGTCAAAATTTACGATCCTAATACCAAAGAGATATTTGTGCAAAAGAGGGCCGACGATTAATGATAACTGTATCCTATAAAATTGAAGGATTTTTAAAAATCTACGACCCTAACTCTTTAGAAGTTTTCGTAGATAAGAAAAATGCTATCAACTACGAAAACATGAGTGAAGCATTAGCCGACACATTAAGTAATCGTGGATATGGCGAAATATATCAAATGGCATTTGGTAATGGTGGAGCGTCAGTAGACGAAACCGGTATTATTACTTATTTGCCACCCAACACTACAGGTCAAAATGCTGCTTTATACAACGAAACATATGCTAAAATTGTTGACGATACCAGCGTGTTTAATCTAGACCCGACACGCAACAAAATGACAGTAAATCATACTTCTGGTAAATTGTATAGCGACATTTTAGTATCTTGTTTATTAGATTACGGTGAACCTGCAGGACAGGGCGCCTTCGACAATAGTACACAAACAGATTCAGATTATATATTTGATGAATTAGGACTACTAGCCAATTACGGAACCGACAACGAGGGTAATGTTATAACTAGACTATTGACTCATGTTATATTCCACCCTGTACAAAAGTCACTAAATCGTCAGATACAGATAGATTATACAGTGAGAATACAGAGTCTCACAAACCTATTAACTATATAGAGATAAATACAAAAGCGGAGTTTATTAGATATGGCATATACGATTGTAAAAAGCGATGGACAAGTATTAACAACTATCGCTGACGGTCAAATTAACACAGATAGTACCTCATTAGGGCTACCTGGTAGAAACTACGCTGGTTATGGACAAGTTTTAGACACGAACTTTGTACATCTAACAGAAAATTTTGCAAGTACCGAACCTCCTGCTAACCCGTTGCGCGGTCAATTGTGGTACAACACTAATAATTCAACGTTATATGTTTGCCCGGAAGATGGTGAAGCAATTGCTGCTAATTGGTTATCATTAGCAACTACTAGTGCTAGCGGTAACACGACATTCGGTGGCGTAACGGTCATCGGTACGATTAGCGCAAACAATGCAATTATTACGAATAACTTATCAGTTCCTAATATTGCATGTCAGACAATTAGCATCGCAGGTACTGCAACCATACAGACTGCTAATATCACAAATGCTAACATAGGCAATCTTACTACACAAGTTATCACTACAGGATCTGCAGGTACTGCAGGTTCGCTTACTGGTAACTGGACATTAACTGCAGGATCAAGATTGCAATCAACTTATGCTGACCTTGCTGAACGTTTTGAAGCAGATCAAACATATGATGCAGGTACAGTTGTCCAATTGGGCGGTAGTAAAGAAATTACTGCGGTCAAATATGAATTAAGCGAAGATATTTTCGGCGTTATATCACATACAGCAGGATATCTAATGAACGCAGGTGCAGGTGACGATAATACTCACCCGCCGGTTGCTGTATCTGGTCGCGTCAATGTTAATGTTGTAGGTCCAGTAGTAAAAGGTCAGCGTTTAGTTAGCGCAGGCAATGGCTGTGCTAGAGCAGCAAAAGACGGCGAGGCCACAGCGTTTAATACTATAGGTCGCGCATTAGAAACTAAAACAGATGCAGAAATGGGTGTAGTCCAGGCGATTGTAACTATAAGATAAATATATTCATAAGTTTATAGGATTTCATACATGAGTTACGCACAATTTGGTTTAGTTGAGGCTTCTGATTTTAACACTCGCGCAGGTGGAAATCCTACTACTAGTAGTTCTACTGTTAATGCAGTTTGGGCTACCGGCGGCGGCCAAACAGGTTACGGTCAAACAGCAATAAGCAACGTTGCTGCAGGACAAACAGTAGCAGCAACTAACTGGGCAAGCATGATTAATAGTATTAATAGTGCAAACGCACACCAGGGTGGCGCAAGCACAGGATTAACTGCACCAAGTTCAGGCGGAGTCGTAACATTCTTATCTGGATTAGGCACTGCTATTACAAATATTAATACTAATAAAGGCAATGCAGCATCACAGGGCACTACATCATCAAATACACAAACAACTGCTTCATCATGGACAGACTATGCAAACTTTGCATTTACTTGTTCTTTTGCTAACGGTGATGCAGCACGTTACTTCTTCAATGCAGGCGGACAATTAAAATTTAGCGTTACCCACGCTAACACAACAGCAGGTATTAATGCTGCGATGAATACATTATGTACAGCAGTAGGTACAATTGTGATTAGTGGTCAAAACAGCGGTTCACGCACTATTGCTGGTACAGCATATAACGGTGTTACTAAAATTGGTGGTAGCGGCTCAGTAGAATCTATCGGAACCAATAATGGTTATTTTGGCCTAAGCACAGGCAATACAACAATTTTTGATCAAAATTCAGGTACAGCACCATATACTGCAACAGTGCAGGTGTTAGGATATGCCCGTACAAATGGAGTACAGGGTAGTAACAGTGATAATGGTAGCATTGTTTATGTTAACGTGGTACTAGATAAGATAAGCGGTAACGGTGTATTGGGTAGCGGTTCAACATGCACATTGACTGTAGCCCCGCCCTCAGCAACAAATATTTCAAATACTTGGGGCACCATTACATTAACTGGTAGTAACTCAGTAGCCTAATAAATTTATTAGGTAAAAATCCCATATCTAAATACTTGGACGAGGCATAATGATGGACGTCCAAACCTTACTATCGGAAGCAAAAGCGAGATTTAGTCATAATTCAGCAAAAGAATACTTGCGTGAAAAATATAGCAGTAAAATTTTAATTGCCGAACAAAACGGATTGTGGAAAGCAGATGCCACCACTATAGCCACACTACAATCTTTTACTAGTGATAAAGTAGTATTAATAGATACACATAACAATCCAGTCGAAGTTGATAGACTGCAACTACTTGAGAAATTAAAAACTGTTTATGAAACAGTTATGCAAGAATATTATAAAGAATATAAACTATTAGAGACTAAAAGATGACAAGAGGTGTATTGTTGTTTGCTTTCAACTCACCGGAATATAATTATGTTAAAATGGCAGAGTTTACAGCAAAGCGTGTAAGTCATTTTTTAAAATTACCATCAACATTAATTACAGACAAAGCGTCATTATCTACAGTTACAGATAACACATTTGATAAAGTAATAGTTATAGATAGCGATAACAACAATCAATTACAGGGTAGAGTTTGGTTAAATAAAGGGCGCTATCGCAGTTATGAATTAAGTCCATACGATGAAACATTACTGCTAGATGTTGATTATGTAGTTAATAGTGATAGGCTTAACAAAACATTTGAAATCATGAATGATTTTGTCTGCCATAAAACAATATCTTTTTTAATGGATGACTATACAAAAGAAGAGTATTTAGGACAAGGTATTAATTTGCCTACAGTTTGGGCTACTGTAGTTGCATTTAAAAAAACACAAAAAGTTAAACAAATTTTTGAATGTTTAAAAATGGTTCAAGAAAATTATGAACACTACGCTAATATTCATAAGTTTTCTACTGATACGTATAGAAATGATTACGGTCTTACATTAGCACTACGTATCGTAAATGGGCATATAGATATTAGCAATGATATAATACCTTGGAATTTAATGCATATTGGACCAAAAACTTTTGTCTATAAGAACAACGATGAGTTATATAATACTGAATATACTATTGTTTATGATAAATGGTTGCGTAATAAAATTAAAAAGGAATATATTGTTGTAAAAGATATGGATTTTCATATTATTAATAAAGATATTTTTATGGATCTTATCAAATGAGTAGAGGATACGTAATACTTGCTCAAAATACTGAATCAGTAGATTATGTCAAATGTGCTGAAATTTTGGCACACAGTATAAGAAAAGTAATGCCTTCATCTAATATATCATTAATAACAGACGATGTAGATCATAGTAATTTTTTCGATAAAGTTATTGCATTACCATATGGAGACCAAGCACCTAACAGCCAATGGAAATTAATTAATGACTGGCAAGTGTATGAAGCAAGTCCCTATGACCACACTATTAAACTTGAAGCAGACATGTATATACCATCTTCTATAGAATACTGGTGGGACATACTTTCGCAACAAGATGTAGTTGTATCAACCACGATTAGAAATTTTAAACAAGATATTAGCGATGTTAGGTATTATAGAACGTTTATTGATCAAAACAAATTGCCTGATTGTTATAATGCTTTAACCTATTTTAAGAAGTCAGATACGGCCAAACAATTTTTTGAAATGGTTAAAATAATTTTTCAAAATTGGGATGAATTTAGAAAAATATTAAAATGTAAAATAGACGAAGAAGCAACTACTGATTGGGTATACGCTATTGCTTGTCATATTATAGGCACTGAAAAAACTACCATGCCTACATTTACAGAAATGAGTATGGTACATATGAAACAAATGATCAATCTGTTAAAAACTGAAGATTGGACTAATGAATTAGTGTACGAAATATTATCCCATACTTTAAGAATTAATACTATACCGCAAAAATATCCTTTTCACTATCATGTTAAAAAATTTAGTAATGAGTTGAGTTTGGCATGGAACGTTTAAAAGTTGTAGAAATTGACGGTATAGAATACCTAATAGCAGAAGAGGTTCAGTATGAACCTACACAATTTCGATTATATTACGATGAAAATGGAAAAATTTTATTTTATACTTGCGATAAACCCGAAGGTAATTTTTTAATTATTGATGCACAGACTTATGCAGAATGTAGATATGATTTAAAAGTTCAAAACGGTAAATTAGTTAAACTAAATTCGGGAGCAATTATATCCAAATATAAACCAGATAGTAACGGGATAAGTTGCGCTAAAGATGATATTAGTATACTGACTACTCTAGACGATGTAAATAGTAAACAATGGAAGTTATCAACATATGAACTCTGATGAAATAATTGATATCGCTGATTTAGACTGCATTTATTTAAGTTACGACGAACCGCAAAAAGAAGAATTTTGGCTTAAAATTAAGAATATGGTTCCTTATGCTAAACGTGTTGACGGCGTAAAGGGTAGTGATGCAGCGCATAAAGCCGCTGCTGAAGCCAGCGACACAGAACGCTTTATTCTTATTGATGGCGATAATATGCCCGAAGAGAGTTTCTTTAACCTACAATTAGATTTTACAGATGCACCTGCTAACGCCCACCTAGCACAATTCAGATGGAAAGCAATTAATAACATTAATGGATTGCGTTATGGCAATGGTGGGATGAGTTCATGGACAAAAGATTATGTCATGAACATGAAAACTCATGAAAATACTGACGGCAGCGACCATACTCAAGTAGATTTCTGTATGGACGGCACTAAAGATAATCTATACTGGCATATGTATGATTGCTACAGCATAACTTATCCCAATTATACACCTTTTCAAGCATGGCGTGCAGGATTTCGTGAAGGCGTTAAAATGTGCTTGGAGAGGGGTTGTAAACCCAGTGTAGATGAATTTAAAAATCGCGTCCCGGGAAGAAACTTTAATCATTTAACTATATGGCATAATGTAGGCAGTGACGTTGAAAACGGCTTGTGGGCAATATATGGTGCTAGATTGGGTACATATATGACAATGCTATCAACTTGGGATCATAAAGATGTGATGTGGTTTGATAATTTTTCTATACTATGGGAAGAATTTAAAAGTAAAGATCCTAAAACAGAGATTGATATTATAGGAAATATTTTGCGAGATAAACTAGATTTGCCTATGTCTGTGTTAGATCCAGAACAAAGTAAATTTTTTAAACGACATTATAATCACGACAAGTACAATATGGGTCCATTAGTAAGAGAAATTGATATTATAAGAAAGATAGAAGGATGGTAAAATCCCTCTAAATAGTTGACATAGGTGAACGATGTCAACAAGTACTCAGTACGAAAAATCCGACCAATTTAAAGAAACTAAGGAAGCATTAGATAAAGTCAGTCCTAGTTTTTGTGTGGCAAAATGGAATCAAGTATCATTACATTTGGGTGCAGGATTAACTCATAGTTGTCACCATCCAAGTCCGCATAAAATTCCCTTGGAAGAACTAGCAATATCGCCTCACGCGCTACATAACACCAAATTCAAAAAAGAACAAAGAAAAATGATGTTAGAGGGCAAGCGCCCTAAAGAGTGTGATTACTGCTGGCGCACAGAAGATGCTAAAGGTGATAACACAGTTTATAGTGACAGAATTACAAAAAGTGCAGATAATTGGGCAAGACCTCATCTTGAGCGCGTAGCCAATATGCCATGGGATGCAAATGTTTATCCCAGTTACTTAGAAGTTAGTTTTGATACATTGTGTAATTTCAAATGTATGTACTGTAGTCCTGCTTTCAGCACTACATGGAAGCAAGAAATTCAAGAACATGGCCCCTATGTGCTACCTAACATCACACTGCATAGTTTAGATTACTTGAAACAAGTAGGACAATTTCCTATACCCGTACACGAAGATAATCCCTATATTAATGCATTTTGGGAATGGTGGCCAAATGCGGTAAAACACCTGTCAGTTTTTAGAATTACTGGCGGTGAGCCATTAATGAGCAAGCAAGTTTATCGCGTACTTGACTATCTAATTGAAAACCCGCAACCACAATTAGAGTTCAACATCAATAGTAATTTAGGTGTTCCGGAAGAGTTGATGGAACGTTTCTTGAAAAAGATGAAAATCATACAAGAAAGAAAATGTGTCAAAATGTTCAAGTTGTATACCAGCAATGAAGGTCATGGTAAAAAAGCAGAGTATATACGTTATGGTTTAAATTACGATTATTGGTTAAAGAATTGCCATAGAGTATTAGCAGAAATACCCGACAGTCATTTAACTATTATGTCAGCGTTTAATGCCTTGGGTTTGACTAGTTTTAAACAAATGATGAATGATGTCATTGATATGAAACTAAAATACACTGTTCAACCAGTACGCAAACATCCAGTATCACTTGACGTAGCATATATTCGTTGGCCAGAATTCTTGGCAGCATGGATACTACCAAAAGAATTTCTATCTGTGTTAGAAGATTGTGTAAGCCATGCATATAAGAATCCTCACGTATTGTTTTGGCCTCCTATGTGCGGCAATGGTTTTTATGATTATGAAATTAATCGAATTGAAAGATTGTATTATGTAGTCAGAGATGAAATGAATGCTCTTGAACATAATCCAGAAAAACGTAAATTGTTACGATCACAATTTTATGAGTACATTGTAGAATATGATCGTAGAAAGAATACTAATTTTGTTGAAACATTCCCCGAATATGAAACATTCTTTAGTGAATGTAAAAAAGAAGCAGGTAAATAATTATGGCATTATTTAAAAAACCAGATGAATCGTATGTAGAATATAGAGACCGCGTACTTAATAGTAAGAGTGAAAGTTTTTGCGGTGCTAAATGGTATAATGCCACAGTGTGGTTAGGTAACGGTACTACTGCCAGTTGCCATCACCCTCCGGCACATAAGATCCCATTGGACGAACTTGAAAAAAGTTATAAGGCTTTGCATAATACCTCTTATAAAAAATTAGTAAGACAGCAAATGCTCGTAGGTGAAAAACCTAAAGAATGTGATTATTGCTGGAAGATTGAAGGATTAGGTAAAGATAAGGTTAGTGATAGAATTTACAAATCGGTTATCTATAAAGAAGATGACTTAATGAAAGCAGTTACTCAGTATGGAAGCACTGAGGATGTAGACCTTCAAACCTTAGAAATTGCTTTCGATGCATTGTGTAATTTTGCCTGCAGTTATTGCAATGCTAGTTTTAGTACTAAATGGCAAAACGATATTAAAATGGATGGCCCCTATCAAAATCTAGTTAGCGACGGTGCCGCAGCATTTAAACAAGACGGTTCATGGGCACAGCCATATGGTATTGAAAATACAGACAGTCCGTATATCGTAGCGTTTTGGAAGTGGTGGGAAAACGATCTACAGCATAGTTTAAAAGAATTGCGAGTAACCGGCGGTGAAGCAACTATGAGTCCTAGTTTTTGGAAACTAGTAGATTGGTGGCTAGAACATCCTGATTGTAATGTACGATTTGCTGTAAATTCAAATTTAGGTAACAATGCTTTAGTTAAAAGATTATATCAAGCGTCACATTCATTTAAACATTTTGATTTGTATACTAGTTGCGAAGCCTTTGGTATACAAGCAGAGTACATACGTGACGGACTAGTTTGGGATGATTGGTTAAAAAATCTTAATGACACAATTGAGTTCGGAAATGTAAGAACATCAAATATTATGATGACAATCAATGCATTGTGCTTATTTTCAATTTGTGAATTTATGGATGAAATGTTGAAATTGAAAGCAAAATTTGGTAAACATCATTGCATGATGAGTTTTAACATACTACGTTTTCCAAGTTTTCAAAGCCCTACTACGCTGCCGCAAGAAATCAGACAAGAAAGAGCCAATGCATTGGAAGAATGGTTAAAAGTAAATTCAGATAACACATTGTTGGCTGAAATAGAAAAAGATAGCATTATCAGATTGATTGCTTATTTGCGTGAAGTTGAACAGGGACATAATCATGTCTCAAGCATTGAAAGTAGAGTAAGAGATTTTAAAACTTTCCATCAGCAGTATGATAAGAGACGAGGTAAAGATTTTAAAAAGGCATTCCCTACACTAGTAGAATGGTATGATAGTATCCCCGAAACTAATACTAATATGATTGAAATATTAGTTGATGGAGATAGCAGTAAGCAAATGCCTTATGTGAGTGAATTAAAAGAAAGAGCAGAGAAAGAAGGTTGGGTCTTAAAACCAAAAAGTGCTAATCCTGGCAGCCAAGAATATGAGCAGGAATTAAACAATGAAAATAAAGCCGAGTGATGGCAATAAATCATTTTGCGTTGCTCCTTGGACGCATACGTATCTTTCTCCGCAAGGAGAAAGACGTTTATGCTGTGCCAGCCGAGAAAAGGCCACATATATAAAGCAATATATTGACAGCGACAATCCAGATGATAACGCTTACTTTAACCCGGTAACATTAAAAGATCACTGGAACAGTGATTACATGAAAGATATACGTAAGAAAATGATGGCGGGTGAAATGTTACCACAATGCCAAGTATGTAACGAGAACATACTAAATTTGTACACCTATAAAAGTTATTTTACAAACACACTTTTCCCGCATAAGATTGAAGAAATTTTTGAAAATACTGACGAGACTGGACATACTACCCTAGAACCTATCAGTTATGATTATAGAATTAGTAATTTATGTAATTTTAAATGTCGTATGTGCGGTGACTTGTTAAGTTCAAGTTGGGCTACAGAAAGACGTTTAATGGGCAACATTAACGAAGAACTAGAACCCTTTTATAAAAAAGAAAATCAGTTAAAATTTAACAAATTTCAAAAAGAAGTTGCCGAAACTGAATTATGGGATAGTGTCAAAAAAGGTATTATAGAAGAAATTTATTGGGTAGGTGGCGAACCACTAATGTGGGAAATACACTGGGACATAATGAAATATCTAGTTGAGACCGGTCAAAGCAAAAATGTTGTTATACGCTATAATACTAATCTAAGTAGAATTGAACACAAAGGTATTAAGTTATATGACTTATTGCCTCACTTTAAAAATGTTAATCTTTGTGCTAGTATTGACGGCACGGGCAAGATCGTAGAATATGTTCGAACAGGTATAGAATGGGATGAATGGTACAGTAACTTCAAACAGGGATTATTTTTAAATGAGCAATATGGTAATCATGGTATGGTATTAGATTTAACTATTACATTACCGGGCTTATTTTCAATTAAAAATCTATTCGATATTGCAAAAGAATTAGACGTTACCACATATATCAAAACAACTTTTTCATTTGACAGCAGCGTAATCATGTCGCCTGTCAGCATACCTAAACCATTACTTGAAAATATAATAGACGATATATTATCTTATATTGAGCCTAGAGTTACCCCTAAAACAAATATATATGTCGAAGCCTTAAAAGACTTAAAAACTAAACCCACTTTTATGGAAACATATCCTGATTATAAAGATGGATGGAAAAGAGGTAAAGAAAATTTATCACGTATAGCAAAGTATAGGGGAGACGGAGTCAACGGACGCTTAACAATAGAAGATATATTTGCTGAACATGCAGAACTTTTAAATTGGTGGAAAAATATATGAAAACACTATGCGTATTACCTTGGACACACTTAGCGACACATCCTAACGGGTTAGTAAGTCCTTGTTGCGTTGCTAATTATGAAAATGGAGTTTGTTTTGCCAGAACTAATAATGACGTATTAAATTTAAGTGACAATACTATTGATGAAATTATGAATAGTGATAGTTTCACTGAAATTAGACGTAAAATGAAAAATGGTGAAAAACCAGTCGAATGCATGGGTTGCTATAGAGATGAAGAAAACGGTATCGAAAGTAAAAGAATGCAGGAAAATAAAAAATTTCTTGTAAATAATTTGTTCCTAAAACAAGAAAAGTTTCCTCTGCGCTTTGTAGAATTACGATTAGGTAATGTATGTAACATTAAGTGTTTAACTTGTAATCCTATGTCAAGTAGCAAATGGATTGAAGATGTAAAAAAATTACCAGAACTGCAACAAAACGACCATTATAATTATAGTGAATTTACTAGTAAGTGGTATAGAAATAAAGATTGGTATGATCAATTATTAACACACAGTGATCAACTAGAACTCATTTATATTAATGGCGGCGAACCCACATTAATCAAAGAACATTTTTACTTTTTAGAAAAATTAGTTGAAATGGGACGCGCAAAAAATATTGAATTATTATACAACATTAATCTAACATTAATGCCGGAACGATTCATAGAGTTATTAAAAGAGTTTAAGCATGTAAAAATGCAATTATCTATTGATGATTTAGAGCAAAGAAACTATTATATCAGATATCCTAGCGATTGGGACACTGTTATGAAACATATGGAAATTATTAAAAATGAACAATTTCAAACATCCATCACACAAACAGTAAGTGTTTACAATATATGTAATGTTGGCAATTTTTATAAATTTTTTAATGATGTAAAAATAGAATGTAATATGGTTCACAGTCCTAATTTTCTACACGTAAGTAATTTACCAAATGAATTAAAAGAATTAGCAAAAGAACAAATCAATCTAATACCTGACTTTTCAACCAGTTATAAAAATAATAATACGTTTAGTAATAAAAATAATAAAATCAAACTTTTACACGAACTAAACAGAGAACCTACCGCATCAAACGATAAACAAACATTAGATTTTATACGTATGATGGATAAAGTTCGTAATCATAATATTGTAAATTTTTTACCTGAATTTAATGGATTAGTATGAGAGAGTTGAAAATAGCAGTTTGTTTAACTGGACAACCTAGAATGTGGGATAAGGGTCAGCGATGGTGGGACAACTTATTTACGGATTATAATTGTTCTAAAGATGTATTTTATCATTTTTGGAATTATAAAACTGTACCAAAAAGCGTTGAGTTACATGATAATCAAAAAGAATATGTCAGTGACGATGAATTTAATCAAATAAATGAATTATATTATCCAAAAAAATATTGTATAGACAAGTCTGAATTTGATGTCCCTCAACATGTTGAAGATTTGGTCATGCAAATTAAAAGTCAATTACCAAATCCCTATAATGATCAAGAAGTTACTCCGGTTGTTAAAGAAGTCTCATACCAATATTACAGCTGGATGAAAGTAGCAGAATTAAAAAGGCAGTATGAGCGAGAAAATAATTTTGAATATGATATTTGTATTCACGGTAGATCAGATATGACGTTTAAAAAACTATATGATAATCATCATATACCTAAATTAGCAAAATTACCATTACCTGATACGAATACATTATATACTACTAATAATGTTATAGAATATCCATATACTAAAGTAGGGGATGTTTTTTGGTATTCAAATTCTTTAACTTTTGATATTATGAGTGATTTTTTTAGGGGAAGTAAATTTTTAGTTGATCAAATGTTTTTTGAAAAACTATCTCCTGAAAGAGCCTTATTTTTCTACACGAAAATGCTTAATATAACTATACATCAACTAGACGGGGGTATCATACCCTTAGTCATAAGAGATGAAAATTATATCAATAAGTATGGACTACACGATTATGAAGCCTCTTAAAATTGCAATTTGCTTTTCCGGTCAAATTCGTACCTGGCGAGAAACATATGATGATATTATAAGATTTTATAATATCGGTAATACTACGCACCAAATAGATTTGTTTGCTCATACTTGGAATTATAATACTTGGATTGATTTAAAGTATGAAACTATTTGGAATGGTCCCAAATATAAAGATAGCGTAGATGTAATAATTGACGAACAAGAAATAACAGATTACAAAAATGCCTATAATTTTGTAAAATTTGAAGTAGACAAGGCAATTACCATAAAATATTCAGCATGGGAAAGTCCCTTATACAGTTTTATGAGAAGTATGCAATTAAAACGCAGTTATGAATTAGAAAATAATTTTGAATATGATTTAGTTATAAAAACTAGACCTGACGCATATTGGGAAATGCAGCACTTTGAATACGAATTGCCTCCTATTCTATCGATAACAGCCGGATTAAAACCGCACAAAATGATAACAGAATATTACGGCAATGATTTAAATGATGTGATGTATTGGGGCGATAGTTTTTCGATGGATTTATTATCGAACGTATACAGAAAACATATAGAAAATACTACAGATTTTTGCAAAGAACCTGCGCATCGTATTAATAAACTAGCACACAGAAAATTAGGTCCGGGTTCAATACTCCATAAATATGCAACAGATTTAGGACTATTTGTATTTTATAAGGATTATCCATGGAAAATCAAACGCCGCGCTTCAACTTAATTCTTAACGGCGATAGTAATGTATACGGCGAAGAATTGGTACCCGACCAATATAAGTCGCTATTAACAGATAAAAATTTTATGATGTTTTTATTTGGGGAACCATATCAGACGAAAGAAATAACGTTAACTGACCACGATAGAATCGTGTGCGAAAATTATAGAAAGCGTTACTTTTTTGGTGGAGTATTAGGTGAAAAATTAAATGCTTTGACCGTGTTAAATTTAGGGTCAAACGGCGGCAGTAACGATAAAATTACAAGAACCACGCTTGAATTTATTGATGAAAATTATGATCAAATTAGTAGATACCCTTTTAAATATCAATTTATAATTGGCATAACATCACCAAATCGTAATGAATTCTATAAAAATGAATATAATAGATATGTAAATTTTTGTCCTACCGGTGAAAATAATGAAGTTGAATATTACTTTACACGATTTTCTACGGATATAGGAGACGCGGACAGATCATACAGAAATATATTAACCTTACAAAACACTTTTAAGCATCTCAATGTAAAATACAAATTTTTTCTAACTTACGGCAAAATGATTGATGCGCAATTAAATTTAGAAAATCCTACCAAATATTCAAATTTACTTGATAGAACAAATTTTATACCTATAGGTATGCACGAATTTTTGAAAGACAATTACAAAAAAGGTCCCAACTCCCATTATTTTGAAGAAGGGCATGATGCTTGGGCTACTTACTTAGAGAGTTTTTTATGAAAATAGTAACAAATGGTGACAGTTGGACTTTTGGATCAGAAATAGTAAGTCCTGAACACGAAGCAAAATATTCAAAAGACTATCAATACGTAACTCAATATGACTACTTTGAAGATAACGATGCATATAGAATACCTAAAACATATTCTTATCATTTAGGAGAATTATTTAAGGCAGAGGAAGTAATAAATTTATCAACACCTGCTGATGATAACGGTTCAATACTAAACAGAACAATACTTTATCTAATAGAAAACTATATCAGTGTAAACAAATCTACAAATGATTTATTGGTTGTTGTAGGTTGGTCTAGTCCTGAACGTAATTTTTTCTGGTATAAAGATGAACAAATGAGTTTTAGATTTAGAATTTGGCCCCACGTTCCACACTTCAATGTACCCCACAATAAAGATTTTTGGCAATATTATATTAGTTACTTGTGGAACGAAGAAGAATATATCCCAAGATACATAATGAACAATATTTTGTTACAAAATTTCTGTCAGGCTCATAACATCAAATGGCTAGCATTTAACAGTTTTTATCAAACAGATACACATTTTTTTCATCTATGGCAAAATTTAAATATAAGAGATATAGCAAGTAAACTTGATCTTTTTAGTTACAGTTATGGTAAAATCAACTATTCAAATTTAGATACAACTAGACAACACAAAAGTTATAATCATTACCATAAATTGTGGGACACAGTTGATCCAGTCAGATTTTATAAGAAAAATATTTACCATAATACTTTTAAAAACTTTATAGATCAAACTGATATAGAACAGAAGTATTTTGGAATGCACCCGTCAGATGTATCTCACAAAGCATGGGCAGAAGAACTATATAGATATATAAACGAGAATAAAATAATATGAGTTTAGTAATCTGCGGTGATAGTTTTAATGTGGGCATAGGACTTAGAAATATACTAAGAGACAGATATGGTCAACTAGTTGCTAATCACTTTGATTGGGATTTAAACGTTTTTGCTAGGGGCAGCGCAAGTAATTATGCAATATACCTACAAGCACAGTATGTTTTAGAATTAGCAACCAAACCATCATTTGTAATAATCAGCGTTACAAGTTTTGACAGAATGGAATGGTTATCGAGCGAAGCAGATGACAAGCAGGTTCCTTATTATCTTAGTATGCTTAATTTAAATTATCATGATTATCCTCCCCATAATTATCCACAACCATATCATGAAAATTCATTAGATTTTTATCTTAAAGACAATCCTAAATATAAACCTATTCTTTTTACCGAACAAATACCAGCATTGCATGAACATCTAGACAAATACCATCCTAATAAATATCCTAGATTTGAAAATGAAAGCAAAGAAAGATTAAAATTAATACGTGACTATTTTATTGATGTTATGATGTACGGATCAGTAAGTGTCAGTCCTATGAAAAGAGATTACGATATCAGTTTAATATACACAGCATACAGTATGCTTATAAATAATGGTATTAAAGTAATAGTCATGTCAGACGAAGAAAAACTGCGAAAGTTAATTCCAGAAAAAAACTTTTTAAACCACAATTGGTTTAGATATGCAGACAAGTATCCTGATACAATAGGAAGTCTACATGCTAATGAAGAAGCCCATAAAATTACTGCTGATCTATTAATAGAGAAAATAAATGCCTATTAAAAAAGTAACAAAACACTGGGGACATGAATTATGGATCGCAGAAGGTAAAAATGAACCCTATGCGTTAAAACGTATATTATTTAAGGCTGGCAAGCGTACTAGTCTCCAAGTACATAAAAATAAATTTGAAACTAATTATGTATTATCCGGAACGGGTAAACTATACATTAGCCAAACCCCGCTAGATATAGACACGTTTTTATTAAAAGGAATGACTGATAGCGAACTTGAACTATATCAAAAAAACATGAATGTTATAGATTTATATGAGGGCGTCAGTTGCAATATCTCTCCGGGATATGTTCATAGAGTTGAAGCGATTACTGACCTAGAATTTATAGAAGCAAGCACAACTGAACTAGATGATGTAGTAAGATTACAAGACGATATCGGCAGATCGCATGGTAAAATTGAAAGCGAACACAAATAATCTAGTAATAATACCTACTGTTGGATTAGGTTCTAGAATGGGAGAACTTACTGCCTTTATCAATAAAGGATTAGTACCGTTTAAAAATAAACCCGTACTTGCGCATATTATAGATCAATTTTCTAATGACACTAAATTTATAATTCCGGTCGGATATAAAAAAGAACAAGTTATAGATTTTTGTAATCTAGCATACCCTGAACGAAATATTGAGTTTGTCGAAATTGACAATTATATTGAAAATTTTACTGGGCCCGGATATACTATTAAACAGTGCATAGAAAAAATTACTGGATCATTTTATTATATTCCTTGCGACTCTTATTTTACAGAGAAGTTAAAACCATCTGGTACAGACACGTACTATGTCAAACAAGTCGATCAAGACTTAAATTTTCATTACACAACTTTTAAATTAGATAATAACAAGATATTAGATATACAATTTAAAGAAACTACCGGTAGTGATTACTATGCATTTACCGGAGTTATGTATATCAAAGACCATATTAAATTTATAGAACGATTGCAGGCATGTAAAACGCCGGAAATTATAGAGACGATTTCTGTTGGTAGTAATGTGCAACTTCTTAATTCTTGGTTAGATTTCGGTAATCTAAACATTTACACTTCTGCTAGAAAAGAAGTTGAAAATTATGATTTTACCAAAACTGATGAGATTACATATATTTGTAATAACAAAGTTTTAAAGTACTGGAAAGACAGTTCTATCTCACAAAAAAAGTATACCAAATACCTTACTAATCCAGACGTTTATCCTGAACAAGTTACACAATCTAATGGTTGGTTAAAATATGATTTTGGTAAGGGAAAAACGTTGTATCAAAACAATAAGAAACAAAGTTTTAAAAAATTTTTAGATTGGATGGATAAACAAGTTTGGATTACCAAAGATGTAGATTTGCAGGCTGATGCTACCAAATTCTATAAAGAAAAGACTTTATCTAGAATTGACAAATTTCTGAACATGCATAAAAATCTACCAACAGTCACCCATATAAACAATGTTTCTGTTAAACACTATGATTATTATTTGAATAATATTGATTGGAACTTGTTGACAACCTGTTTACTTTCTGGATATACGCATGGGGACTTACAATTTGACAACGTGTTAATTAATAAAGACAAATTTACAGTTATAGATTGGAGACATGAGTTTGGCGACATTGTTGAATATGGGGACATCTATTACGATTTAAGCAAACTGTATGGTGGTTTTTTAATTGATTATAGCAAGATCAAGCAAAACAATTTTAATGTAGAAATATGTGACGGTAAAGTGTCAATTGATATTCCTTATGTAGAAAATTATGAATACTATGTGGCGGAGTTGATAAAATACATTAAAGCAAAAAACTACAATTTGCAAAAAGTGAAACTTTTAATACCCGTCATATATTGGAATATGGCCCCGTTACACAAAGATCCATTTGATAAATTATTATGGTATCTAGGGATCATGTTGTTTGAGCAATTAGAGCATGAAAAATTTTTATAGTATTTCGTCACATCCCGGAAAACAAGGAGAGTATTTCTATAACTCTTTTTTTAAGTTGCATGGAATCAATGCTTGTTATACCCCTATAGGATGTGATGTAGACAACTTTGACAAAACGTTATATAACCTTTTTTCTGACGCGGTAGGAATAAGCGTAAGCATGCCTTTTAAACAGCGTGTCATCACACACTCTAAAAGCAAAAGTTTAGATGTAGTGATTTATAATAGTTGTAATACACTAGTTAAAAGCAATGACGGATTCGATTCCTACAATACTGATTTAGAAGGTATAATATATACGGTAAGCAAAATCACGCCCCAAGATACAGTTATAATATTGGGTAATGGAAATATGGGTAATATGTACTTAAAGTACATGCGTAAATTAGGATACACTGATGTTAAACTGTATAGTAAAAGTTTAAACAACTATGATCGCCGCCATGATTCCTGCACAGTTTTAATTAATTGCACTGCAAACGGAACAGTAAATACAGACAGTCCAATTGATATTTTACATAAAAATACAAGATTGGTAATAGATTTAAGTATCAATCCTAATAAACTAACTGAACAGTCTAAAAATGTAGACTATGTTAGTGGGCAAACATTTTATAAATACCAATTTATAAAACAGTATGCTATCTACACAGGAAGGATGATTACTGCGGAAGAATATGAGAATATTGCGGCAAAAAGATGTTAGACAAATTTATTTTAGACGTTGATGGTGTTTTAACAACTGGTCACTCAATTTATAGTAACCAGGGAAAAGTTTATAAGATATTTGGCCCTCATGATAAAGACGGGTTAAAATTAATACGCAAATACATCACCGACATTCAATTTGTTACTGCTGATCATACTGGATTTGAAATCACCAAAGCACGTATAGTACAAGACTGGAAATTCCCAGAAAATAAATTACATTTAGTAACAGAAGAAGAACGCTCTCTTTGGTTTGTGGAAAACATAGACTTCAATAAAACAGCCTATATGGGAGACGGGATTTTTGACGCTCCTATATTACGTGCTGTTAGAGTAGGAATCGCTCCTGCCAATGCTAGAGAAGAGGCCAAATATGCTGCTAAATATGTAACTCCCAGTAAATCGGGATACGGCGCAGTATTAGATGCTTGTCTTTATCTTGAAAAGGTGATGAATGGATTGGTCCAAATTTAAACTAGGTATAGGACCTATGAGTCCTGAAGTCGTAGATGCTTGCCTAGCATATAGTAATTACTATCAGTTTCCATTAATGGTAATCGCAAGTAGAAATCAAGTTGACTATGACAACGGTTACTCTTTTAAAACTAAAGAACTTGTTAACCACATTACATCTAACTCATTTTACAATTCAGACCTTATTAAGATATGCAGAGATCATTGCGGCCCTAATTTTGCAGATGTAGACAAAACAATACCATATGACATGAGTGTGCATCGTTGCAAAGAAACAATTAAAGAAGATATAACCAATAATTTTGATCTAATACACATTGATGTAAGCAGAGTAGAACAGGATAAACAAGATACATTGGCCGTAGAATTAATAGACTATGCCTTATCTTTAAATCCAAATATAGCAATTGAATTTGGTTGTGAAGATAATACTGGTCTTAATCTATTAGATAATTTGCACACTGTTGATAAACAGATTGAATTTGCTAAGAAATATAAAAATATAGTTTTTTTAGTTAATCAAACAGGTAGTTTGACTAAACATACCCAAATAGGCACATTCAATGTAGAACTATCACAAAGTATTGCTAACAGATTACATAATAATAACTTTTTGTTTAAGGAACATAATGGGGACTACTTAAACAAAAATCAAGCAGCATTGCATTATAAAACAGGGATTGATAGCATTAACATTGCCCCTCAATTAGGGTATATACATACGCTAGTGTTAAATAAACTAGGATATTATTATCCGCACGAATTAAAAAAATTTAAAGAATATGTTCTTAATCAAGGAGCATGGCGTAAGTGGGTAGTAGATGGTATAGATGATGAACAAATTAAGTTTCTAGTAAGCGCACACTATTATTATAAATCTGAATATTCTTTAATAATCAACGATATTATAAAAACTAAAAAATTACCATTTAATGAAATGCTCTACAACGAAATCAGTATAGCACTAGATCAGTATAGACTAGGCATAGGAGAAAAACATGTTTAAAAAAATTAAAAATTTTATTGTTAATGTACTTTTTGGTAAGATAACCAGAGAGATTAGATACCGCAAAAGATTAAAAGAATTGCGTAAAAGAGACCCCTTCATTTATAAATGATTATTAATGGAACATTACAGTATAAAGACGAGTTTGCATTTAGATGGATGCAAGAATGGTCGCAACACCATTCTTTTGTATTAGATACAAATAAGCCAGCAATTCATTTGTACCTATACGCTGTACAAGATATAAACAATGAATGCGAGGTAGATTTAAGTTCTTATCGTTTAGGTGATAAAGTAGTATTAGTATTGCCCTATGAGGGTAGTTTAAAACATCTAGATCAAATCTTTAATAAATTTATAAACAAATATCCTAATTTTCCTACAAAAGATTTATATCTATCAACAGAAATTTTAAATTATAAAGATATAGGTGAAAACAAATATAATTTTTTAAACTTATTTGCGATTGATAAGTGGAGAAAATATAGTAAATTTGAACACACTCATAATTTTAATAATAAAATAAAAGATTTTTTGTCTTACAATAGGTCCCCGAAACATCATAGATATCAACTCATTGCAGAATTGCAATTAAACAATATTATTGATAACGGTTATGTTAGTTTTAATCCTAACTTTAATGACGAAGTACCGTTCATGTTAACAAGTCTACAGTTTTGTGAGACTGATCCCTATTTGCCTAACGATAAAAAAGAGTTATATAAACCCTATATTCAAAAAACATTTTGGATAGATCCATACAACATAAGATTACCCCAAGATAGTACTCAAGATGAATTACGAACGAAAAGATTTTTAGAAAGTAGAATAAGTGTAATCACTGAAAGTAATTGGTATGAACCGGAAATTTTCTTTACAGAAAAAATATATTCTGCCATCGCATATAAACATGCCTTTATCTTATTAGCACCACCTCATAGTTTACAAAAACTTAAAGATTTAGGATTTAAAACATTTGATGGTATTATAGATGAATCATATGATATGGTAACTAACCACTATGATCGATTACAATTAGTTGTACAACAAATTAAAAATTTTTGTAACTTAGACACAAACACAAAACATAATATTTGGATAAAATTAAATGACATTGCAGAGTATAATTTTAACTATTTTTGGTCTAATGAGTATGAAAACAAACACAGTGAACTACTACACTTTTTGAAAACTTATGGAACTACAGTATGAGTAAAACAGTACTATGTATAGGAGATAGTCATAGTTATACGTTTTATGGCAAAAGTTGGCCAGACTTTTTAAGCGATAAGTTAGGGTATAATTTAATACGTGCTAGTTCTCCCGGAGCAGGTAATTCTTTTTATATAGAGAAATTACACGCTATATTAAAAGAGTCAACACTAGATTTAGTTATAATTCAGTTATCAGAACCCAGCAGAATTACTTTAGGTATACAATATTTTGAAAACACAGATAATACGATAGGGTATGACCATCCTCAATCTATAAATGATATGGGCTGTTATACTTTTAATGCTTACCGTAATAATGAAAATTTACGCAGGTATCAGTTAATAAGTGAAAAATCAGACATAGACGATTTTTGGTTGCGTCAAGTTGCTGTCAGTAAATGGGTAAATTATAAAGTAATGCAAGACATAATGACTATGCAATTTTTATGTGATCAATTTAAAGTTCCTGTTATATTTTGGTCTTGGTTTGTTCCTACGGAAGAATTGTTTATAAAGCCCTATACTTGGTTAGCAGATAAGATTAATCATGTAGAAGGTTGTGCATATCATTATATCGTAGAAAACAAAATTCCTATAGTTGCGCCAGACGATCATCATCTACCTCCCTCTTCACACGAAATTTTAATTAATAATTGGTTATTAGAAAAAATAAATAAAAAAATTGAGGAAATAATGACATGAAAGTTGCAATGATTGGTGTGGGCAAATTAGGACAAGATTGTGCTGAAGTTATGGCACAACACTATGATGTAGTGGGATATGATGTTGAACCTAGAACTCCTGCTAATTTTAAGATGGCTTCTAGCATTGAAGAAGCAGTTACCGGGAAAGATTTAATTTTCATCGCTGCTCCTACTCCACATGATCCTATATACGGCGGGGAAACTCCCACTAGTCATTTGCCTAATAAAGACTTTGATTATACAATAGTCAAGAACATTCTAACACAAGTAAATCAATTCGCTAAATCTAACCAACTAGTAGTGTTAATAAGCACTGTACTACCCGGCACAGTAAGAAGTCAATTACGTCCTTGTATCACTAACGCACGTTTCATCTATAACCCATATCTAATTGCTATGGGTACTGTAAAGTGGGATATGGTAAATCCAGAAATGGTTATTATAGGTACAGAAGATGGAAGTCTGACAGGTGATGCTCAAGAATTAATTGATTTTTATAAAGTGTTTATGGAAAACAATCCTCGTTATGAAGTAGGCACGTGGGACGAAGCAGAATCAATTAAGATTTTCTACAACACATTTATTTCAACTAAACTTGCTCTTGTAAACATGATTCAAGATGTTGCTGAAAAAAACGGTAATATAAATGTTGATGTCGTTACTCAAGCATTAGCAAAGTCTACACATAGAATTATGGGTCCAGCATATATGAAAGCAGGACTAGGCGACGCCGGTGCATGTCATCCTAGAGACAATATTGCCTTACGATATCTCGCTGAAAAATTAGATTTAGGTTATGATTTATTTGATGCTATTATGAAGGCTAGAGAAATTCAAAGCGACAACATTGCAAAAAAATGTCTAGAATATGGCAACAATATTTGTATCTTAGGTAAATCATATAAGCCGGCTGTGCCTTATACTAATGGTAGTTGCAGTTTATTAATAGGACATTACATAGAGGCTAGAAAAGGAAATATTTCTTATTATGATCCTAATACCAATGATGTTACAATTCCTGAAAATGCAAATGTATTCTTAATTGCATATTGGGAAAAATGGGTAGAAGAATTTAAATTTCCCGCTAATAGTGTAGTAATTGATCCATGGAGAAATTTAGGTTCTCAAGAAAATATAACTGTAATACATTATGGAAATACAAGATGATGTACATAGGGCTAAGTTGTGGTTTTCATGATGCCGGATTGAGTATTGTTAGTGATACCGGCAATATAGTGTTTGCAGCACATAGTGAACGTTATAGCAAGAAGAAACATGATGCTGATCTATGTGAAGGAATCATAGATGAAGCCATGAAATATGTAGTTAATAGCAACTACCAACTAAATTATTATGAAAAACCATGGTTAAAGGCAATACGTCAATTTCGAGCAGGTCAACCTATTGGACCATTGAGTGTCAAGCAAATTATAGGTCCTGATTTATATGAAAAGTTCGGCGACATGCCGATCAAAACACATGTGCATCACAAGACACACGCAGCCGCAGGATTTCAAACAAGTCCTTTCAATCATGCTACAGTAGTCATCATAGATGCTATCGGTGAAATGGACTGTATCAGTATATGGGATGCATGTTACGATAATAACGGTACGGCACATTATACAAAATTGTGGAGTAAGAAATATCCTAACAGCATAGGTATGTTCTATAGTGCTATGACGCAGCGTGTGGGCCTACGACCAATGGATGAAGAGTACATACTTATGGGTATGGCAGCATACGGTAAACCAACATATGCTAATCGTATGGCAAGTCATTATTTGTCAAATCTTGAAGATTTGGAATTTAAATATAATTTACATACGGGTTTAGATTCAGAAGGCTGGTTATCAAAAGCAGATGATATGGACATTGCTGCTAGCGCACAATTAGTTTGCGAAACACTTGTTGAAAAAGTTATGATGAGAGCCAAACGTATTGGAAATAGTAGTAATTTAGTATATGGCGGCGGTGTAGCATTAAACTGTCTTGCAAATAGATTGTTAGGAAAATACTACAAGAACATATGGATCATGCCTAACCCGGGTGATGCGGGTAATAGTCTAGGAGCAGCCGCACTAGGTTATGGTAAGAAATTAAACTGGACAGATGCTTTTTTAGGTACAAATATTAAAGGCCCATATCCAGTCAAAGAAGTTATTAAAGAATTAAGTAAAAATAAGATGGTAGGTGTTGCTAGCGGTCGCGCAGAGTTTGGACCTCGCGCATTGGGCAATAGATCGTTACTAGCAGATCCGAGGGGTCCTGAAATTAAGGACAAAGTAAATGAAATCAAGCGCAGACAAAAGTTCAGACCATTTGCACCAGTCATTCTGGAAGAGCATGTACATCAGTATTTCGATATGCCTCGTAATTGGATTGATAGTAGGTATATGCAAGTCATCGCTAGTTGCAAGCATCCTGACCTTTATCCTGCTATTAGCCATTTCGACAATACTAGTCGTGTACAGACAGTGCCTAAAGATGGATCTGGGATACGACAACTCTTAGAAGCCTGGTATCAAGAAACAGGATGTCCTATGTTGCTCAATACATCATTGAATATTCGCGGCGAGCCAATGGTCAATGATCGCAGTGATGCCGACCGTTTTGAGAAACTTTATAATCTAAAAGTTGTTTCATAAGTAGTTTCATGTTACGTGATGTCTTTTATTACGGACAAAAACCAAACGTCCATCCAAGAGAGAAGCCTGCAAAAAATCTAGATGATGCTAGAAATCAAGCCACTACGGAACATTTTTGGATAGTCAACGAATATTGTGACTATACAAACTTTGACTGGGATTTCGATTTTGATTTTCTTGATGATGATCAAGTATGGACTCAAGATCATAACAATATTTGGCCTAGTCAACATCAGAAAGATAGCGGTACATGGCTTTGTAGTAAAAACGACAGCGAAGTATTAGTCTATAGAACAGACGTTGAACCAGTTAGACGTAAAAATATAAAAACAGATAATTGGAAAATTAACGAACTAATAGACGAAACTACTTTTGATTTTAGTTGGCATCCAGACCCAACTAGTCCGCCTTACATTTATGCTTGGGGATGTAGATATTTTCCTGCCACACATAAAGCAGTAGTAGAATATGTAATTGAAGGTGCTACAGATTACAAATATGTAGACGGGCTTGTAGAGTTGATGCCAGACTATACTAAGTGGAAGATAGTTGAGTCTGTAGATAAAAATACATTTGATTTTCGCTGGCGCCCTGATCCTAAAAGTCCCCCTTACATTTATGTTTGGGGTAATCAGCATTATAGTGCTGAAGTTATGCCTACAATAGAATATCATGTAGACGGCGCAACAGAAAGAAAATATATAGATCACACATTGTGGCATGTTAAACTATCAATAGATAAAACTAATTTTAAAGTTTATGATGAAATAGAAAATTTTGACTTTAGTTGGAGACCTGATCCGGGTAGTCCTCCTTACATTTATGTTTGGGGTAATAAGTGGATATCTGCTGAGTTACAACCTACACTTGAATATCATTGTCAAGGCGCGACTGAAAAGAAATACATGACAGAATTAATTTCAGTTTTGCCTAAAACTAGTTGTTGGAAGATTTTTGAGTCTATAGATAAAAATAATTTTGATCTTACTTGGAGACCAGATCCAAGAGAACCTGCATATATCTATGTATGGGGTAACAAATATGTTGAGGCTGAATTACACCCAACTTTAGAATATCATTGTCCGGAATCAACTGAGCGCAAGTATATGGGTAACGATGTTCCTGTATTGCCAGAAACGGATCGTTGGGTAGAAGTTCAACCTATAGATAAATCAACATTTGATTTAAGTTGGAGACCTGATCCAAGAGAGCCAGCATACATTTATGTATGGGGCAATAAGTATGTACCGGCAGAAGTACAATCTACATTAGAATATCACTGCCCCGGTGCTACTGAAAAGAAATACATGACTGAATTGGTAGGCGTATTACCTAACTATGATTGCTGGAATATTTTATACAATATTGATAAATCTAGTTTTGATTTTTGTTGGAGACCAGACCCAACTAGTCCGCCTTACATTTATGCTTGGGGTAACAAATATTTTGACGCCGCTACTAGTCCTACTGTAGAGTATATTGTACCCGGCGCTACCGAATACAAGTACATGAGTGAACTTGTGACATTATTACCTAATTTTGAAAATTGGGTTGAAAATCAAAACATAGATAGAACAAAATTTGATTTTGCTTGGAGACCTAATCCTAAAGATCCGCCATACATATACGCATGGGGTAACAAGTTTGTACCTGTTGAAATGCAACCAACGTTAGAATATCATGTTTCGGGTGCTACAGATTACAAATATATGGGAGATGTTGAAGTATTACCGCAATATGAACGTTGGGTAATACATCAAGAGATTGATACAAACAAATTTGATTTGTCTTGGAGACCTGATCCAAGAGAACCTGCATACATTTATATATGGGGTAATAAGTATATACCTGCTGAATTGCAGCCTACATTAGAATATCATTGTCCTGGGGCAACAGAAAAGAAATACATGCAAGAACATGTACCTGTAATACAGGAAAAAGATAGATGGACAATCGTACAAGAAATTGATAAAACAAAATTTGATCTAGCATGGCGTCCAGATCCAAGAGAGCCGGCATACATTTATGTATGGGGCAACAAATACATACCGGGTGAAGTAAAGCCTACATTGATTTATAAAGTACCCAATGCCACAGAAACAAAGTACATGGGTAATATAGATGTGTTACCTGAACTAGATCGTTGGAAGATTTACGAGGGTATAGACACAGAAAAATTTGATTTGTCTTGGAGACCAGATCCCAATGAGCCAGCATATATCTATGTATGGGGCAACAAATATGTAGCCGGCGAGTTACAACCTACACTTGAGTATTATTGCGATAACGCAATAGAAAAGAAATATATGGGCATTGTGCCTGTAACTGTACAAGTGGATCGTTGGAGAACGTATCATAATGTTGACACAGATTTATTTGATATGACATGGCGTCCAGATCCAAGAGAGCCAGCATACATTTATGTATGGGGCAACAAATATGTTAATGCTGAATTGCGTCCTACATTAGAATATATTACACCGGGGGCTACTGAAAAGAAATATATGCAGGAATTAGTTCCACTAAAGCCTGACTATAAGAATTATCAAATATATTATCCTGTAACAGACTTTGATTTTACTTGGATGCCAGATCCAAGAGAGCCAGCATACATTTATACTTGGGGTAATCAACACGTACCTGCTGAAGTATCTCCTACAATCGAATATATTGTTGAAGGTGCTACTGAAAGGAAATTCATGGGCATAGTACAAGTTACAGCAGATTATACTAAATGGCAAACGCATCAAAAGACACGAAACTTTGATTATAGTTGGGTGCCTGATCCTACGTCAGAGCCTTATATCTATATATGGGGTAACAAATATATACCCGGAGAAAAAATACCTACGGTTACATATACAGTAGAAGGTGCAACAGAAGTCAAATACATGGGCAACGATGTTGATGTTGAACCAGAATGGGATAGATGGAAAATCTATTTACCTGTTGATAAGTCATTTGACTTTAGTTGGCGTCCTAATCCTAATGAACCACCATTCATTTACGTATGGGGTAATAAGCATGTAAAAGGTGAGTTACGCCCCACACTAGAATACATTGTTCCTGGTGCTACTGAAAAGAAATACATGGGCAATGTAGAAATAGTCCCGCAATGGGACAACTGGACTATAACTCAACAACCAGCCAACTTTGATTTTACTTGGATGCCTGATCCTCGTGAGCCAGCATACATTTATGTATGGGGTAATAAGTATATACCGGGTGAAAAGAAGCCAACTGTGACTTATCATACACCGGGCGCGACAGAAATCAAATACATGGGTAACAATTTAGAAGTTGAACCTGAATGGGATAAATGGAAAATATTGATACCAGTAGACAAGTCAAGTTTTGATTTCAGTTGGAGACCGGATCCTAGCGAACCTGCATTTATCTATGTATGGGGAAATCAAAGCAACAGTGCGGAGACTGAACCCACAATAGAATATTATTGTGAAGGATTAGATTCAGAACCAGTTAGAAAGTATATGGACAATATGGTAGCGAAAACGTTACCAATGAGTGAGTGTTGGGAAATTTGTGTACCCGTCGAAGAATTTGATTTCAGTTGGCGTCCTAATCCCGGCGCACCTCCATATATTTACGTATTCGGTAATCAATGGAATGCGGCTGAAGTTGAAAAAACTGTTTTATATAAAGTGCCAGGAGCCACAGAATATAATTATGTGCAGGATGTTATAGCAAAAGTAAGTCCTGTGCATGAGTACTGGAAAGTATTGTTGCCAGTTGACAACTTTGACTTTACTTGGAGACCTAACCCAAACGATCCTCCCTACATATATGTGTTCGGCAATCAATGGAACCCAGTCGAATTACAACATACTTTAGAGTATCATGTACCTGGTGCTACTGAATACAAATATCTTGATAGTAAAGCATACTTAAAGGCAAACTACAATAATGGATTATGGAAAAATCTGATACCAGTAGAATATTTTGATTATAGTTGGGTTCCTGATCCTAGAGAACCTTCACTAATTTATGTATTTGGTAATAAATGGAACGACGCAGCCACAGAGCCTAGCGTTGAATACCATATGGAAGGAGCAACAGAACGAAAATATTTAGATACACTGGTTGCAACTCCTGGAATCGATATGAAACTTTGGTCTGTCTACAACGCTGACGATTTAGAAAATTTTGATTTCAGTTGGAGACCTAATCCTCATAGTCCTCCACAAATTTATCAATGGGAAGATAATGGTCCTAGATATACAGTTCCCGATGCAGTTGATATTGTTTACATGCCACGTACTAATGCGCAAGTGATAAAGAAAAAAGATATTCCTAAATATTATATACAGACTACATTAGATGATTTGATTAAACAGCATCCAGATGAAGAATTTTGGGCTTTAAACCCCGATCTCACATATGAAGGATTTGATTTTAGTTGGAAACCTAATAGTCAAAACTTTAGACATGTGAATGTGTTCGGTAATGAAAACGCTAAAGATACACAAACATATTATATTAATGGTCCTATGTACATGTCAGGTTACCGTGAATATAACTATGTAACTGAGCAGCAAGTTTATATTAAGGAAACAAATCTAAGTATATTCTTTATAGATAGAAATAACATTGATAGTAAACATAGATATGAAGAACTACAAAAAAGATTTCCAAATATTATTAAAACAAGATTCTTTAATTCTTGGGTAGAAACAATTTCTAGATGTATTAGAAAATCAAAAACAAATTTATTTTGGGTAGTAAACAGCGAATACGATTATTCAAACTTTGAATTTAATTTTTATCCAAGTCCTTGGCAAATGCAAATGGTGCATGTATTTGGTACACAGTGGAGTCATTGGGGAAACACATACTTAATAAACGGTAGTACCTTTAACGATGATACAAAATATGTAAAAATTATAGAGCACCTACAAAATTTAAATTTTGTAAAAGATAAGACTACAACGGCTACAGATTGTTTGTATGATGTTTACTTGATCGATCACGGAAATAAAGAAACAAGTATTATATTAGAAAACCTTGCTAATAAAACAAATAAAGAAATTAAAATTGTAAAATATGTTGACAGTTATCTTTCAACATTTAAAAAATTATTAGATACATTAGAAACTAAAAAAGAACATTATATTTGGATTTGTAGTAGCGTTTGTAATTACGACAATTTTGACTTTACATATATCTGCGATCCTTTCGCTAAAGAAAATTTACATGTTTTTGCTAGTGATAGACAAAAATTTGGTGACACATTCTTAATAGATGTAAACAAATTGCGTTCTGCAATAAGTGAATTAAGTTATTTGGAAGATTTTAATAAAGTAAATTATGTCACACACAACAAGGCTCACAGAATTGCACCGCCAATTTATACTATTGATGACGATACCCATAGCAATTCGTGGAAAATTGAATATGATTTCCCGTATGCTGTAATGAAGAACTCAGATAACGATATACAGATTGACTACAGAGAGCCATTAAATTTATGGGCTAGCCATACAAAGAACATAGAGATTTTAACTACGGGCGGATCGGTCATAGTAGTACCTAAACAAGTTAAGTTTTATATTCAAGACCAATTGTATGACTACCCGTATATTGCTAAAGCCAGTAGACTTACTAATTCTAAACCTTTAGATATTGTCTTTTTAAGTAACGGAGAACCGCAATCTGATGAAAACTATGAGCATCTACTAAAGGTAACTAAGGGGTTACCAAACAGGGTTGTGCGAGTAGATGGTGTCAATGGTCGTGTTCAAGCATATCAGGCTGCTGCTGAAGCGTCACAAACACAGTGGATGTTTACAGTATTTGCTAAATTAAAGGTAAACAATGACTTTGATTGGAACTGGCAACCTGACAGGCTACAGAGTCCCAAACATTATATCTTCAATGCTATTAATCCAGTAAATGGATTAGTATATGGTCACCAAGCAATGATCGCATATAATAAAAAACTAACATTAAACAACAAAGGACGCGGATTAGATTTTACGTTAGATGATCCGCATACTGTAGTAGACATGTTATCCGGGGTAGCAGAGTTTAATACGGATCCATACAATACTTGGCGTACTGCATTCAGAGAAGTAATAAAATTAAAATCTGACTATAAAGATGTAAGTTTTGATAGATTAAAAATTTGGCTAACTGTAGCAGAAGGCAAATATGCCCAGGATTGTTTACAAGGTGCTAAAGACGGTGTAGAATATTATGATATGGTAGGTGGAGATTTCGATAAATTAAAATTAAGTTATGAATGGGATTGGTTGAAAGAATATTACAATAGGAAATACAAATAATGGCTGTAGTACATAAACACTTGATTATTCGTGCCGAAGTTGGTAATCCACTAAAGGAAGAACAACTAGCAATCGATTGGATGAACAGACTTATTGATAAGATTGGCATGAAGGTCATGATGGGTCCTTTTGCTAAGTACCTAGATGTAGTTGGCAATCGTGGACTAACTGCTGTCGCTATCATTGAGACAAGTCATATCGCACTACATGTTTGGGATGAAGATAAGCCATCATTGCTCCAACTAGATGTTTATACTTGCGGCCCACTTGACCCATATGACGTTGTAGAAGCGTTACGTGAATTTCACCCTGTTAAGATTGAAATGAAATATCTTGATCGTGAAAACAAACTTATTGAACTACCTTTAGAATAAAAGTATAAATAACATTCAGCCGCACGACCTTCTGGAGTAGTGTTTGTCGCATAGCGATGGCGTAGTTTGAGGATCAAGGTGTTCTATAGGCACTAGAGATAAACCAGAAAAACTGCTTCGGTCAGTACTGTGGGAAGTGCAGATCGACAAGACTAGGACAAGGTTCGAATCCAAGCCGAAGCGAATTCTATTGACAACAGGCAAAAATACTGTTATCATATTTTGATGATAGATCCAAATATCCTAAATTACCTTGATAAACATAAAGACAGTCGCGGAATACCACATATTCCCAACAGTGATTGGCGAACCTTCATACAGCAATACCCCAAGAAGGATATCAAAGAAAGTCTAACTGAGTATATCATATCAAATAATTTACCATTTCCTAGCAAAGAAATTAGTTACGATGAAATGTATAAGTTATTTGAACGTTTTGTTAAGACTAGTATGCTGGATCAATACAAATATCCCATCAACGTTCATGAACGTGCTGATTACAAATACAAATACAGCGACAACCCACTAGGAGTAATTGACAAATCACACACATATAATAGTGTGAGCAATTATTTCCAACAACTAAATCGTATGAAGTGTGGTAGTAATTTGTGTAGCAGTCCTTACGATATATGGCATAGTCGTACATTACTCAATGATATGAACTGGCATTTTTGGCGTTTGGGAACATTAGGTAATAGTGACGTATGCCAAAATACATTTCGTAGCGCATTCCGTATCGGCACCTACACAGCAACGCAATTTAAGCCTAGTGTTGCAAAAGCACTTTACGAAAAGCATAACGCACGTAAGGTATTAGATACAAGTTGCGGTTGGGGAGATAGATTGGCAGGATTTTATGCAACTAAAGGTACAGAATTATATGTAGGGTGCGATCCTAACCCTGAAGTTTATGAAACATATAAAGACCAATGTCTTGAATATGAAAACATATTGGGATGTGATACTGCTGTGCTGCAAGATAAAGGTGATCATTTTATCGTATTAGGTACAAAAAAAGTTATAATCTATAATCTTCCTAGCGAAGATGTTGATTGGAGTAAGTTTGAAAATACTTTTGACTTTTATTTTACAAGTCCCCCTTACTACGAGACAGAACGTTACGCCGCAAACAATAGCACTAATCAAAGTTGGAGTAGATATACTACATTTGATAGTTGGAAACATGATTTCTTTTTCAAAGTCAATCGTATGATATGGGATACATTAACTGATAATGCGTATATGATGATTAATATTATTGAGCCACGCATTGCTAAAGGTACGCGATTGAATCTATGTGACCATATGGTTGATGATATACTGTCATATCCAAACGCACATTATCTAGGTAAGATCGGTATGCGTATGCAGGCTCGCCCACACGCCATTGTTGAAGCAGATAAGAACAGTATATTTGTTGAACCAATCTGGGTCTTTAGAAAAAATAATAGTAATTACTTAAATAGTGATTTATTGTTTGAATTTTAATATGAATTACTGGACCACAAATATATGGAATTCTCCTAATAGCGCAGACTTACAAAAGTTGCGTGATAATGATTATGAAGGTATCATAATATTTTGTCATTTAGAATGGCAATTCTATAACATAGTCAACTATGAAGAAATTTTAAAAATAAGTAAATCAAAAAATATAAAAGTTTACATAATAGTTGGTTGCATATATGATTTTAGAAAAAATGATAAATTTTTAAAATTTGATTATGATTTTGATATATTACCTGATAATGTAGAAGTAATTAATTGGCCTGCAGGTATTGCCGGCGCAAGTTTTTGGTGGACATGCGACGAAGTTAAATTACAATATCGAAATGTTACTCTTAAAAAACTACTAATACAGAATTTAAACGACCATCAAAACACATACCACTTTTTATATCTTAACAATAGACCCCATATGTGGAGGAAATTATTAATTGATTCATTAAGTAAACATGATTTGTTGAATTATTCGGCTTATTCTTGGCATAATACTAATGACGCCGGAGTCATACCTAATTCATATGAGTTTAAGTATTATGATGGAGCGACTAAAACATTAGACAATAGATATACTACGGTAAAAGATCAATGCTATGTGCCTAAAGAGTTCTACGAATCATTTTTTCAATTAGTATCAGAATCTACCATCAATCTTCCATTCTTTACAGAAAAAACATTTATGCCTATTATTGTTGGCAAACCGTTTTTGATTGCAGGATGTCAGGGAATACACAAAATTTTGCAATCAATGGGTTTTAAATTATATGATGAAATTTTTGATTATTCGTTTGACAAAATTAGTGATGTTGAAAAAAGATTTGAAATGATAGCCCTTGAAGTTAAAAAAATTACAGATACTCCATTGCACGATTTAAAAAAATATAACAATAGTTTAACATTGAAAATATTGCATAATAGAGAAAAATTTTATGATCTAGTATATTCAAATCGTCATACTCCGGATATAATACAAAAAATCTTTAAACATTATGATGAAACTGGAATAATATTGGATGAATCAATTATACAAACATATACGAAATTACAAACAATTAAAAAGAATATTCCAATAAGTGCAATTTAAATAATAAATATTCTTATGACTGTAAGAAGCGAAGAGAAAAATGTTCTGGACGTGGGTGCGAATCCCACCATCTCCACCAATAGATTAGAAGATGAACCACGCAATCTGTTTTACACCGAGCGTGAATGGAGTAGATCAGTAGGTTGGGGTAATCCACCAAACGCCCATCACCTCTGCAGCAATGTACGTGATGGCTATCCAACGGGGATGAACAGTTTCGACAGGGCAAGTAGTACCCAAGCAGACAGTCCGAAAGACGACTAACGTAATTAGCGTAAATCAAACATCCGCAAACGATGATGTTTACAGCCTAGCCGCTTGAGGCTAAGCCGGGGTTGACAACCTTGATACCCAATAGTCAGAATAGGGACTTCGGTCCCTATTCTTCTATAAATACTCATATGGACATTAAAGAATTAGAGTCATTTAAACTTTCTGACGCGGTTAAATTTCATAATGAATTAAACCCTAAATTATGGTCCGGTCAAGATTTACATAATGATGTTTACAATGCTCTAGCAATCATAGCAAAAGATTTTATAACTGAATTAGGTTTATCCGGACTAAACGTTGAGGATATTACTATCAGTGGTAGTAATGCAGCATATAGTTATACACCCCACAGCGATTTAGATTTACACATTCTTGTTGATTTTAGCAAACTTCCAAATAATGAGGTCTATCAAGAACTCTTTAATGCCAAAAAGAACGAATATAACAAATCACATGATATCACAGTTAATGGTGTACCTGTAGAATTATATGTACAAGATAGTAATCAACCTCATATTAGTCTTGGAGAATATAGTTTACTGAATAAAGATTGGATTAAATTTCCAGTTAAGAAAAGAGCAAACTTTGATCAGGCTAATACTAGAGCCAAATATGAAAAATTGGGTCAATTAATAGAATTAGCAATACAATCAGAAAGTTTAGAAGATATTGAAAATGTTCTAGACATTATAAAAAGATATCGCAAAGCCGGACTTACTAAAACCGGCGAGTTTGGGCCTGAAAATCTAGCGTTTAAAGCATTACGTAAACAAGGTTACATACAACAACTATGGGATAAAAAGCAAGAACTGCATAGTAAAAAATTAAGTTTAGAAGATTATGATCCAAACGGTGTAGCAGAAGGTGGAGCCGAAACAAGTTGGTCAGACGGTAATGAAAAAATTACACTGCAGGATATCTTAGAACTGACCAAACATATCAAACAAATTGATCTTCCGATAAATGACAATCTGAAGAGTAAACTACTTCATTGGGACGGAAACCCAGAAGAAATAGAAAGGATCAATCAAGTAACAGTATCTAATCAGTTTCCTATTTTAGTTATGTTGGACGGGCAAGGTCAAATAGACTGGATACTTGATGGCAACCATAGATTACATAAAGCAATAAAATCACAAGCAAAAACAATACCTGCTAAACTTATAAAACCCAGTGATCTTAGCGATAAAGCAAGAAGAGTATTTCATATAGAAGAGCGAAGCGTGGTAGAAGCCAGCGGTTACATTCCAAGCGAAAAACAAAAAAATGATCCACGTTTCAAAACTGCACTAACTATAGATGTGAAGCCTGACAGTATAGTAAAGAATGCTAAAGCGTTTGGATTCAAAACTAGCAGAGCAGGTATTCCTCCAACTGCAAATCCTAATGGTAAATTTAAATGAAGAAAATTTTAATTATGGGTCTACCAGGAAGCGGTAAGACTTATTTTGCTAATAAACTTAAACAAGAATTAGAATCAATTATAGGTGTAACTGTAGATTGGTATAATGCTGATGATATACGTAAGCAATTCAACGATTGGGATTTTAGTCATGAAGGTCGAATTAGACAATCACATAGAATGTATGATCTAGCCGAAATGTCTGAATGTGATTATGTTATTTGTGACTTTGTTGCTCCTTTAGTAGAGATGCGCAATAATTATAAAGCAGATTGGACCATATGGATAGATACTATAGAACGTGGTCGTTTTGAAGATACCAACAAATTATTTGTTCCACCTAAAGAATACGATTTCCGTATTACAGAACAGAATGCTGAAGTTTGGGTACCTTTTGTAGCAAATTATATTTTAAAAAATAAACGCAGACCTGTATTTGATTGGCAGAAAGAAACAGTACAGATGTTGGGTCGCTGGCAACCATGGCATCCAGGACATCGTGCATTGTTTGAACGTGCTTTGGCTAAAACGGGTCAAGTCTGTATCATGATCCGTGATTGCCAAGGTTGGAATGGGTCAAACCCATTTGCTATTGAACAGGTAAAAGAGTATATTCGTAGAGACTTAGATCCAAAGTATCAAGGTCAATATGAAATCGTTGTCGTTCCAAATATCGTGAACATCACATATGGGCGTGATGTAGGTTACAAGATTGAGCAAGAGGTTTTTGACGATGCAATACATTCAATCAGCGCAACCAAAATCCGCAAGGACATGGGACTTGAGTGAGATAAAATTCACAACAGCCCTTGAGGCAAGCAAGATTCTTGACGATATCAATTATCAAGCACGCCAACTACACTATAATAAAGACCTTCGCAAACTTATCAAAAACGCCGAGACACTTGTAGGTGTGTTAGGTAGTGCTGAGGTTCGTGCTAGACAATTACACAAGCCCTATCTAGCAGATAAACCCCGTAGAGAATTAGCCCAGGCCATCGATTATGTCGAAAAAATGCTATTAATTCTGCGTCTTACCCAGTAAAAACCCTAATAGAATCAATAACTTACGAAACCTCAGAAAAGGCTTGACTTTGGGTCCGTATTCCACTATACTATATCTATAGTCGAGTTTAGGAGATTGATATGACTACTAGCGAAGCCTGTAAGATTCTTGGAGACGCTGCTGAAATCGAGGGTCTTCCCATGCTTGACTTTTTAGGTGAGGTACGTCTTTACCCAGAAGAGTATACTTCTGTTATCCGTCAAGCATATCATGTATTCATGGCTGCTGGTCGAGAATTTTTCGCCCCACTCTAATATAGGACATATTATAATGACTATCAAAATCAAAGTGTACAGTGATCCTGGTCACGCTTGGGGTGCTGTCAAGCGCAAGGTGCTTGATCAGTTGGGAATTACTGATCGCATCACCGAGTATTCTTATCAAAAGGGTGGTACGGTATATCTTGAGGAAGACTTAGACCTCGCTACTCTCATCAACACTTTGCGTAACTTCAATATGGATTATACGATTCAGGAAAAAAATCTTCCTTATCGTTTTAGCCCGATTCGTGGTTATGAGCGATTCAGGGCTTGACAATAGTTTCGATATCAACTATGATATCAAAACACTAACTTATAGGAGACTCTCACATGGCTATTTCTGATAATTTTACTGTTACTAGTACGCAAGCGCGTAAAGCGATTCACAAAGCATTCAAGGCAAAACGCCCTGTATTTCTTTGGGGTCCTCCCGGTATCGGCAAGAGTGAGGTCGTTCAAGAAATTACGAACGAACTAGGCGGGTTGATGATTGATCTGCGTATGGCGCAGATGGAGCCTACTGACTTGCGCGGTATCCCATACTACAACAAAGATAACGGTCGCATGGATTGGGCACCCCCAGTCGATCTACCTGATACTGAACTCGCAAGTCAATATCCCGTCATTGTACTTTTTCTTGACGAGATGAACAGTGCACCGCCCGCTGTACAAGCAGCAGGTTATCAATTGGTGCTCAATCGTCGCGTAGGTAAATATGTACTGCCCGATAACGTTGTTATCGTCGCAGCAGGCAATCGTGAAAGTGATAAAGGTGTCACGTATCGTATGCCCATGCCCCTCGCAAATCGTTTCTTGCATCTTGAAATGCGGGCAGACTTTGCTTCATGGCAGAACTGGGCTGTGAATGCAGGTATTCATACTGACGTTGTTGGTTACTTGTCGTTCGCTAAGAATGACTTGTATGACTTTGACAACAAATCGTCTAGTCGCGCATTCGCTACCCCGCGTAGTTGGACATTCGTTTCGCAATTGCTTGACGATGAGGCAGACACAGATAACGATACACTGTTCAATCTTGTAGCAGGTGCTATCGGTGAGGGTCTTGCAGTCAAGTTTATGGCGCATCGTAAAGTGTCTAGCAAGATGCCTAACCCCAGTGATATTTTATCGGGCAAGGTCAAGGACCTCAACGTCAAAGAAATTTCGGCAATGTATTCGTTGACTACTTCAATGTGTTACGAATTGCGTGATGCTGTTGAAAATCGTGTTGATATGAAGAAGTTTCATGGTATGTGTGACAATTTCTTTAGTTATATGATGAATAACTTTGAAACTGAACTTGTTGTTATGGGTGCTAAAGTCGCACTCAAAACTTTCAAGTTGCCCATCGAACCTAGTCAGTTGAAAAACTTTGACGATTTTCACAAAAAGTACGGTAAGTACATCGTCGAGGCTGGTAACTAAGGTCCGTTATGGTCCATGGTGCTCAAGCCCGAATACGTGAGAGTCTAGGGTTTGAGCATCATGGGCTTTCTCTTGACATTGACTCTCACTTATCTTATAATATATACATATTGACTAACGGAGTTTATGTATGAGTGACGTTATCCCCGGTACTAAAGGTAAGAAGAAGTCAAAACGTAATAAAAAGTTTGACAATCTTATCGGGCCTACTGACCCAAAAATTGATGCGCAGGCACGTGAACGTTTGGTGACGGCACGTATTGGTCTGTTGCTACGTCATTCGTTTTTCGGTAATCTCGCTACTAGACTTCAACTAATCAATGCTGATGAATGGTGCGGTACTGCTGCGACTGACGGTCGTAAGTTTTACTACAATTCAAAATTTATTATGCTACTCAAGGCCAAAGAAGTTGAATTTTTGGTTGCGCATGAGGTGCTTCACGTTGTCTATGATCACATGGGTCGTCGTGGTGAACGTGACCCGCAAATTTTCAATATCGCAAATGACTATGCGGTGAATGCTGATTTGAAGCGTCACAAAGTAGGTCAGTTTATTACTAGCGTCCCTGCATTGTACGAACAAAAGTATGACGGTAAATCAAGTGAAGAAATCTATGATGACTTGATGAAGAATGTACAGCCCATAACACTGGACCAACTCATTGAACAATTGCTCGACGAGCATATGGACGGTGACGGTGAAGGTGACGATGGTGAGGGCGACGGTGAGGGTGAAGGTGGAAACAAGAAGTCTAAGGGCAAGCGTCCCGCACCTATGACACCTGAAGAGCGTGAGGCTCTCAAGCAAGAAATCAAACAGGCTGTAATCAATGCTGCTCAGAGTGCTGAAGCAGGTAGTCTGCCCGCAGGTGTTGAACGTCTTATCAAAGATATGACTAACCCTGTCATGCCCTGGCGTGAGTTGATTCAGACTAATCTTACTAGCGCGATCAAGACTGACTTTAGTTGGATCAAGCCCAGTCGTCGCGGTTGGCATATGGATGCTGTTATGCCTGGTATGACTCCCGGCGAAGAAATTGATGTTGATGTTTTCATCGACTTGTCGGGTTCGATTAGCGATGCTCAGGGCAAGGCATTCTTGACTGAAGTTGCTGGCATGATGAGTGCGTTCGATGGTTATCGTGTCAACGTTGCTTGCTTTGATACTGAAGTGTACAACCCGCAAACTTTTACTAGCGAGAACCTCGATACTATCGAAGGCTATCAATTGATGGGCGGTGGTGGTACTGACTTCACTTGTATCTTTGATCATCTCAAAGAACAAGGTCGAGTGCCCACAAGACTGATTGTATTCACAGACGGTTACCCTTATGGTAGTTGGGGTGATGAGAACTATTGTGATACGACATGGATCATTCACGGTGATCCTAACCCGAATCCCCCGTTCGGGTCGTGGGCCTTATATGACGATCATAAAAAGCATTGAAGAGATAACAATCTTTGAATCGCCAGACGGTGGTAAAACTGTCTATGCCAGAAAGAGTGGTGAAACAGAAAGAACTATGATCATTGAAGATCCCGCTAAGAAGGATCGTGATCGTTGGTTAGAATGGCGTGACATACTTGAGGCTAGCAAAGATAATACTGCATTAGCCGATCTTATTGAAAAGGCAGAAGTGATATGGCAACTTACAAAAAAACAATAATATATTATATTAAAAATATCTTTATTTTTGTTTTTTGGTTCATTATTGGTTTTTTAGGTATAAACCTATTATTAAGTTTAGGTGACTAATGGTTAAGAATTTTTTGGCTATGTGGGATAATCAAGGTCTTGAATGTATATATGACATTGATGAGGAACTATCACAACAGCAAGAATGGGAAAAAACTCAAGTGTGGAACACACTACAAGGTCTAAAGACACCTAGTAGGAATAGTAATATCCCACTAAAGCAAATGATAATCAGGGCTAAGGCTAATAGTCAACGTCATTATGAAATCTATCAGTTTGCTGCTCAGGGTATTGATATTGAAGATATCAAAAGTGCGTTTGAAGATGACCCGCAATTTATGGTAGACCATATTCGTAAGAATGGTAAAAAGATTTTTAGTGAACGTTTTGAATTGGAGAAAAGTGTAATTGTATGATGCTAGTTGGTACTAGTTTGGGTGGATGTTTGAAATCACTTGCGTTAGGCGAAGTGAGTGTCGATGATGTTTTGGTCATCATCACTAGAACGGCTTGTCCTGACTTAGAACAACTAATTAGTGTTGTAAAATCATATTACGAGTATGGTAATGTTGGTGCTAGACAACGTAGCAGTTATGATCTATCTGATTGTGATCTTGATAATGTAATAGAGATAGCAAGTGATTTATATCGTAACGGTAAGATACATCAGCCGCGACTGTATAATGGATTTGGTGGATTTGTACATATTGAATTATCACGCAAAGAAATTTGGATACCATTAGCACCCTCACCCAAAACTGATGATGACCGAGTAGTAGAGGCTTACGAAAAGTATACAGTATTGAGGAAGTTGTTAGCGTGAATATAAATTTATATACTTGGTTTGATCAACGACAATTAGATTATTGCCCAAAACACTTTATTAAAGCCAATGCTCCCGCAGAGGATAACAATGTTCAGTGGGTACAAGAAAAACTATTAGGAAGATATTATATCGGAACCTCAAATACTTTTTTTGATAATGTTATATATTTTGAGGACCCCTCTGAGGCTGTTTTTTATGACCTTACGTGGTCTTAAAATAAATGGCGCATACTATTTCTAATTAAATAAAAATACTTATAAGGAGAAAACATATGTTTTTGAGACACATAGGCAAACACGGTGATCGTAAAGTTGCTGTTATATTTCGTGAAGTTCCCGGTGAACCTCATATGTGTTTGGTAACTTATCCAGAAGTTCTAAACCAGCACATTCATGATCCACTTATGAAATGCATAGAAAGTGATATCGGTCAAAATAGTGAAAATTTAGCCGACGCTTTAAATAGAACTTATACAAAGGACGGACAAATTATTCTTCAAAAATTACATGCTGAAGGCATGTTGAAGAAGATTCGTACTGAACTTGTTGTAATGACACCGCAACCAAACGTACTGATCAAACTTGATGAACTCAACAAGATTCTTGATGAGATGAAGCAAGGTGAAGAGGCTGTTCGTAAGTTGGCTGAAATGGATGCAAGCAGAGGATTACAGGATCCGGTTGATGTTGCCAGACGTTTACGCGGAGATAAAACTACTGCACCAATACAGTCAACAGGCGATGCATTAGGTGATCAAGCATTAGCAAACAACCTACGTCAACAGGCTGCTAAAATGTCCGCAGAAGCAAAAGGCTTATTGGCTGAAGCACAACGTTTAGAAAAAGAAGCAGCAAGTCTTGATCCAGTCAAACCTGCTCCTAAGGCAAAGAAGGCAAAAACTAAAGTAACGGCGTAATATAAATGTCCCCAGAGTTTATGAAGAAGTGGGAACATATTATTGAAGATGTTGACAAGCAAAAAATCCCTGTAGAATTTATCAAAAAATTAGTGATAAAGATGACAGGGAAACGTCAGCAAACAATCAATATTAAGCGTTTCCTTGATCAAGGTTTAGCACCAGAACAAATTGAAGAAGCAGTTAGTAGAAAATTATCCGAACATGATGATCAAATACTAAGTGTTGAATTTGTACTAAACATTGAAAGTATTGCGGAAACTGTACAACCAGAAACAGATAGATTATTAAGTAAGTTTAAATGAACCAGTATCATGACCTATTAATAGATATACTAAACAATGGTGAAGTACGTGATGATCGAACCGGAGTAGGCACGATCAGCGTATTTGCTAGACAGTTGCGTTTTAATCTACGTGAAAGTTTTCCTGCTATTACTACAAAGAAATTAGCATGGAAGTCATGCGTAGGTGAATTACTTTGGTTCTTAGAAGGAAGTAGTGACGAACGCAGACTAGCAGAAATCACTCACGGTACTAGCGATGGTAAAGTTACTATCTGGACACCAAACGCAATGGCACCTTATTGGAAAGATAAGGCAAAGTTCAATGGTGATCTAGGTCGTGTATATGGCGTACAGTGGCGTAGTTGGAACAAGCACAATCTAAAGTGCGATTTTGGTAAAACATGGGAACCAGGTTACAATCGCGCTGCCACAGATTGGAAGCAAATCGATCAAGTAAAAGAATTGATTGAAGGATTGAAGAATAATCCCAACGGCCGCAGACATATTTTGAGCGCATGGAACGTAGGTGAACTAGATCAAATGGCACTACCACCTTGTCATGTAATGAGCCAATTCTATGTAAGCAAAAACAAAGAATTGAATTGCCATATGTATCAGCGTAGCGTAGATGTATTTCTGGGTTTGCCGTTCAACATAGCAAGTTATGCCTTACTCACGCATATGATTGCACAAGTATGTGATCTCAAGGTTGGCGAACTAATAATATCAACGGGCGATACCCATATCTATAGTGATCATGTTGAACAAGTGAACGAACAATTACGCCGTGAGGAGTATCCACAACCCACACTGTGGCTGAACCCAGAAATCAAAGACATTGATAAGTTTACTATGAGTGATATCAAGTTAGAGAATTATCAAAGTCACGATACTATCAAGGCTAAGATGGCAGTATGACACAAGAAGTTATCGCACATAAAATATACATGGGTGATGTAGAAGATCCCGATCTGTTCGTTGCTGAACCTATATGGAAGTGGCAACAAACTGACGCAGGTAAATGGATCATGGAAAATAGCGTAGAGAAGCCAATGTGGAAACGTCAAATTGATCCTACTAGTTTTGGATATGTATATACGATACATGCTTGGTTGGATGGACAAGCGTTAACATATTGGAAGTTGAAGTATGAGTGATATATTAGTAACAGGTGGTTATGGTCTTATCGGCCATAATGTAGTACGTAAATTACGTGACTTAAAGCATCGTGTTTGCGTGGTTGATACAAAAACTAATTACGGTATTATACCTCAACTTGAGATTGATTATCTTATGGGAGAACGCCTTAAGGTAACCGGTGCCACTGAATTTTACCCACATGATATAAGCGATAGATTCTTAATGAATCATGTATTTCGTCGCTTTCAGCCAGACATTGTTATACACATGGCAAGTTTCCCACGACAGAAAGTTGTCAATGCTAACCCCCCTAAGGGTGCTAAAGTCATGAGCGAAGGCTTGCTAAATCTATTAGAAGAAAGCAAAATACATAAAGTAAAGAAGTTTGTTTATATTAGCAGTAGTATGGTCTATGGAGACTTTACCGATGACGTAACTGAAGATGCTATTTGCAAACCTCAAGGTCAATATGGTATAATGAAACTAGCCGGTGAATGGCTAACTAGAGATTACACACGCAGTACTGGTATGGCACACACTATCATACGCCCAAGTGCTGTATATGGACCATTGGATGTTGAAGATCGTGTCATAGCCAAATTCATGCTAACAGCAATGCGTGATGGTACACTCAAAGTCAATGGTGCTGGTGAGACACTAGACTTTACATATGTTGATGACGCAGCAAATGGAATCGTTGCAGCCACTTTGAGTGACAATACTAACAATAAGACATATAATATGACTAAGAGTCATAGTCGTACACTACTTGATGCTGCCGAACTTGCAGTCAAGATTGTAGGTAAGGGCAAGATAGAAGTGCGCGATAAGGATAGTGACTTCCCAAGTCGTGGAGCATTGAATATTGATGCAGCACGTAGAGATTTTGGTTATGATCCTAAAGTTGATGTAGAAGAAGGTTTCCAAAAATATTATGAGTGGCTCAAAAATAGCCCATTTTGGTCTAGCAAGACAGTATAAAAATCTCAAAACAGAATTATTAGAAGCCACTGACTTAGTGTTACGCAGTGGTGAGCTAATGAATGGGAGTTATACTGCTGCCTTTGAAACGTGGCTTGCTATCAGAACCAACACCGCTTTCGCATTAACTGTACATAGTGGTACACAAGCACTAGAAATAATTGCACGTTGGGTTCGTAAAACATCTGATGATAAATTTGATCAACCTCCGGTAGTTAGAATACCTAACATTACATATGTGGCTACACTCAATGCTTTTTTGAAAGCCGGGTTCATTGTTGAGTTAGTTGATACAGACAAAAATGGATTGATGCACCCAGATCGTGAAAACTTATTATCTAACTTTACTAAGTTTTCATGTAATGTGGGGTTGTACGGTGCTAATCCGCAATTACAAATGATTACTGGACATAATTATAATGATGTAGTAGATGGGGCACAGCACTGGCTTGTTGCTGATAATGTTGGTTCTGGTATGGCTATCAGTTTTGATCCAACGAAGAATTTACCTAGCAGTGGTAATGGTGGTGCTATAGTAACTAATGATCGTGAGTTATATGAATATGCTTACAGTTATCGTAGCAACGGTAAACCTGATCATGAAAGTGCAGGTACTAACAGTAGAATGAGCGAATTAGATTGCGCACATTTATCAGTGCGTGCCAATTACATTGACAAATGGCAGTGGCGTCGTAAAGAAATACGTCATTACTATCTTGATGAATTACGTAACATAGATATTCGTTGCTTGAGCAGAGACCATCTTGTACACGCTGATCAAAAGTTTGTTGTGTATACAGATAGACGAAACGAACTACAACAATATCTAACAGATGCGGGCATCGAAACTAAAATTCACTATGCTAAAGCACTAAGTGAGTTACCGTTGGCTAAACACATTTATAGTAAGCCTGACATGTTGAGTGTAAGTGTAAATTTGACTAGGGGTTTATTGAGTTTGCCTATCTATCCAGAGTTAAGTGATAGTGAAGTAGAATACACGGTTGGTAAAGTTAAAGAGTTTTTGCAAAAGAACTAAACTTATCATTTAGTTCTAAAATATTATCTTGTGTTTTTTTACTGAGTTGGTTAAAACTACTTGTTAAATTTTGTTTTTTTGGTAATGCGTATTCATTTTGAGAAAAGTTTAAATCTTCATACTTTATTATTTCGCAATTAGTTTTATCTAAATTATGCCAATATTTTATTCTTTCGTATAGATTTTCTAAAATAGCATAGTCAACATCTACATTTGAAAAAGTTTCATAAGATGCAGAAGGTTTCCAAACAGATGTTCCGTATGCTAACGCATAACTCGACATTTGATTAATAAAATTTTCTCTATACAAAAATATATTTCTATCTGCTTTTTTAAAAAGATAATTGTATGCCTTTATTGACATGGGTGCAACATGATTATGAAAGATTACTGGATGTTTGCTATGATTATGTTTTTCAAATAACTCTATACGAAATTCCTCTTCTGCATTTTCATCTCGTTCACGCTGACCACATATTGATCGGTATTCAATAGATTGTTTTAAATTGTTATAGAAATAAGTACTGTAATATAGTCCTTTACTATATTCGTATAACCAGTCTCCATACCCTAATTTATAATAACTTATTAAATGAAAATGATTTAAATATTGATGGATCGTAATTGTATTTTTATTAATTTTTTTATATTCATTAAGTAAGAAAGCACTATACCAGTTGCTACCGGTTCTGGGAGTGCTCCACAAATTTATAATCATTAATTATTTACTTTCGCTAACGCTATCGAATATTTCTTTTTGCTTGTAATACCATTCTTTCCAGGCAGCGTTTTGAGCAGCGCACATATGGTACTTGTTATAGTTGCCCACGACAGTTTTTAGAAACTCGCTAAAGTATACTTTATCTTTACCGATCTTGTCTAATTTGTCACATTCTACTAATAGTATTTCTGGTGCTTCTGGGAATTTAGCAGTCACAGGAACAGTTGTAGCACATCCTGCTAGTAAACTGACTGCGCAAAATAGTAGTAGTTTATTCACTGACTTCCCCTTGTGGCTTGTTTTCTGGTGTAGTATTTTCCATTGGCACTTCATTGCTTGCTGATATATCATGAGCCTTGATCGCTACTTCTGGTACTTCACAATTACTATCAAATACTTTCACTTCTCTATCTATATATTCTATGACTTTGGCACCTTTAACCTTGATGTATTCTTTTTCTGTGACTATTTTTTCTACTATTTCTGTATTGACTACTGATGCTTTGGCTTGTGCTTCAGCGACCTTTGCTTCCATCTCTTTTACACGTAACTCCCATTTATGCTTTTCCGCTAGGCCGCCCTCTAAATAAACACCCAACGATAATAGTAGTAGACTTATAATCTGTATAGGTAGTTTGTATTTTCCGATAAATGGCAAGAATCCTAGTACGAAACCAGCAATGGTACCAATCACACCTATTAGGAATATGATGTGAATAAATGCTTCAGGTAGCCAATTTATAATCCACATACAATTATTTATCTTGTCCCAATCTGATAAATAGTATTAGGAGTCCCTATTATGTCAATTCAGTTAGTAAATGTTGGAACATTACCAAACGACGGTGAAGGTGATCCACTACGCACTGCGTTCCAAAAAATAAACAACAATTTTGTTTACCTACAGCAAACTAATAGCACTATTGCAAGTGCAGTTACATTAGATAATACACCTGAACAAGTAATTTGGTCATATCCTGCAGACGAATTTACTCAGTGCTTGATACAAATTAAATCATATCGCGGGGACAATAATGACAGTCAGCAGGCTTTAATAGGTGCACAAATTTATAACGATTTATCTGATACCAAGTATACTATATATGGCGTAACTAACGTAGGTAATTGGTTAGTACAATATGACATGGATGTATTTGAGGGGCAGGTAAGATTATTAGTAAATCCATTACAGAATGAAGTTATCAATCACTTTATAGCATATCAAGTCACATTTACTGGTGATCTTGGTGTTGGAGTTACTATGACTACCGAAACTGGTGGCGATCTTGTTACAGAATCAGGTAACGTCTTCATTACAACAGAAGGCTAAAATGAGAGCCAGAGAATTTATAACGGAACAAAAGTTGTCCGATATGCATGACGGACTAGAAGTGGCTGCTACTGCATTGCCTAGTACATATGCTATTCCTGAATTACAAAATCAAGATTTCTATAGACAATATAGATTTGGTGTCGCTATCGCGGCTGTTAGAGGTGAAGAAGGCACAGACGATGTAATGAATGGATTTCGTCCCAACTTCAAAGCAGAAACTAGTTGGGGTGAAAATCAAATAGTATCAAGTTTTGATCCTAACATAGGTAAAGTTATTGATAAGGCGCTTAAAAAAGTAGGTGTATCGGGGAAAAAATTAGTAAGCAGTAAAGAAAGCGAAGAAGTTTCCGACACAAATAAAAGTTCTCCTGTCAAGCCTTTCAAAGGTTATCCAAAATGAGAGCCAAAGACTTTATACAAGAAAGCAACAAAAAAGTAAGACGCAACGTCATGAAGCGTCATCAGCAAGCATCTACCGGCCTAAATACTTTCGGTAGAAGCAATTATGATAATACATATGATTTAAACAGAGTTATGATGGCTGTTGCTATGACTGATGGCAAGAAAAAACCAGACATAGATCAAGAAGCCTGGGCAGCAAAATATAACACAGCACATCCTTATACCTATGAAGAACAACAAATGCTTGAATTGGCATATGCAGCCGCAGGTATACCTTATGCAGATTTAAATCAGGGTGATTTAGAGAGTAGGGAAGTAGAAGATACACAAAAAGTAAGTCCTATCAAACCTTTTAAAGGATATAAAAAATAATCATCAGTCTTAATGTGAATAAGTATTGCTAACAACGCATAGGAATTCACATGAAAGACCTTATTGATATTAATCAAACACTTGATTTAGTAAAACTAAAACTTTATAATGAATGGCTTTATACTGCCCACATCTATGATGAAGGCGATAGCAAAATGCACGAAGGCTTAACTGCTAGAGTAGTAGAGCAATATTTTGACCCACTAAATGTAGATAAAAACGCAGTGATATTAGATTTAGGTTGCGGTCCGGGTTACTTTTTAGATGAAATGAAAAAGCGCGGGTATAATAATGTTACTGGAGTTACATTGAGTCCGGGCGATATTAAGATTTGCGAAGAAAAAGGACATAAAATTAAAAAATACGATTTGTCATTCATCCCTCAAAAGGACGGATATTACGATGAAAGCGTAGATTTTATATTTTTGCGTCATGCGTTAGAACATAGTCCATATCCTATCTTTAGTTTGATGGAATATAATCGTATACTAAAACAAGGAAGTAAGATGTACATCGAAGTTCCTGCCCCTAGTTGCGATAGAAAACATGAGTTTAATCCAAATCATTATAGTATTTTAGGGCAAGATCAACTAACAGCACTATTAATACGTACTGGATTTACTGTTGACATGTTTCAGGCTTTAGAATTTGGTGTTGCTATACCTAATGTTAAAGATGACGAAGGAAATTTAAAAGAGTTTAAAGAAAAGTATTTTTGCATACTAGTCACCAAAACACGTCCACTAGACATCAAATAACACAGCCCAAAACGATAAATACTCTCATAGAATAACCTTCATGAGAGTATTTTTATGGCTGAACCAACCCCAACAGAAGTAGCACCTTGGTACTTGCGTAATATCACGCAAGCCCTCGCCCTAGACGAATCTACGGGTAATGTCTATGTGCGTACTGATGCTGATATTAGCATAGGTAATGCTAATATCACTGTAGGCAATGTTGGTATAGATAGTTTTGGTAATGTCGATATATCAGGAAACACTCTCCCTGTAACAGTAGAAGGTGGCAACATTACAGTTGACACTATCACAGGTAATGTCAATGTCACACAGGGCACTGATCCATGGATCGTAGAGGGCAATGTATCAATCAGTGGTACTGCCAATGTCAGTTTAGGTGGCACTAACTTAGACGCATTTGGTAGATTGCGTGTTAGCGATCCATATACATTGTTTGATACAAGAGCCATGTATTATGACCAT